GAAACTCGTCGCCGCAATCCGTGCACGTCATGATAGGTACTTGAATGTACATCTCTTTTCCTGTCGGACTGGTAATAGCGGATAACCGCTTGACTGTTAACTTTTGATCCCAATGACCTTTGCCGGCTCCTTTACAATTGAGAGACTCACATTTTACGAGCTCCCCTTGTGATGGGTCTATTTGTACTTGTGATTGTTGTTGATTCATAACTTATCCTTGTAATAGTGATTTAACTGGCTTTACTTCTCCGCCTCGATCGAAATACGTTTTAAGATTTTCGAGATTTTGTACTGCAGTACTTAAGGTTGACGTCCATTTATGAATTTCATCTTGTATTGCACCAGTTTCTCCAATAACACTAGTTCGATTAAACAGCGAGTCTAATATCGCTAATGCTTCAGATCGTTGAGCAACCCAATAATCTATCTCTGCAGACAAATGTCTATTGTGTTCAATTAATTCGCTAGCGTTCATTATTTTACTCATCGCCGTATTCTCCGTATAGGTCCCATTTGCGTGGTCCTTCTTGTATTTCAGTATCTACTTGAATCTCACCTTTAACTGCATCAACTGTAAAGATACGATCCTCTGTCTGTTGATAAATCGTGTTTAAAGTTTCAGTGAGTGATGATATAACTGATTGGTCCGATGTAACTTCATTGGTGAGTACCCATCTATCTCCAGGTGGGACTCTATTTGCAACTATTTTTATAGCCATTGTAACTCCTTATGTAAACATACTCCAAATTTTATCGACTATTAGAGCAACAAATCCAGCTCCGACAATTCCTCTCCATTTTTGTGAGTTAACTCTAAATAATGAATTTTGTTTTGTCTCGGCCCATAACCCTTCATTTGGATTGAATAAATTTTCTTTGATAAACCTTAGTGATGCATCCGTTTTTCCATTCGCCATAGACATGTCATGCTTCATTGTGTCAAATTTCTTATCTAACTCATCTAATCTATAATGTACTAGTTCTAAATCTTGCTTGTCTTTGGCGTTCATGCTTCAGTACCTATGTTTATTTATTAATTAATTTATAGCATTTGAACCTTTTGTAATAATACATTTTGTTTTTTCATAGATAAATATTAAGCTTCTAAAAATTTAGCATTTAAAACTTTAGCTAAACTTACTAAAGACGTTGGATCGATAGTTACGGCGTCTTTTCCGTACATCGTTTTAAACGCCGATAGAACACCATCTCTAGGTTGGTAGTAACCGCTTGTAATAAAAAATGATAGTACTTTAATACCAGCTTTCTTAAAATTATCAACTTTAGATCTTGTATGAGAATATGCAGAATCTCCAGAGTACCAAAAACTCTTAGTTGAAAAGTAAGGTTGACCGTCTGAAAGATTTAAGAAATAAGAATCTCTTCCGTTAGCGTCTTTTAAGATCTGTTTTTCAATTGCTTCGAAGCAAAGTCCTTCTGGAGTAGTACCGCCGGCTGTTAAGAATTTCCAAATTTGTTTTATGTGGATAATCTTATTAACGTTTGAATCGTAAATTATAGCGATAATTGGCATATGATCTTTACCGGTAGATTGCGTTGTTCTGATAGAAACTTGAACGTGGATGTTACCACACATGCTAGAAGCTTGTGCAATTGCTGCAGCTGATTTCATCGCGTTATTCCAATTGTCTCCTGACATTGAACCTGATGCGTCAACTGAAATGTGAATGAATGCATCGTTATATTTGTCGATTGATACTTGAGAAAAAACATTTCTGTTATCAAATCCAAGCTCTGCAATTAATCTTTTATCGATACGACCTGAGTCTTGACGAGTCCATTTGGTTTCACGTGATTCATTTCTAACTTGAAGCTTTTTACCAAGTCTTTTACCTAATACGATTCCTTCTTGAATAGCTCTATCGAGATAGTCGTCTGATCTGAATCTTAAAAAGTTATATGCTCCGTCTCCCCAGCTTTTAGGTATCATCGATTTAGTTAATCTTGGAACAACTATACAATCCGTTTTTCCGCTTTTCGTACCAACTGACTGAGTATAAGCTTGAGAATCTTCTACAGCTTTAAGAGTTTGATTGTCTTTTTTCGTAAGATTTGATTTTTTAACTGCGCCTGAAGTAAAAGCTTTTTGTTGTTCGATTGCTTTTGCTAAAGACTTTTTCTCTTTATCAGACAATTCAACTGGTTTATTCGCGGATGTTTCATCTGCTGTTTCATCTGCTGTTTCATCTGAAGCTTCGGTGAGCTGCTCAGATGGTGAATCAGAATTAGGATCTTCAGAACTTGAAGCGTTATTGGAAGTTGAAGATTCGCTATCTGAGGTATCACCATCTTGAGCAGATTCTTGTTGATCATCGTCTGTTTGCTGATCATCTGGTTGCTGCACTTTAGGTGCAGGTTTAAGATTCGCTAGAATGATTTTATACATTTCAAGTGCTACATCAAGCGCTTCGCGGGTGTTATTTAATCTTGAAATATTTTTGAAATTAATTGTCTTATAAATTTCTCTTAAGCCAGGTAATGCATCTAAATCTGTAAATTGATTAAGAAAATTAATAATGCGAAATTCGTATGAATCGTAAGAAGTATCATCAGTATATTGACCAGTTTTAAGGGCTTTATTGATAACTTTAAATTCAAAATATTTTTTATACATTGCGTGGTAATAATTCTTATAACCTGGCGCAGATTTGAAAATGATATAATCAATTCTTCTATCTTCTACGTAATTAAGAAGATCTTTAACTTTACGAGTATGTTCAGCTAATTCTTGTCTTTCTTCCCAATTGTTATTTCTTAACTTAAGTTCTTCTCTTACAATATCTCTAATATCTTTAAGAAGATCAAAATCAGTATGAACAATATGACTGCCTTCGTGAAGAGCAAGTCCAACTGAAGAATCAAAATTCTTATCGTTCATTCTGCCAGAAAGAACAACTTTTTTTCCGTTCGTGTAAGATCCACCTTTTGAATTATATACGACTGGAATGTCGCTTCGAGTAGTAACGATATTAACAAAATTTGAAATAGCTTTTTTATAGCCAGCGAGAGCGACTAAATCTTTACCTTTTGGTTTATCTGCATCGTCTTCTCTCCACCATGCATCATCTAATGAGCCAGTTAGATTACCGATCCAATAGTTTGAGTTTGTGTTAAAATTTTTCATTTAGTATAACCTTTATTTGCGTGTTTTATTGTACGGTCTAACCTAACATAAAAAAACGACAACCCAAAGACATTTACGAAAATAAATGAAAATAATTTCCTATTAATTCAAAGGAACGTTTTATTGACTGATTCAATTTGGGATACTCCTCTTTTTTGTAATTTCCTGCGTGGATTCGTTTTGCACATTTTAACCCATATATAATTTCTCCACAGACATTCTGTAGTCTCTGTTCTGCTAACATAGGACTGTGTCTCTTTAAGTCTATGATAATTGGCAGCAACCTTTCAACTACGGTCATCATTTATACCTCCACCACCAATGCAATTTACTATCACCATTGTCGAATGCTTCCCAACCACATTTTTTCCAAATACATTTCCATTGATATCTATCAGTATATCTTTCAAATGGTTTCATAGTCCAACCACAATTGCAAACTGGGCTATGTTTATACCGTTTCTTTATTAGCCATTTGAATAATCTCACTAAAAGTTACCTTCTGCGACCTGAAAACACGTTAAGCCTTCTTTTCTCCACATGTCAACAACTTTCTGTCTATCATCGACTACTAAGAACACGCTTTTTTTATCAACAAATCTATCAAGCATTTCTTTTTTTAATATATCATCTGGAAACCATTTCTTGTGTGTAGGACGCATTTTCAACATATCGTATTTTATATCGTGACTATCCAACCATCTTTCAGTTTCAAATTGAGTTGATGCAGACCGACCTGAAAATATTACTAAACGATAGCCCTTGTCCCAAAATGCTTTAGCCATTGCTATAACAGGAAGATTCGGTTTATCTAATTTTATATGTTTAGGATCAAAAAATTTATCCCAATCGAGTTTACCATTTGGTTTCGTGCAATGCTTGCGGCGAATTTCTATGTCAGCAAGAGTTCCATCAAGATCAAATATAATAGTATTTTTAATGTTTGTTCCGTATTTGATTATGATATCTCTCCTAATTCTGAAACGCCTTGAATAAAATCGTCTATGAGATATTTGAAGTAATATTTCGCGCCAGTTGTGTGATTTTCATGAAGTACTTCATTCATTGTAAATGGTGCGTCAGTTAAAGATAAAATATTTAAACCATTCTTTCCCCAATGGAAATCAACTGAGAAAGAATTCGGTAATGCCGGGTGGGCATCTTTTGGAATTGTTATTGTTTGTAATGACATATGTAACCTCTTTTTTAATATTTTTTAGTGTTTAAACTTTGAATCAACCTAGCTACCGCTCTCCAAATATCCATGTTTCCTTTATTGTCAGATCGAACTTCTCTCAACATTTCAACTTTATAACTTTCTGGAAGATATTCGTAATTTTCAAGTGTAATGTTCTTATACTTCTTATCGTCGTTTATTTTTTCGACTAATAAGTTTTTTACTTCTTTTAGATTTGCTTTTTTTGCCATTTGATAGTTTTCCTTATTTATTGTACGGTCTAACCTAAGCATAAAAAACGACAACCCAAAGACATTTACGATATATTATTCGTTTTTTCCGACAAGATTGCTCGATACTTGAGCACTTAATAATGATTGTAGTGTAAAATAAAGCGATGGATTCCGTTTCAATAACTCTTTAAATTCTTTTTGTTTCCATACTAAACACTCGCATGGATGTTTTACTACACAAGTTGCTGTAGCGGGTTTCTCTGTAAGGAAAGACATTTCACCAACAAATTGACCATCTCGTAATTCTGCAACCTTTCTACCTTTAACTGCAACGTCAACTGTTCCGTTGTAAATCAATATTAGGTTATGTACTAATGATCCTTCTTTTGTGATATGATGCCCTGATTTATATGTGTTCCATTGGGCAACTTTACTAATCTTTAAATATTCAACAGGAGACATGTCTTTAAATAGTGTTTCGTATAACTCTGTATCTTTATCGTCCATTTTGACTGGGCGTTTTTCATAGAATATTATTGCGATATGATATAAATTAACTGCAACGAATACGAAATTCCAACCTATCGGAATCCACATAGGATCTGGCGGTATAACATAATTGTAAAATACAGAGAATAGACTTGCAAGTACAGACATAAGTCTTAACCATAAAATATCTTTTACTAAAAACGAAAACGCTATTAATCCGAACGCTAGATGTCCAGCAACAACTCCTACATCCATTTAATTTCTCTCGTCAACTTCTGGGGGCTTTAATCCGAATGATGCTAGATATGTTTTCCAAGTTATGTCGCTATCATTTTCTGAATTCTTTTTAACTTCATCTTCTGTTGGGGCTTGCAATGATGCACCCATTCTATCTAATAGTTTTTCATAAGATTCTTTTCGTTCTAGAGCTGCCAATACAGTACTTAAAACGCTTCTACTTTCAGATCCTGGTGGGAAGTCTTCAATCAATAATTTTATTGCCCAAATTGTTACATTAAGCTGTTCTCCAGTTAATAAAAACAATCTATCAGTACGATAATATTTGCCATCTTGGTCCATAAAGACTCCAGTCCTTTTATTATAAGTATCACTTTGAACTCTTATATACGAATATTTAGTAGTAATAAGAGGACTATGCGACTGTCGCATGGTCCTTTTTGCGTTAAGGAACAACTAGGAGAATAACCTTATGAAAGAAGCAATAACAATGGTCAAAGGATGGATGGATGATTTAGCTCATCTACTCATGTCCTTTGTAGCAGTCGGTGCTATGTCAGAAGTCCTCTTTGGCAGTGGCGTCTTCGGAGTAAATGTTATTGGAAATCTAACTAAAATCATTGGTACTTTCGGATCCTCTGGATTCGCAGGTTTAGTAGCAATGCTTGTGTTAGTAGGTTTGTTCCGTAAGTAACGGAATCAGAATTCGCGGGTCATTTGGCCCGCGAATTTGTAACGTGAATAATTTACTTAGCGAGGTACGGAAGACTACCGGTAGCGGTATCTCGCTATTTTAGGAGATAGAGATGTTATCGTTAATTGGACAGTGGTTATATGATTGGTCCCCAACCATTGTAGGTCTAATTGTTTTTGTGATATTTGCAAAAATTTGGTGGAATGAAACTTAATCGTTGTCTTGATATTTAGACAAATCTAATGTCGGTAACGGTTTTTCTATTTTTAAATCTTTTAATTTTGAATTTACAACAACTAATTTAGAACCACCTACTATTTTTCCATTTACTATGTGATAAATAAAGAATACAGTTTTCCATACACCGACTCTTACTATGCGGCCTGGTGAGCCATCAACTTCAACAACATCATCTTCGTTATAATCATTGCCGAGGAATATCATAATCCCCTCAACAGCTTCCTGTATAGTTGCATTAAACAATAATAATGCAATCCCTGATATAAGTAACCATGAATATTCTCCTACAACCTTTTGTAGAATCTGTTCCATGTATGTTTCTCTTTTGTTTTATTTTATTTTGGTAATATTAGCTTCTAGTTCTAGATTTTATTTTGCGATCTATCATAGATAAATATTCATCAATTTTTTTGGTAGGCCGTTTAAGTCGGATTAATTTGTCTTTTTTAATTGTTAATTTTCCATATGCTTTTTGTAAATCTATCAACGCTAATTGTTTCATTGACCTTCTATAATATAAATGTTGCAATGCTTCATCTTCTGCTTCTGCTCCACGAACACCTGCAACCGCTGTTATCTGTTCTACCTCACCAACATATTCTTCACCAATATCTGTTATCTCATTCCAAACTGTATTTTCCCACATAGCATCCAAATCTAATTCTACGTCAAGGTCTAAGTTCGCAAACTCTACATTATCAAGACTATCTTTTTTTGCTTGCTGTTTTTTTCTAAGTTTATCTCGCAGCGCGAACTCTCTATCAAATTCGACAGTCCGTATAGAATCACACTCACTCAACCATCCGCCATAATTCTTCCACGCCGGTGATCCGTTTTCATCGCGATATTCTGTATCATCGCAGGGTTTTCCTTGGAATACGGACGTCTTAAAATTAGATGTACGGTTAATGTGAGGCCATTGAATAGTGACCAATGTATCTTGAGAATATATGACGCTTAGTAAAAAACTAAGGTATAGTAATTTCAATTGAATCTCCGTTTTTATCGTGAGTTGTTCCAACAATTATTAAATACTGACCAGGACCGATTCTATCCGTCCATTCGGTTCGATATAATTTCCAAGTATATATCTCGATTCGTTCTCTACCATCCTTATGCGGACTTAATGCTATATGTTGCTTGTGAACCACTTTGCCATGTCTATTATACATATAAAGTTTTGTTTTTTCTCTAGTTACAAGATAACGAACTAAAACTACGTCACCATCACCGTCATTACCCATCCAAACCTGTAAAGGGTATTCATAAAACTCTTCCATTGTAGGCTCGATTTTTAGATCTACAAAACCAGGATCATCTCCTATTAAAAACACGAAACTCAACACGACTCCGATAGCCGTGATGAGTCCGTATTCTAATAACTGATTAAACGTCACTTACTCTGAGTCTTGTGTATATAAAGTAGGTATTTCGTCTAGTTCAAATGCGGTTGAATCGTAAGAAAAGTAGTAAATTTCATCATTTCTTCTATGATGGAATACTGCTGGATCTCCAACTGCATCTATACTAAACTGCCATTCACCATCTTCATCAGGTACACCGTCATACATGGTCAATACAATGTTCCGAGTTCTACCAATTACTGATAGCGGATTATACGGCCAAGATTCAAGTCCTGATTCTAACCTTCTTTGACTAGCCTCTTCTTCTAATCCAGCCCATATCATATCAACGAATGCTTTTTCGGTTGCAGCTTCAGCATTATCAACTGTTTGTGTATAACGCGGTATTGCAACTGCAGCTAAGATTCCTAATATGATTGTAACCATTACCAGTTCAATCAAAGTGAAACCTTTATTCGTATTTTTTAATATATTCTTCATTGTATTTTTTCCTTATAATTTACGGTACTAATGTTTTAAATAGTTTTGCTGGGTTTTCTGTATCAATTACGACACATGCCGGCGCTTGTGCATCTGTACCGCTACCGCTTCCGGGTATTACTAGGTAGCAATATGAACCGTCCTGAAAAGGTGATTTGATTCCCTTATTACCAAAGTCTTTTTTGAAATCGTTTGCACCTGTCTCAGAAAAACCAACATCTGTTTCAAGGTTCATCCATTCACCTTGCAATGCATCATCATCGTCAACTGCCGGTGAAAATGTATAAACGAATTCAGACAGTCCGGCTGTATAACCAACTTTGCTTTCTAATATCGTTTCAATGTATACTTCTAATACTTGATCTGTTGTTTCACCTTCACCTAGCTCAATACCACCTACCGCAACATCATATTTGGATTGGCCAGGAAATCTGCCCTTACCTTCTTCAGATACAGTTTGATTGTAATAGTTGTTAGCGACTGTTAAGATTTTATCAATATTTGCCATTGATTTCTTTTCTTTAGCTCCTGCGCCAATATTACCAAATTTGGGTGCAGCAGTTGTCGCGAGAGTTGCCATCATAGCGGTGGTAACAGCAAATTCAGCAAGTGAATTACCTTTAGTACTTTTAATGTTTCTCATAAAAGATTTTACGAGTTTTTTTATTGTTTCGAACATTTCAGTTCTCCTTTTACTTTTTTCAGTTCAAGATCAGCCAAATGCCTTTCTTATATATTATAGTGAAAAAAGTATGCCAAAAATCAGGGATTTAAACAGTAAAACTATAAATGCTGATATTGTTGCATGTGTTTTACCGAGTTTATTCTAATGGGATTTACTGAACGGTCATATTATCAAAATGTTACATTATATATGTACACTTTTGAACATGTGTACCAATATGTTGCATGTTACGATAATGTTAAATTGATTGGTTGAGATTCTTCATATGTTAACAGTATTCTTTTGACAATTGGGTGCCTAATACAATCTTCGCGATTGAATGCCATGTGATCTACACCTTTTACACCGTTTGTACGAAACCACATGTCCCAAAATCCGCTCTTTTCAAACGCAGGTTCCCCATTATTCTTGTATTTATCACACTGTGACATGTCTCCTTGAATTATCATTTTGCAATTTTCTGAAATTCTGGTAACAAGTGTTTTGATTTGCATTGGCGAAACATTTTGTGCTTCATCGAGTATTACGTAACAGTTTTCAAGGTTAACGCCTCTAAGAAAATTAAGTACACCAATTTGTACTTTATTTCTTTCTACTAATTTTAGAGCTTTATCTTTACCTACGATTTTATCAAGGATGGTAAATGTTGATTCGTTATATTGCTGGATCTTTTTGTCAAGCTCTCCGGGTAAAAAGCCTAATTTATCTTCATTGCCAACATCAACAGTAGGATTTATTATAATTAATTTATCGTAAACGGTACCGCGTCTTAAAACGTCTTGCAATGCTTTATAAATTGAGACATATGTTTTTCCGGTACCGGCAATTCCGTGACACAATACGAGTTGATTCTCCTCGTATCCGAGTTTCGAATGAAACAATTGTTGATTTTCTGTTTTGGGTTCAAAATTGTTAACTATCTTAGGGATAGCTCCTATTGTTGACTTGTACTTGCGGTTCATATGTTATCTCCATATAAATCATACCTCTTCACCTTGTATACGGTCAAGTTCGTTTTCGTACCATTCTATTTGTTGATCATTCTCAGCAAACAAGGTAGAGTGATGTGATTTGTCATTGCTTGGTTGTTTTGAGTAATAATACGTAGCCAGTGATATTCTGTTCCTATCTTCAGGACATTTTAACGCGATAGGGTGTCCATGCCATGAATTCCGTAAAGTACCAAAAATTATCATCTTGTTAAAATCCGGATTTATTTTTTTTACACATTTACCTCCTTTTTTACTGAGTTTATCCCATAGTTCTAATTGTCCATTCCATTCTTGTTTCCATTCTTTATTTAGATATAATAATACATTTGCTCTTCGCCAATAACCTTTAAATTTTATGTCATCATGTATTGAAAAATCTATGTGTACACCTAATTTACCATTAACAGGAATAAGATGACCGCCACCACCTGAAAAAGTATCATCCCCAATGAGATCTGGAATGCCTGTGATGTGTCTTAAAAAATCAAGCATCTCTTCACTATTTAAATACTTTAATATGCTTAACATTTCTGGGTCTAATACATTATTAAAGCCCATTTTTCTTTCGTATTCACCGAGAAAGTGCGCAACACCCTGACCTGTTTCCAGGGCCATTTCCCACGCGTCCTGAAAGCGTTGTTCGGTTGCAATAGGACTTAATATTTCATCTTTAAAGAATCCGTTTATTTCCCAATGTTTAAACGGCTCTTCTGACATATATTTTTGATGATTTTCTTTCCACCATTCAAATGTATTATTGATCACGAACCTAATTCCTCATCTATTATTTCTTTATCTTCTTTCCACCATTCTACTTGTCCATGTGATGATGGCTTCCTTAACCCCATCTCCAGTATTCTATCATACTCAGCCCTTGACATTACTTTCCACAATGAATCAAAGGCTTTATCGTCTTGCATTTGTTTTATACCTTTAAAATATGTTCTAGCCCCAGATACTCCAACTTGGCTAGCAATTTCACATGAATCTACTATCTCATCTCGTCGATTGACTAAAATCCATTTCACTATATTTCTCCCATTAATTTAATTCAATTTGCATTGAGTCCGTATAAACGCCTGCTATAGACCACCACAGCCACATTTTATCACCGCGCATTGCTTTTACAGGCGCAAGAACATTACCAAATTTACTTTCATCGTTTACAATCGAGACTTGATTAGTTACAGGAGCCATAGTATGAAAATCATATTCCATTGCCTGAGTTGTACCGTCATTATCGTACCATAATCCAACCGTACATTTTTTACAATTAGCTTTAAAATATCCGGTCGTATCATTTATTACCCAAAACATATCAGAATCCCATTCAACTCTTGTATAAGTTACATCAATATCAGATGTCAACTCTCCCCATATTGTTTTTAGAGTTTGCCATGAAGATTCATTTATTACAATTTCAGGTATAGAGTCAACTGAAACATATACTGTGCCGTAGGAATCGTCAAAATTTCCCGGATCTTCCATACGAGTATCTTCACACCCGATAGTAAATAAAAATAAGAAACTAACGCTTAGGTTTTTTAGGATATTTGACCCCATTTTTTTTTGTTTCCTTTATTTGTTTGGCTTTTTTATGACCAAGTTTTGGTTTTTTATGTTTTATCGCATCAACATGCTCTTTTTGTTCTAATTCTTCGTACTCTTCTACGTAGTGTGTCCAATGTTGGCTCATAATCTTTCTCCTCAGTTGAACCTTAATTTCCATTCATTTAATTTATCCATGAATTCTGTAATTGTGAATTTTACACCGGTTTGGTCTACGATTTGTGTATGTGGTAATAACTCGGGATGGTTGTTTACGATTTCATATAATGAATTCATTCCACTATTTGCGTAAAATGTTCCAAAGCTTTCATCGCCTAAAGTATTTGACTCATAAAGCAATTCATTTTGTCCGTCTTCTGGTAGCATAATATAATATGTAGTCGGCATACACTAACCTAACAAAGATCTTTCAGACCCCAAAGTCATTTACGAATGTTTAAACATTTCATGAAGCGCGTTATAACTCGTGTCCAGATATACGGTTTTCCTGGATTCCTACCATATAATAGAAATAACTGTTGTCGTAAGATAGCTTCCTCGCGTTGAGAAATACTTCTCATCACTTTCCTTTGCTATGCAGATTCCTCTGCAGGTTTATCGATTAAGTCTTCTTTTTTAGCGGCTTTTTCTTTTGCAATTTCTTTTTCAAAATCTTTTTTCTTTCCGCCATGATATTCATAGGCATGACCTTCTGCAATTAGTATGTCATTTATACTTACTAATCCGCCGGCAATGGTATCAACACCTTCTGATATCTCATGTCCTACAGCATCAGGAGAAACAAATATTTCACCTAAAACTCTTCCGAATTTACCCGTTCCAAAAGATACAATTTTAAAAACTCCAGCTTCTAATAACTCTTTATTACGAGCTTTAGCTGCAAGACCTTTTACTTTCTCTTCTTTATCACGAGTTCTACTTTCCCAAGTATCGATGCCCATGTATCTAATTCTTTTCTTGATTTTTAAATCGAAACCTAAATCAATGAAACAATCAATTGTATCTCCATCTAAAACTTTTATCAATGTACCGTTATATTCAAACGGCGCTGGTTTTTTAGCCATTGCAACTCTCCTATGTGTATAGTATTAAATATCGACATTCTTTTTAAATACGTGCAATTGATCTTCTACTAATGGATTTAATTCTTTGATCTTAATATCGAAAATATCAAGTTTGAAGGATCCAATTGTACCTGAATCGTCAAGTATTTTGTTAAACATGTTTGGGTATAAAATGTTTTCATTAGTCAGCTTATCCGCGTCAAAATGTATAATAACATCATTTAACTTTTCCACGTCTATAGAATGAACTCTCGATTCTAAATCGTACATTGTAGTCTGTTGTTCTTCTTTGACATATGATTGTATGTCATCGCTAGTACAATCCACATAGATATCAGAAGCCCATATCTCTAGCCCTGTAAGGATTGCCTTTGTACAGTTTTTTATTACAAATCCAATGTCATATTTATTATGTACTATAGGATGATAGTGTTCATCATTTTCAATCCATGTTCCCCATTTTCGAGTAAAATTTCTACTAGCGTTTCTTTGAAATACTTCAAATCCGTCATCTTCAACATTAAGTTTTTTGTTCCATTTATGGCCTCTACACGTAAGATGATAAACAATGGCATCTTTACTTTGAAGCAATTGAAATTGATGGATAAGCCATCTTTGAAATATATCGGAATCTTCAAACGGAAAAGGCGCAAGGACGTGATCATGACCTCCAACTTCATCCCAATCTTTTTTGTATAATATCCATGGAGCAAACATTCCCTGAGAAACTAAATCTTTATATTCAACTAATGCATGATCTACAAACTTATCAAACATTGGTATATCTAAAGTATCAAAATCTATTCCAAAAGGTTTAATTATTTTTTCAGGAGATGGAGGATGTAATGGTGGTTCAACTCTTGTAGCGCACACTACACTTCCCGGGCGTAAATGCTTAAGCATATTCTCAATACAATTTTTACCTAAAATCATATCAGCGTGAAGAATACCTACAACATCGCCTTTTGCTTTTTCAATACCCCAATCGTATAATACTGTATGTCCAACTCTCCTATCATTATTCCTATAAAATCTAATCTTGTCCGTTACTATTGACGTAACCCATTCTTCTGTTCCGTCGTCACTATAATCATCAACAATAATTAATTCCGAATCATCAGGGCCCCATTTATTATATGATTCAACCAAATTTTTTAAATGTCTTAAATTATTATAAGAAGGTGCTATTAAACTTACCATTTTAACTATCCTTATCTGATGTTGTTATTCTGCTAATTGGAAGGTGTTCTTTTATCTCAGGAAGTGTATGCCATGGTATTGTATGTTCTGAATCGGGAGAATAAGCTCCTTTAACAAAATATGCAACTATAGTATTTGGAACTATTGTACAATATCCATGAGCCTTACAATCTGGAACGTGCAAATATTCATTCGGTGTCAAATGAAAGTGTTGTATTTCTTTTGTTTCAAGATCATAAACAAAATCTAAAATTTCACCTTTGATAACATGAATAGATTTCGTTTGTGGAGGATCAGTTTGATAGTGCATTCCCCTAAAAACCCATGCGTTATTATTTGTTACAACATTAAACTGATCCCATTTTACTCCATCCAAATCTGCAGTCATTGGAGTAAACGATCCTCTATTATCCTCAAAAGTATTATGTCTTTTGACGGGCCATATCATTGAAGTCCGCATATAAATCCTATTTCATCGTATTGAGGCATTCTACCCCATTTTTTTAACCATTTAGTTTCGTTGTCTTGTTCTGCCTTTATTTGTCTCTCAGAACTTTGACCTTCGTTTTCTTCAAGTCTGTGACTTCCTCGAGCGCCAAAATGCCATATTAATGACGTTGAAGGTAAAACAAACTTAAAGCCTTTGTTTAACATTCTTAAAAATAAATCCATGTCTTCCCAACTAGCCGGGGCGAACAGCGGATCATTTCCACCTATTTCGTCCCAATCTTTTTTTCTTATTAACCCACTAACTCCTTCACCTTTTGCTATTTCAAAATTATTAATTTTTACAAATTCACTTGACCATTCATCAAACAAGTCAGTATCAAAATCGTTATAATATGCTCCAAACGTATTCTGTGATACGACAAGTGTTCCAGGTCTAGATTCTGAATCGGAAAACATTTGAGGCTCTATTCTATGTGAATTTACCCATAATTTTTCTTCTGGATACTTTTCAAATATATCCATTAAGGCTTTATCCCAATTTTTTGTTACATAGAAATCTGAATGTAAAAAGTTTATGAATTCAGTTTGTACCTTATCGGCACAAAAATTCATTCCGCCGCCAATTCCTAAAGGAGGGTCATTTTTATCTATGTAGTACTCTAAATTGTATTTTTTGAAATTTGAATCTAACCAATTATCAGTTCCATCATTACAGTTTTCAGCGTGAACAATAAAAGGAGCATCTTTATAATATGAGTTTTTTCTAACAGATTTAACAGCTAGCTTCAAATAGTCTAAATTGTTATACGTAGATATACAAAAAGTCATCATTTGTATTGATCCTTTACATGATTCCATAATTGTTCCATAATATATGGAAGCTGTTCTTTTGGTATGCCATTGAACTGCCAAATATATGCCGGAAGATTTACAAACATTCCATTTTGAAAAATATCTTTTTTATGTAAGTGTGCAAGAGAAAAAACCTCAGGTAATACTTTTAACTGAATATTCTCTTGTCTAATAAGATAATTTACTGGTGTTTGATCGAAGCCTTTCTTTAATGTATTGTATTGTCGCAAATTAAGTTCTTCATTATTCTCCGCATGGAATTTCATTACTTTAGTAAAAAAATCTTTTAGTGTATTATCGAACAGTAACCATCCGGTTGTGACATATTCCCACCATTTCAAGTCTTGATTTGGGAATAAGTCCTGATAACCTAAAATACTGTTATAAACCCACTCGAGTGATCCAATGTCTTTAACGGCGTGAATCGCGGATGGTGTATAATGCACCGTTTCAAAAAAGTTTGGCGCATCCCATTTTACCATAGCATCTGCATCTACATATAAGTATTTGTCATAGCCAGGATACTTTTCAAATATAGTATACCGTTCCCAATGTGGAGCCATATTTTTTCTTGATGCTTTAGTTATAACTTTAAAATCGCAATTATACTTTTCACAATAAAATTTCCATGCCTTTTCAGTATGTTCTTTTACTTCCATTCCGATTGCTACAATGTAAACTAAATTCTTCATAATCCTTTTACCATTTTTTCATTACCATGATTATAATTCATATAATCAATCGTATCATAATTAAATTGTGGATGTCTGAAATTTTTCCATTCGCCGGCAAATGGTCGTCTTGTGTTAATACAGCCAGCTAACATATCAATACCTCCACCTACATCTAAAAATACTGCATCAGTCCATTCTTTGAATTTGTGTAATATTCCACTTTTTGCATGACCTATACCAACTAAAAACAATTTAGATTTTGACTGTTCAATTCTAGGTTTCATTAAACGTTCTAACTTATCAAGATCATCCGCAGCAAATTTTTGAGGAAAATAAATATAATCTGTGAAGTGATCCAAGCCCAAATACTCTTTGTATTCCCGATAGTGCATTAACGTCTCGGTAATTACCATTTTAGGTCCTGCACCGATTAATCCTATACTATCAAACGTTTTTGTAAACCATCTATTTGCAACAAGTCCATATCCGTATTCTGCTGGATAATTTATATCTTTATTGATAACTTCAGAAAACCATTTTTGATTCTCAGGATACAATTCACATGTATAAAAGTCACATAACTGTGCACCTTTTCTATGTGCTTCAATATCAATTTTATCATAAGGTAAACTTAATGCTCGCTGTCCGGGTTTAGCACTCCCTTCAGGTATTTGATTTAGAAACCTATAATCTCCATCGCCGAATTTATAAAACGTTGCACTTGAATTAGTATCAACGAGTTGTTTTATGTGGGTTTTAAAATGTTCAAGACCTTCCTGAAATTGTGGAAACGTATTCGGATTATTATAGCATTGATGATTATCATGGTTCAATGTACCTTCAATTTTATACAAGTCATTCATTTCTATAACCCTTTTTAGTTCGCCATTCATTACTCACAAACATTAGAACAACCTATCTTTGTGGTTATTTCTAAACAGTATCTATCTAATTGCACTAACTCTCTCCGAAATACTTTTTGACCCAATAAATTACATAGTCAATATCTTCTTCAGTCATTCTGTTATGACAAGGAAGAGTTATTAGTTTTGTCCATTCTGAATCACAAACTGGATAACTTCTATCTTGAAGTAATGGTCCATAAAGATATAACGGTTTAAAGTGTACAGATGTGTGTATTTTTTTATCGCCTAAATAATCAATCAATTTATCTCTATGTTCTTCGGGAACTCTTGACACGTAATATTGTACTGTCTCTGAATGTGGTGGTCTTTCCATAATTTCTGGTAATTCAGCATTATATCGGGATTGAACATGTCTACGAAATTCCAAATGAGCTGGAAGTTTTTTCATTTGTTCAAGGCATATTGCGGCCATAATATCTATCATATAGTATTTGTAACCTATTAAATCTACCTGATAATCCCATGAATATCCAGGTTTTCCACTTGCACCCTGTGCTCTACTCCATGTTGATGAAACTCCAAACCATGTCATTTCTCTACATTTTTCAATTAATTCTTTATCATTACTTGTTATCATTCCTCCATCACCACAAGGCATTGTTTTCACTGCTTGAAAACTCCATACTGCACAGTCTCCTCCTTGTCCTGCACCTGGAGTATAACAACTGTGTGCTGTATCTTCAAGTATAAATCCACCGAATGCTTTTCTTAAAGCTTCATAATCTGCTGGAACACCTGCTTCATTTACAGCAATCAGTAACTCACTATTAGGTTTTTTCCATTTCTCAACCTCAACTGGGTCTATACATAATGTATCTCTTGTCACATCAACAATATTAGATGTATAACCGTTCCATAATGGAATCATTGCAGTAGCGATAAACGACATTGCAGGATTAATAACATCAATACCTTTCCAACCCATAGCTTTCATAACTAAATCTTGACCATGGGAAGCACTTGTAACGGCACATGCATATTTATGTCCTACCATTTCTGCAAACTTTTCTTCAAACTCTGCAACCTTGGGTCCTTTACCCCACCAACCACTTTCTATTACTTCTCTAAGAGCGTCAACTTCTTCAACTCCACCCTTAGGTCCTAAGACTGGTAGCATTTTTTCTCTTATTTCCATGTTATAACTCCTTGTAGAAATCTACAAACTCTTTAAATAGTTCTTCAACAGGTGAATTGTAGATATCATTATTATGATACTTATCAAAGTTTTTAAAGTGTTTGAAGTCCATTAAATCCTTTTCCCAACCCAATTCTAAACGAAAACCTTCTTCCTTTGTTTGTTGAGTAAATGATGGTGTATTAACAAAAAATGGTACCACTGCAGCTCCACTTGCACCATAAATACTACACTTTGTACTTTTCAAAATAGCTAACTGTTCTTCTAATGAATTAGGATTATCTTTTTCCATTTCATAATTCATTATCTTATGTTGTAAATCTTTAAATAATTCATGACCCGCAAGTCCCTGTGCTCCACCGCGGCTACCTTGTGTTTTGATCGATAAACTAATAACATTAACGCCTAATTCTTCAATAACTTTTTTAGTAAAAAGTGGCCAGTTATCTGGATGCCAATCTAAATAACATGGTTCGTCATCCCGGCTTCTAAGTCTTGCCATTAAAAATATTGTAGGATCATCATTATCAAAATAAGAATTTATTTTGCTTTTTACATCGTACAATAAAGTGTTATTTACTTCATAGTGTACATATCGACCAAAAGGATAATCAGATAAACATCGTTCTCTTGTTATAGGAACATCACCAGGTTTATGAACAACTATATCTTTAAACCCTCTAAATTGAAATTCTTTAATGATTTTTTCAAGATGATCTACAAATCGTTTAGGAATTACATCGTCTCCAACTCCGCCCGTTACGACAGGTATATCACCTGAAAGAGTTTTATCTTGGTGTTCGCCGAATGTAGCAGGATATGTGAGTGAAGCTTCTAATTCCGATGGGTGTGGAATATATTCATCAATAAAATCTCCATACGCGACATTTCGTCCATTAAATCCTAAACATACTGCCCAATGATCTGGATAATCTTCTCTAATTTTTCTACACTCCGGATTCCACCAACTAAGTTCATAACTAAATTCTCCAACCCATGGACCAAAGATTATTACTTTATCCGTATCCATTACATCACTCCTATATTTTTAAACAGTTTATGAGTGTATTGGGCTAAATATTCAGGATGATATGCTTGATTATAAGCGGTTATCATATTGTTTACTAATTCTGATCTGAGAGCTGTAAAGTTTTCGACACAGTATTCGATCTTTTCTTCAAGATCGCTAAAATCGTTTTTACATGCAATGTATGTTTCATCAGGACGATAAACATTTGGATAAGTGTCTAAATAACTTAAGTCTTCTTTAAGCAATATTGATCCTAACGTAACTGCAGCAATATCTCGTGGAGCTCCGTATGCTCCATAACCAAACGGTGATAAAATAACTTTTGACGATGCTTGATACTTTGACCATTCTTGCCCGTCTAATCGTTTACCGTTGTTTAATTTTGCAATCATGTATTGAGAATCTTTAGTCTTATCAAATATTCTTTTTCTGTATGCATTATAATAAAAATCTTGAGAAGGTTTTAAATCAAATTCATGACATTCAGGATGTGGATATTGAAACATTAAAGAAAGATCAAATAATTTATCGATTGATTTCCAGTCTATATTGAAATTATAATCTTCTACACCAAGCCAGTTTTTTCCAGATAAAAAAAGTTTATCTTCATGAATATCCCAATCTTTTGGAATATAGTTTTGATCAGGTATACCCCAGTCTTCAGATTTACCCCAATACCATCTTCCACCAACCCATCCTTCTTTATATAGCGATCTATCCTTTAGTAACGTGTCTTTAAGTAAACATATAGCTCGTGATTCAATGAAAGTTTCCCACGCTCCAATTACTGATGAAGAATCTTGACTGTCAAGTAAAATATAAGGTCCTTCAATTTTATCTAAAAAATCTAGCCCTTTTTGGACACTCGCTTCAAACGATCCTAATTTTTTATCCTGGAATAATGAATGTCCAACCATTGTAATATCATAATCTTTAGCATCTGAATCAACTAATTCAATTCCATACGTTGCTAATTGATTAAAAGATTTTATGTATGGTCTAAAAGTGTGGTAATCGTTTGTTAAAATTCTTACCTTAACGTCTATCATCTCATTAACCTCTCGTAATGTGCATTTTGTTCTTCCTGTTTGTTTATTGTTTTGTGATGGTAGATGCAATAGTCTTCTTCAAAAGGTAATGTAGTATCATGAGTGGGGCCGGTTAATCTCTCATGAACCCGCCTCTGCCACTTGATGTGCGATTCATTCTTCCATAACCTTTGTTGAGGATCTGGCCAATTGATCCTACCTAAGCCGTCAACATTCCAGCCCCATCTCTTTGCGTGCTCCTCTGTAATTCCCTCAACCGTATTCCATCTTGGAACCCAAAATAATTCTATTATTGGATTTGCTTTTATAAAGTTTTTTGCGTTTAACATTAATATTTCGTGAGGTATTTCATCAGCATCTAAATTGAAAATCCAATCACCACTACATTGTGACATCATAAAATTTTTGTGAACAGAAAAATCCCCGTTAAATCCACGCTCAACAAAGTTTATGTTATTGCTTTTATCGTGAATATATTTGTCAAAAACCGCCCAGGTTTTATGGTCAGAACCATCATCAATTATAACTAATTCATCTTCATCGTCTTTAAATTCTAATATAAAAGGTATGAGCTGTTCTATTTCTTTGTGCTCATTATGTGTTGTAACGGCGTAACTTATTTTCATTTATAATATATATAAGTTTGGTTGTTCAAAAATTATTTTTTTATTCCCCAAAAGTACAAATCAGAATGTTCTTCGTGGATAGAAAATTCAAACTCTGAAAAGGTATTTTCAATATCAATTGCCTCTCTTACCATTTCTTCTGTGACGTTTCTATAGTATTCGTTATCCCAATTTGGTCTTCTAACATTAGGCATAGTTTTCCAATTTTCATGTTCTTCTTTACTTGTCTCTTCAAGAGATAGCGTTCCATGAACAGGTCGGCCAGTCGTTGCACATGTAAAAATAAAAAAGCCTTTTGACTTTAACATTCTTACAGCATTTTGCATACTTTCTGCATAGTAAGGATTATGTTCCCAACACTCACATGAAATAATTGTATCGTATGTTTCATCAGGAGCGTCGTATTCTTGTGCAGTACAAACGATATCAACTCCTGGACCTTCCATTAAATCTAATCCAGAAAAATCCGAATCGTCAAATAAAAATTCTTCGTTTCCGTTTACATCAAAAGATCCAATATCTAAAACCTTAACATTTTTAAAAAACTGTGGGAAGTTACGTTTAACTTCTTTACAAAAATCCCATTGCTCTATATGGGCCATTTTACCTCCTATAACATTTCTTCATCAACTTCTGGGATACTATCCTGTAATTCTTTTAATAACTGATTAGGCCATTTAAAATCGTCTGGAACAAACGCGGCTCTTGTCCGTAATACATGCCAGCTAAATGTTCTATAAATTCCTCTGCCCTTTATAAGACTAGCCAATTTAGAATATGTTTGTTTTGCTTGGGCTCTTTCAGTATCAACTCCATACCGTTGATCTCGAAGTTCAAGACCACCTACTTTTTGAAACATTTTCTTATATTGACTCTCTGTAATTCGTTTAGACTTAGGAGGCTTCGGTTGTGCATTGAGTTGTAGTGCATGAACAAGTCTAACTCTTTTACCATCTTTAACTCGTTTATACATAAATTTTTCGTTAAGTATAAGGCAAGTTCTAAGACGACTCTTACCTGATTTCCCCTTGTATCGAAATTGTACTACATCGCCAGCTGTAACATTTGACCACGTAATTCTTACTTTAGCCATCTGATGCTAGGGTAAGATCTTTAGCAATACCCATGTCTTGACACGCACTTAAAAAATCAAATTTTTCATAACTCTCTGCATTTTCTGTATCTAACATCATCTCAAAATCGCCGATTTCTTCTTTCTTTTCTTCTGAAACTTTAATAGCCTTTGCATATTTCCAGTTCCACGCTTCTTCTGTACCTTCAGGAAATATGATTCCTAGTTTACCCATATTGACTACGGCTGGGAACCACCATATCTTTCTTTCTTTATCAAATATTTTTAATTTATTCACTAATATTGTAGAATCCGGAGTGAGTTTTTCTTCATTTTTTTTAGTGAATCTAGTATCACTCATAAATCCACAATTGAAACACATAAACGAACTATAGGTTTCTTGCATTTCTTCAAAGCAATGGTCTTCTGTTGCGCAATGGGCGCATTGTACTACTCTTTCCATGTTATTCCTTAACCTTTTCTAGTTTTGGCAAATTTAATTTTGGCAAATTTAATCCAACAGTTTGTGTAAATTCGGGTAATTTTGAATCTAAAATAGAATTCAATTTAATTTCCATGGCACGCATTGAAAATTTGGATCTATTGTTTGCTGCTAGCTTTTTAGCCCAAAGTTTAGCTTTTCTATAGTTGAATTTAAGATGTTTCATCATATCAGCTGCAGCGCCATAATTAACACCGAACCACTGTTGACCTTCAATCCACATACCATCTGGAAATGCATCTTGTTCAACATTAATTAGTCCACCGGGTAGCCATTTTTGTTGTTTACCGCGTAAAAAATCAACATGTCCACTAAATTTTGGTACCAGAACTGGTTTTTCTGATAAAGAAGCTTCCAACAATGGTCTTCCAAATCCTTCTCCATGAGTAAATGAAATATGAGCTTTTACTTTCGGATGATTATATAAATCATTCATTTCACTATCATGTAGATCTGCTGACATAAAATAAACTGATGGTGGGTTTGGGTTTTTGACGGTTGATTTGATTTCGAAAATTTTTCTACTAATATCTTCAATGTCCATTATTGAAGGAGTTGCACCACTAGTCTTTAATATTAGTCCAACATTACTTTTATCAGAAAATGTTTCCATAAACACTTTAACTAACATTCCAACATCTTTACGATCATGACCGAGAGCCCCTTGGAGCCAATGGCCAACAAATAAATAATTCCAATCAGTCTCAATTTTCTCCATTTCATCTGCCAAAATCTTTGAACATGAAGACGTCGGAAAATATGTTTCAAGGTCTGCACCTTCAAATAATACTTCGACAGGGGTTTCAACCTTCAAAGATTCTTGTGTTTCTGAATTCGTATATTCAGTGCCAACCATACTATCTTTTGCAAACGCTGAACTTGTTAAGACAAGATCCATTCTATTGCAGCCTTCAATCCATGGCTGCGGTATAAGAGTAGTTTCTAATCCCGCTGTAATGCCAATATTATATGTTCCTATTGAAGCAAATTCATTGGGTACTACAATGTGAATATGTACGTCGGGTTTTTCTGTAACTTGTCGTATTCTATTAATAATTATAAGATCTTTTTCGTCTGTTTTGTCAAGTGCATTTTGAGGCGTATTTCCCCATGGGACAGGATTGACAGCAACATCATATTTATCAAGTGAAACTAATGCTCTAACAATATCTCTTGATCTAGAACCATAACCCGATCTTGTACCGACTGGTGCCGTCACTAGTACTTTTGGTTTTGATTTAACTGCACTTTTTATCATACTTCAATTTCCTTTGTCAATGTTAGCCCATTGTATTTGTTTTTTGGAATTTCCCATTTACTAGCATCATGAATATCGATTCTCGATCTAGGTTTCCACATTTTAAGTGTATTTTCAATGTCATGAGTAAACCGCTTATTCATTTCATCCGATTCAAATCCAAATTCTGGATTTGTAACGTACTTTCTCCCAGCCATTCCCCTAGCGTTTAACTTTTCACCTCTTTCAGACCATGCTTTTTTCATTTGTATTGCTATATCTTGAAAATCCGGTCTGTCATCTGAAATATATGGTGTTGGCATAGAGCCCTGTAAGGATCTACTTGTTGCCCACACTGGAAATACCCATTCACCATGATCTTTATATCGACCATCATGATTAGATCCCCATTCAGGGGTATAATCTTCATGTGTTAAATAAGTTCCATCTTCTTTTTTGAATCCACAATAATCTTGCATTCCACCAGATACGTTAACAATTATTGGAGTTCCACACATCAATGATTCTGCGCCTGATAAGCCAAATCCCTCGTTGGAGCTTATTAATATGGTTACATCTGCTGTATTGTATAACCAATTTATTTGTTCGCGTTCAAACTTATTCGGTGAAAATGCAACATCATACTCACCTGCAAGTTGAGTTGCAACTTCTGGTAAATTTGTGCCGTTTTCGTCTTGCGGATTGCAGTGCATTACTAGTAAGCATTTTGACGCATCCTCTTTTGAAATAGAATCACAAAATGTTCTATACGCGTAAATAATATCTGCTGGTAATTTTCTTCTAATATTACGAGCATTAAATAGTATAACAAAATCTTTATCTTTTCCGTCAAATCCTTCATTTTTAAATTTATTAAACTGATCGGCTTTTTCATAGTTAACTGGAAGCGGAAAATAATCTTTTTTATTTATTCCATGAGGAATATACGTTACTTGCCAATCCTCATATGATGATCTAACATTTCGCACAATATTGCATGTTTGTTTTGAAATATTAAACAATGCATCTACAGAATCATAATACTTTTGATTCCACATTGGATACGGAAGATCATCCCATATGTTATAATACATTATAGGTAAAAATTGACGGACTTCTCGTTCCATTTGAAATAACCATTCCCAAAATCGTGGATCCGTATAAATCATTATGCCAGACAAATTGTAGTGCGCCATTGCTCCACGTACAATATCAGGATTTCCATAACCATCTACTGGATGAATTTTACATTCTACTTCCGGAACACCTGTACGTTCTATCAGATCATCATTCATGTCAATTGCATTCCCTGCTTCAGGATGCTTTATGGCCCCACCAATTTGCACCCAATTGAATCTATGACAAGTTCCCAATACAAACTCCCGGGATACATTACCTACACCAGATGTCATTCTAAAATCATCTGATAATAGAAGCATTGTTTTACGTTCTTCCCGAGGAAGGACCGGATATCCATTTCGAATATCTCCAATTTTAAACATATAACCTCCTTAAATTATTATTAATAACCAGTTTTAAAGTTTTCTTTTAAATCTTTTGTGTTTCTGATTTTTTCTGCAAAGGATTCATCATTCAAATATAAAAACATTGCTCTGTTAACAAGTTTTTGTAGTGTTATGTCCGAATTAGTTTTAAATTCGGCATAAAGCTCAGATAATAATTTGATTGATGTAAGTTTCCATAGTGATTTTATCATCATAACGTCTCATATTTATTATTAATATATATGAAAAACTTTAGCAAAAAACTACTTTTTCTGAAATTCAATGTTACTTGGTTGTTTTATCTAACAATTCTAGCCACTCTTGTTCAAGTTGTTTTGTCGGAAAAAATATTTTGTCATCCTTGTATGCTTGTTTTAATCTTTTTATTTTGCTACGTTTTATTTTTAGCGTATAGTCAGCTGTACTTGACCGTATTCTAGGTCCAGGAAAAATAGTCGGCATATATTCATGTTCTTCATTGTATAAAAACTTATTTTTAGTTAATGAATAATTCCGTAACAGATGTTTAACTTTTAAATAACGGTTTTTTGAGACCATTAAAATGTCCACATTATCCTCAGATTTAATCTTTCTTTTGAGTCTAGAGGATATTTTCTGCCTCCATTTATCCACGTCTTCTACTATAAATACAATATCTATATCGCTCTTATCATCTACAAAGCCATTCACATAACTACCGCATAATTGTATATCGTACAATCCTTCATTTCCCATCTCTAAATCCTCTACAATGAAAGATATGACTTTTTGTATACTGTTATTTATTGTAATTAAATTCGGATGAGTCATTTCTTTTTTGCCGCTTTTCATTAGAATGATGTATTGGAGTTGCAATATGGTTCATGTGATCTTTTATAAAGCGCAAGCCGTGTATAATATTTACTGGAGCTTCCTTTCGTATTTGAAATCTAAACTCAGAACTATTGTCTATAGTATCGTTTGACGTTATATCTAAAAATACAAATTTACGACATAATCTAGACAATACTATGTTTGTTCGTATTCTTAATGAATTTGCATGCTTGATAGCTGAAGCAGAAATAATCTTTATTTCATCACTTGATTCGCCGTGAAATGTGATAATAAACTCGCCTCTTATATCATGTTGAATATTAGAAATATAAGACCATACAGCTTCCTCATATTCAGTACTAATAAAATCTAATCCTCTAATCTTTACTTCTGGTATCATCTGCCGCTCCTATCACACAAAAGTGGTTTGTCTTTAAATTCACACCATTTGCATCCACTCTCTATGCCTAATTGTTCATATTGTGCTTCAGTATTATAACTTCCATCTGGATTGAAACATTCACTAATAAATATGTCAATCTCTTTAAAAGTTCTGTTAATAGACACATTTGCAGACGGTGGTTCAAATGATTGTACCCATTTTTGTGGAAAATCCGAATTTTCCCAAAGTAAACGTTTAAAGATAAGAAATTCAACATCTACCATGCTAAGATCACACTCATATTTGTCCGCAATAAATTTTTTATAAAATAATAATTGGCCGCGTTTCATTGGATCTTTTTTTTCTTTTTTCCATCCTCGGGTTGAAGTCTTAATGTCTATAACCCTTATTCGGCCGGTATCTATATTTTTCATAAGAATATCAATATACCCTAAAACTTTTACACCGTTGTATTCGTCTTCCAATGGTACTTCAATACCTAAAAGTTCCCAACCATTTTTTGTAAAATAATGAGCCCGTTTCTTTTTAAACCAATCTAAAGCCTTTGCGCCCTGGATGCAAAACTCTATAAGTTCAGATTTTTTTGAAAAATGAGAGCCTCCCATTGATGCTACAGCTTCTGAGTAAATCTTTCTAAGCGATTCAACGAGCATATTACCCAAATCTAATTCGTCTGCAGCCTTTATTGACTCTGAATACATTACAGTAAGGTACGTTTGTAATACTTCATGGAAAGCTTTACCATAAACAGTGTATATAGAATCCGTATAGATTTTCTGTTTATCGATGTAGCGAAGCTTCCATTTTTGAGGACATGATTTCCATGCCGAATATTGTGACCAACTTATTTTTTGCATATTACTTACGACCTCTACAATCATTCATTATGTAATTTGTTTTCTTTTCATTATTAATATTTGTAATTCTTAATGATATACATTCTGTACTATGATGGTTTAAACAAAACTGCGTTAAATATCTGTTAACACTTGGAAAATCAGATAATGGAATAGCACTGATGTCTTCTTTATATCTATGCATTTGACCATGGAAACCCTTAAGCTCATAACCCTGCGGACCTTTAGGATTCTTTGGACTTAAATTAATTGCACCGTTAGGTGAATTTGTACATGATATCAATTGCAAATAAAGCAACAGTACACATCCAAGAACAATCAAGACCATTATTCTCATTGCAGCTTTTTCAAATCCATTGTAACCGTACATTATTCAGATACTGTATCTAATATTACAGATGCAACTAAATAAGGATCTGCATTAGCGGATGGTCTTCTATCTTCGAAATATCCTCTACCGTCTTTAACAACTTGCCAAGGAATTCTAATTGATGCTCCTCTGTCTGATACTCCCCACTTGAAAGTATTAATGTCACACGTTTCATGAAGGCCTGTAAGTCTTAAGTCGTTGTCTTGTCCATACGCAGCAATACAATGATCCACGTTATTTTTCAACTTATCCATTGCTGGTATAATTTCTTTGGTATAACCGCCAGGTTCTCTCATTTGAGCAGTTGAAAAATTTGTATGCATTCCCGCACCATTCCAATCTCCTGCTACGGGCTTTGGATGAAGTGTAACTACAACGTCATGTTTTTCCGCTATACGATACAGGATATAACGAGACAACCATAAATCATCACACATTACCAATAAATCTCCAGCACCAACTTGATATTCCCATTGACCAGGCATTACTTCTGCATTAACACCGCAAACTGCTAAATCTGCGTAGTGACATGCAAATAAATGTTCCTCAACAATATCACGACCGTAAACCTCATCTGCACCTATTCCACAATAAAATGGACCCTGTGGAGGTGGATAGCCTTTTTCAGGCCAGCCTAATGGGCGTCCATCTTTAAACAATGTATATTCTTGTTCGAACCCTACCCACGCTGAAGTCGTATTATATTGCATCATCGTCATTAATAACTCCATTCTGGTATTTGTTGTGTGTGCAACTTCGTCGATTCCAAAAGCCGTCTTTGGTACATCGTATACTTCACACAATACTAGTAAAGCTTGTTCATCTTCACCACAAATTCTAAATGGATCTTTAACCATTTTTACAGGTTTAAGAACACAATCGGAACTATCACCGGACGCTTGATTTGTTGAGCTACCATCAAAACCCCAAATAGGAATATCTTGAATATCTTTAATAGGCTCACTCAAAATTTTTGTTTTAGCTCTTAATTTACTTGTTGGAATAGTACCGTCAATCCAAATATATTCTAAATATGTTTTCATTTTCTTCGCCTCTTTGATTCTTGTTCTATTAAAAACCACATTATTAAACTACCAATAAATACCATAGTAAACATTACCATTATTTACCCCATTTTCCTCTAGCAACAATTGTCGCCATGATACCATAATTCGATATATCAAGATACGCGTCTTCCATTGGTTCGTCAGTTACAGCAGGTTGTCTACCGCTCATTAAAAGATTCTTTAATCTCTGGCATTTGTCATTAATCCTGAACCAAAGTCCGGTTAGTGAAAGCTTTATTTCATCTTCGGTTTGAAGTTGAGTGCCTACAGAAATGTTTCCTGGACCGTAATCGTGTTGTTTTTTACAGAAGAGATCAAATTGTTCTTGTTGAACCTTTTTAAATTCTGCTATCATTTGTGGATAAGCATTATCTAAAATAGATTCAGCGGGCGATTTTGGTAATGAATGTGATGTATCTTTTATAGTTTTCATCTTATTCTCCTTAATTAAATTTATTGTTTCTTTCCTATATATTGCGTCTTAATTCCGCATTTTTCTAAAAAGTCTATTCCTTCAGGTTGACGCCCATACAAATTAGTATAATATACTTCTTTAATTCCAGAACCTACAACTATCTTTGCACATTCAAGGCATGGTGACCATGAACAAATCAATGTTGCACCATCAGTTGATGTTCCATATCTTGCAGCAAACGATATTGCATTCATTTCGGCGTGTATTTCATTGTGTACTGCGAAATCATGGTGTTCGTTTGATAATTTCGTTTTATCGCCTGGCCGACCGAGATCTTTACCTTTAAAAACATCTTCACAATGTGGCATTGCAGATGGAGAACCGTTCCAGCCGGTCGATATAACTCTTCCTTCTTTAACAACAATTGCCGCAACTTTTATTTTTGCACATGTCGATGAGTACTCAAGGGCTTTTAATATTCGTTTAAAAGTTAATAGTCTTCGCCGTTTCATCATATTCCTTTAAAATAGTTTCAATATAGGGTATTTGACTAAATTCTTCTAGTTGTTCGTAAATTTGCTTTTTAAAAAATGTATCATAATCGAGTTTGAAAAATTCATTTTCTTTCTTTAAAAGATCTAATTGATCGTCAAGTACACATATTGCACGATGACGTTTTTTAGGTTTTAAGTGATCTTCTTGTAGCGCTGTAGCATAAAACAGTAATGGCTTGTCCATATTATTGATGCTGATGTCAAATATTTCATTAGCCCATTGGCACGCTGTAAGATGTTGAGGTTTACTTTTAATATACTCTTCAAATCGTTTACTAAAACTTTTGACAATACCAATTTGACTTAACGGTACTTGAGCAATCTCTTTACGTATACGTATAAGATCATCCGCTGTTAACTTGCCTCTTACAGCTTTTTCTGCAAGGGTGTCGAGTATCTTTTTACAATATGTTGGAGCGTCTTTACGAATAATGTTTAGGCCACGGATGTACCGCTTACCGGAGGTTCGTTCAATACCATAATAACGTTTTTTAGCATTACCAAAATATACATGTTCAAGATCTTTTTCAAATTTAAGATCAAGATAAAAGTAATCGTCATTAACTGTTGTTGAGTACTTTGGAACAAATACATTTCTAAGTTTATCTGTAAAATCACCTTCAAGTAAATCTACAATTTGATTAATAGATTTGCCATTTTGTTTTACAAAAGTTGAATCAGTATCGCCATATAAAACTGGCATGTCATACTCATTTTTCATTGTATCAACAGCGTACAATAACGCTTGTCTACCGAAATACGTTGTTGCATCAGCGCATTCAGGCTTATACATTCTAAAATAATTAAAACCCATAGCCCCATATGCGGAATTAAGAATTAATTTAATAGCTCGCTGTTTGCGTTCGTTTGCAACTCTATCTTTTTCAGGTATTTCACCAGCGTCTAACTTTGCATTAATATCTTTACGCATTAAGAATAACGTTTTCAACAGAAAGGGCATAATACCCAGTCTGTGAGAGTGACCAAAAAACAGATAGCGTTTGCCGAATAAGGTTGCATCATGACCAGTATCTATGAAATCAATCTTCCTAGTTTTTAACTCGCTGGCGATTTGATCGATTGTCATTCCGGTTTCTTCTATGGCATTTTCTTCACTGCAAATAAAAGTTTCAGGGCTAATATTAAATGCCATTATGCTTGTTGGATATAGAGATGTATAATCTAATGTTGCAACATCTTCATGGCCTCCCGGCTCTTGTGGATCTAATACAATGGCGCCTGCAAATGATTGTCGCTGTTTTACTTGTTGTGTTGGAAAAAGCATTTTGCCGTTAAAGGCTTTAAGAATGTAATAGTCAACTAGCATCGATTTAAAGAATATAAACTTAAAAGCTTCAAGACCCGCAATCTCTTGAATAATACAATACAAAGAAAAAATATTTAATTTCTTTTCTATTTCAAGAAGTATTTTTACGTCTTGTATATTATATTCTAAAAACCCTTCATAATTTTCAAGCCAGTCTTTCCATGTAAACTCTGTCATTTTTTCTACTGTTCCAACAACTTCTTTCGCAGCTGTATCAAGTTTCCAATTTGTGAGTTTAAATCCAAGGTCTTGCATAGAATCCATAAGATCAATACAGTCAAGACCATTGACTGTTAATTTAAAATAATCTTGTTTTTTATACATTTTAATGTAACCAACTGGAGAAAGCTTGGAATAATCAATATCTAAGTTTTTGCACCGGTTTATAATGTATGGTAAATCAAATTGCGATGAATACCATCCTGTGAGAACATCTACATTGTTTTTCTTAACATAATAAAGAAACGCTTCGATCATGGTTTCTTCGTCTTTTAGATAGATGAATGCAACATTATCTTTATCTTCACGTCTAGGTTTTTCATCATTTTTAGTATGTTCAGGATGCCAAGAAAATACAAAATATTTTTCAGTATCAACTGCATATGCAACCATTGATGTAATAGGCATTTGGGCATTATCAGGTTTGTTTGCTCTTGGATTATCAGGATCATACCACGTTTCAATATCAAAAAAACATATGTTACGTTTATGTGACCATTTCAGATTCTTATCTTGAATATATTTGAATTCAGGTGATACATCGGCAATATATGATCTGTCCGTATGTTTTCTGATAAATCTTTTCTTATTGACGATTGATGTATAATTTACTTTATAGCCCTTTTTATCGTCAATGGTTTTTATTTCAGAAGTCTTATCAACTGTAAACCCGGGCTTGCTTTCAACGTCAGAAATATGTTCAGTATCATAATAGAAATAATCTTGAAACATATCATACTTTGTTACACGCTTTCCATCTTCATAGCCTGTTAAAAACATTTTAAATTGACCTTTATTGAACTTAGAAGCAATGCGGGTTAGTTCAAATGACATATAAATCCTTTATTATTGTTGGTATAACCTAATACTTTTTTACGTAAAACCAAAGTACTTTTTTGTTTTATTTTGAGTAGAGGATGAGATTCGAACTCACATACACGGGGTTGCAATCCGTTACCTAGCCATTCGGACACCTCTACATTTGTGGAGCTGACAGGGATCGAACCTGCGACCTCCGCAGTGCAAGTGCGGCGCTCTCCCAACTGAGCTACAGCCCCATTGAAATAGGTCAATTATTCACCGGTTGAACCAAATCCGCCAGCACCCCTAGTTGAATTATCTTCAAATAATACTGATGCATCTACTTCTTCAATTGAATCATAAAACATAGGTACTAAAATAAATTGCATTATTTTGTCGCCGGCGATCAATGTCTGAACAGTTGAACCAGCATTGATTACGTGTATATGAAGCTCCCCTTGATAACCTTCATCTACTACTGCAGCGCCAGCAATCAATTGTTTTTTAGTGGCAATGCCTGATTTATTAAACGCAATTAATGCATAACCTTCTGGAACATTTACTTTGACACCTGAAGGTATTAGTGCTTGTTGGCCTGGTGATAGATGATATTCATTGCCGATATTCCATTTGTTTGGTATAAAAAAATCTATGCCGGCATCATTACCATTTGCTCGTACTGGCGTTTTAACGTCTCGTATTTTACTTATTTTCATTTTATTTCCTCAATCATTTTTAATATGTTTTCTTTATTTTCATAAATAATTCTTAGTCTTGCATTTCGTTCATCGGCTAAAGCTTCTACTTCATTTTTATCCATATGACTTGACATTGAAAATGGAAATGTATTTGTACAAAGATAGCACAAAAATAAATCAACCATTCCACTTGACCATTCCCAATCTTTTGACTCACTATGATAACCAATCAAAAATTGTCGTGCCATTTCAGGAACAAGCTCATATAAGTCCGTAAATAACCCCATTACTTCTAATGATATAAAATCAATTGAAGCAAAATCAAAATCTATTAAATGGTAACCGCGTTCGTCATACAAAATATTATGTAATCTAAAATCTCTATGGAGTTTAGATTTCGGCTGATCAGGTAATTTATCTAATGTTTTTAATGTTTCGAATATTTCTTTGCGTATACCTTTTGATTTTAAAAATAGCCAATCATTTCTACGTATATTATTCCACGACGCCATGGTGCTATATGTTTCATCTTTATATGGAAGACTGGTTTTTATCCATCCAGCATCACCATTTCGCGCCATTGTCCATGAAAAATTCCAGTCTCTTCCAGAATTGTGTAATTTAGCCATTGACTTACCAAATAACTGTAAATCTTTATTTGTAGTAGGTTTTGACTTATAATCAATATAGTCTAAATGCAAAACTCCATTACTGTGACCTAAAACTTTATTGATGTAAAAACCAGTATTATCTAAAAAATGGTCATGTACTTCATTTTGCCAATCATAAATTGCCGGATTATAAAGTTTTGTAGACATTGTTTTGACCATAACTTTTTTATCGTCTATTATTTCTATTTTAGTTGAATTTCTAGGCATGATTTGGATCTCCTGATATGATGCAATCTTCAAACCAGCCTTGAGTATCTGGAGGTAACCAGCAATCCTCTGGATCATTAGTTGTTAAGTTTAAATCTTTTAGTGGTGTATCATTATTCTTTAAGTAATAATGCATGCAAATACTTTTATAAAAGAATGAACCTAATTTTAACTCAGGATATATTTCTTGCAATCTGTGTAACATATATCTTTGCATAACTGTAAATAAAACTGTATCGTATGGATACCCAAATGCTAAATCTGTACTGCGTGTTTCAAGGGTGCAATGTAACTTGTTATCTCTAATTACTAAGTGGGCGAACGAAAGACAGGGAATATGCTCTTCAGGTTTACGATTTCCTAAATCTAATACGGCTTTTCGAGTATCTTTATCTTGTTTAAACAACTCAAATATTGCATCAAGAGACCATGGTGATAATGCTTCGCGGACTTCAGCACCGAAGAAGAATTTTGCATCAGGGCTGCCCATGGTATATTCCAACATTTCTTTTGAATGAATTGCACTAACATCATTTTCAGTCATTATATCTCTAACTTCCTGTGAAATAAAATCCCACTTGAAACTTGGTATACATACAACTGACATGTCAGGACGTTTTATTTCAACCATTACATGCATTAATTCTTTAGTGCGTTTACCACGGGATTCATGGACATATCCGCGAGTCTTAACGGCGTCTCTCATCCATTCAAATGCTTCACCTGCAGTATTACAAGTTTTAATATTCATTTGGTAATCCTTCCGGAAGTAATCCCATCCATACTTTTTCTCTATTTAAAAATAGTGTCATGCATGCAAATCCACCAGCGCCCTTTGTTATTTCGCTCATTGGAGACTCGTGACATTTAACACCTAAAGATTCATAAGCTGCCTTAGTTTCAGGACATTCAGATGGCATTATAATTTCATTTTCATTCACTGTAATAACGTTTAATGAAAAGCCTTTTACAATTTCTTCTGTTTCACTAAACGCGTATGTATTTTCAAAATCCATGTCCCACGGCTCGAGTTCTTTTCTGTATGCAGCATTGGTCAATGAAAAAATATGCTTTGATCCTTGAATATGTTGAGGTATTTGGTGATGTTTATTACCTTCAATTTTATGAGAATCAATATCATATCGTGAATTAAAAAATCTAGATATTTCTTCGGATGCTTTAAAAGTTGTACGATAACCTTCATTTATCATGATCTTTTTTGGATTTAACCATACAATATCTGCTCCTTCATGATCCCCTACTGGAATAAAATTGATCTGATCATCCGTTACGCCAATGTGTTTTAATAGCTTGTGTAAATATACTTCTTCACCTTTACGTACATCGTGATGTGGACGACAAAGAATCAACTGATCAGGAGTTGCTATTGCTAAATCTTTCATGTAAATAAGATTTGGAAATTCAACAGCCATTGATGTTCTAAGAGGAAATCCTATATCCGTATAAACCGTAATATCTAAAGATTCCAATAATTCAATGTATGCATTTATTTCATATAAAACTTTATCATAATTTGGTTCTTCTAAAAACATCATGTCTTCTGCAGAATTAAATGCAAATTCTTCTCGTGTTGGGACATGTAATAATACCGATTTTAATTTTCCAAATTCGCTATTGACTCCTATATCCATGTATTTTCCTCCATGCTATATTTTAATGCTTTCATTAATGATTTAATTCTTGGTTGATCTGCTAATTCTCGTATTAACTTTTTTCTTTTATGCCATCTATATTTTCTAGGCTTGTTTGTTATCATAACTAATGGTAAATTTGCAACACTGATTGGTTTTATGTTTATAAATTCAGTTACCTCATTCATCATTTTCTGTGGATAATCTAAAAAGTCTTCAAATTTTAATTGCATATAGTTCTCTGGGCTATTGAGTATTTTAATGTTTAGTGCGTGTTCATGTGCGGAAGCCCATTGATTAGCACATACTTCATATAACGCATTATTTTTAAAATTTTCCCAATTAGGAGGTAAATCAAATTTCCACCACTTATCGCCGTATTCTTTTATGTCGGAATATCCTTTTATATTTAACGTATGTCCATCCATAGCAAGATTTTTAGCGAAAAACCCTTTATCATGTAACCATCCATCCATTAATCCGTTGACAGATTGAGCAAAACCCCTTGTCATGTGAAGATATTTTACTTTGGCACGTGGAAATAAGGTTTCAAACATGCCGGCTCTATAAACGTTTTGAGGAGTTTTAAAAACTAAAGAATGTTTCTCGAGATCGCTTTTTGTTAATGGCTGTTTTAATTTTGGTACAACAAATGGCGTATCTTCAACTTTCCAATCAAGTGGATAATGTTCTTCGGGTCCGTTTAAAAAAGTATCATAATAGTATAACCATGGCTTATTTTTGCCGGCTGTGAATTCAATTAAAAATTTCCTGATTAATTCGTCATAATTTCCAGCCCAAAATCTATGGTCTTCAAAAATTTTAAAAAATATGGATTCTAAATGTTCTTTACTAAAATCAAAATCTTCAATTGGAAGTTGAAGGAGTAAGCGTTTTCTCATTTGCTCAATAAACGCATTCATTGATAAATCACCATCTTCAATTCTTAAACCAAGATCATCTAATATATTACTTATTAATTCATCTTTATACTGTATGTTGTTGGATTGAAGAAAATCCGAAGGAACAAACGGGAATTCATTTTGCGTAAGAGCTAAAAATGGTGATTCTTCTCCGGAAGTGAACAATAATTCTGGAGACCTGGTAAGTGCCTCTTTGAATAGCGAAGAACCCCCACGAGAACCTGTAATTATAACAGTTATGTTTTTGACATGTCGAGCAAGATGTGCTTTATCTTCTACATTTCTTGCAGATGATATGGAATTAATTCGGTCTAAATAATCGCTAATCTGCATTTTATTTCCTCATGTAAAGTTTCAATCATACGGTTCGTTATATGATGAGTTGGCTGATCTGAAAAAAGATGTACGGTGTCAAATTTTGAAAGCGTTTTTTCATATTTTTGAAAGTGACGTTCTGTTTCGACACCTTCCTTTGTTCCCCTTTCTGCAAGAATTTTAAATGGAATATCAATAAAAGCGGCCATTTTATGTATGTGGCATTTTGCATAACGCTCAACTTGAGAATTACCATATACAGATTCAGTAAGTCCTCTGTCCCAAAGTATTACTTTTTTGTAATCATTTAATTCGTCCATTCGCTCAACAATATTATGCATCCAATAATTGTATTCATCCCAACGATTGCCATATCCTATGACAATTTGTCCGGCTCCCTTGAACCTTACAGCATCAGGATATTTTTTACAATATTTATTTATTAAAAGAGTTTTTCCGGATTTTGATAAACCTTCAACAAATACTATCATTCAAATAATTCCTTTTCTTTTTCTTTAACATACTCTAAAATTTCGTCTTTAGGAGAATCCGCAATAAGTTTTGATTTTGGATTTATATCTTTCATCATAACATTCCATGTGATATCTTCTTTAAGCTTAAATTTCCTATCAGTTTTCTCATTGATATATTCGGATTCTGATAAGATTTTGCTTGCCATTTCATAATGCATTTCATACACATGCATCGATCCAGCAAAATGATTATACGTTCCAAGCTCTAAATCTGGCATTTTAAGTTTTAACTCATTATACATCATCTGCTGAAATAAACTGAATGTAAACGCATCATTGGTTAAACCATAAACAATATCATTTGATCTCATTGAAACGCCTAAGTGTAATTTATTTTGGCGAATGAAAAATTGAACATATTGTGTACATGGAACGTCTAATGGATTTTTTCCTTTATGATATGGTTGATTAATAACAATCGAGGCTCTTCTACTATCTGGATCATTAATTAGTTCTTCTTTAACCCATTCCCATTGACTACCTTGAAAATGTGGTTGATTAATGGGATTAAAGAAATAAGGACCATAATTAGATTCAACGTGATTATTGTCATCTGATATGCGTTTCCATAGTTGAGCCAATTTTCCTATGTTTTTTACGTTTGAATCAAGTGAACAATACCACAACCATTCAGTCATTGCATATTCCTGATTAAATTTTCTACTTGGATATAGTACTTGTAAATCAGTTGGATCATTAAATCCACATTGAACATATATTTTTTCTTTTTGATTTGAACCTCTACTGCTAACTTCTAGCCCTTCACTATCAAGATCCGCTAAAAGATACCAATACATTTCATTAAGATTTTTAAAACCTTGCATATAACCTCTTTATTTTATATATATTTTATTTTCGTCAAAATCGAATTTTTATTCAAGTTCACACGTATCTCCATCGCAAAATTTTTCAACAATAGCCTCATTACCTTTGACTTTTCTAAAGCTTAATTTTTTTAATTTTAAAAGCATACCTTTATAAGTTTTTTTATCTATTTCTTCATACGGCATTTGACGATAAGCACCAGAATCATGTTTCGGTAAACAACTGATTCCTTTTAAATGATATTGAAAGTAAGTTAATGCTTGAGGTAATTCTACGCCTTCTGTTTTAGGATCAAATGTGACTGTGCAGCTCACCTGATTATCGGCCCAATGTCTTTGCATAAATGCAGCTAAACTGAATTGTTCCCAAATAGATAAGTCATTAACTGTTCTGATACCTTGACCGGCATCGACTGGAACTTCAACAACAACTGTAGTAGATTCTGAACCGAATGCGGGTTCTATTTTATATCCGGCTTTTTCTAGTGGCATAATTAATTCTGAATTGATTCCTAATCGGATCCTTCGTATATAGAATCGACTTTCTGGGTAATGTAATCCAGGTGTTGCTCCCGCGAGGAGTGAAACTGTACCGCTAGGTTTAACAGATGTAGTTTTGATTGAACGTGGTACTGCAAACCAATCAGAATACATTTTGTCCCATTCTTGTATAACGTCATATCCAGAATTTAACCAAGTCTTTAATTCTCCTAAACCGTGATTGGTGATAAATTGAGCAACGCCACTCACTGAACATCCTATTCTTCGATTTCTTAACATTACACGATTTGTTTCAGACCACTGTGTTTTACCAAGAGTGACGGTTTTTGCATACAAATATGCGTATTTTAATGTTCTAGCATAATCATCCAAAGACTCATGATTATTTGGAAAAGTTTCAACAAGACAACATAATTCATAAGACTCTAATGTTTGCTCTAAACAAGGATTACCACCCATAGCACGATGATCTTTATTGTCTCCACCATTTTTCATGCGAGAATATTTTCTCATGTTTTCTAACCATGCGAATCCTGGTTCACCATTATCTATAATTCTTTTTGCTGATTCGGTATAATCCATACCAAGTTCTGCAAATATAGAATTATTTGACGTCCATCCAAATTCTTCTCTCTCAGGATTAACTTTATAATTTTTAAGATCTAGATATTCTTCAGAATCTGGATCTCCAAACACGATCTCAGCAGTTCTTCTTACGTTTCCTGCTACTACACACTTGCCAATAAGGTTCATTATGTTGACGATTGTAGTTATTGTAATTGGATCTCCAGTATTGGTTTCTAAAGTTATCCGGATTTTTTCATGAACTTCTTTTAACGGATCCGGTCCACTTGACTGTCCTCCAAAACCTTTAATTGGAATTCCTGCAGGTCTTATTTTTGTATAATCAAATTCAATTGGAGCAGTTCCATGGAAATAACTTTCTAATAGAATTCTAACAGAATCTACCCACCCCTCACGAGTATCTGGTATTTCATACTGTTGTACATCTCTGTTAGTCGCGATACCTTTTATCATTATCTCGCCGGCACCTTTTGTATCAAAACCGACCCCTACACCTAACATTGACGCATCCATCAAAAAACAAAACGGTTTTGCGTGATCTTCTTTTAGTGTTTTTGTAGATACAAATGCACAATTATTAAGCGCTGCGTAAAGATTCTTTTCTTCTGTTATCGCGGTTCCCATCGCCCATAACCCCCGACCAGGAGGTAAAAACTTCATGTTAAACATTCTGTCATACATTTCTTGAGCAGACGCTTGTGCTTGCCAAGGATTCCAACCAAGTTGATGTTGGTCAATCCAACTTTTTTGCATAGAATATGTGCCTTCTACAACTCGTTGAATAGTTTCCCACCACATTTCATTTTTACCGTCATCTTTTATGCGAGAATAGGTCCGCATATAAACTAACTCTCCTAATCCATTAAATCCGAATGGTGGTTTTTTTCTTTTGTACTTATCTATAAACCCAAGTGACAACGTAAATTTTTCATTCATAATAACTCTCCTTAACTTTTAATCGGGTTCATTAATAACAGTTTCAAATTCATCATAACGTTTTTTAAGTAATTTCCTAACATATTCATTCCCATTTTTCATTTTATTTTGCACTTGAACACCGCTACCGCTGCCGGCTTCATAAACGTCTATTTGGCCATTAGAGGTATTCATTGTTGTTGGAAATGTTAAACCATCGGGACCGAATCTATTCTTAATTATATGTACTCTACCGGTATTTGCGATTTTATCTTCAACTTTTCGAGATAAACTCATTACGAAATCCGCGGTCATTATTTTATTATAAGATTCTGCGATTTTTTCAGCTCCAATTGTTTCTGAATCAATACTTGAACGATTTGATTGCGATGCGGTCCAAATTGGAACATTAAATTCTCCACTTAAACCTCGTAAATCTTCATAAATTGTTCCAAGCTGATGACGGATTTCCCCTTGACCTGAAGTATCATTTAGTAAATCCGCATAATCTAATAGTATTATATCTGGAGAATGGCCTAATAATTCCGCGGTCTTTAGATGTGTAAACACGGTCTGTACAGTTGCGGATTTTGAAGGCCAATATTTAATGAGCAATTCACCTTTAACTTGATCTGTAATCATTTTTTTGACTTTATCTTTTTGCTCTTTAATTTGTGAAGTTTCAAGCTTAGAAAATATCGCCGCATATCTCAAACCAACATACGCTTGATTTAATTCAAGTGTATAATGCATAACATTTTTTCCGGCTCTTAACGCATTCGCACCTAGCGCTTGCAATAACCAGCTTTTACCAACACCAGAAGGTGCAACAACGATTCCTAATTCACCTCCTGCTAAACCGCCATCTGTAATACCATCTACAGCGTCCCAGCCAGTACTTACCGTCAATCTTGAAACATCTTCTAATATAGTATCAAAATCTTTTACATAATTTAAACCTATATCTCTTCGTGTTCCAGCTCGTAATGCATTATCAACTACACGTTTTATTTCATCATATCGTTGCTGATGTAACAGGTCAACTGATTGCATTATTGCGGCTTTAAGTGCTTGATTTTTACAAAATTCTAATGTCTGATCCTTTACAAATGCTAAATCGGTTGCTTCAACGTACTTCATAACTTGACGAAGTTCGTCTATTATTGCCTCTTTTAATATCTCACTTTTAACAGAATTTAATTTTACTTTTAAACTATCAAGTGTTGGGACGTGTTTATACTCATAAAAATATGATTTGATTTCTCGAACAATCCACTGCTTAGCTTCAGTATCAAGTTGTTCAGGTTGAATCATATCATAAATTGTTTGTATAAACTCTTCGTCTACAAGAATACACGTTATAACCTTTGTTTGGAATCCTGTTCCAAATTTTTGTAATGAATCAATTACTGGAGGCATTTGCGATCACTAAGTCTAACGCGTTAAAAGTATCTTGAAGCCATACATCCGGATTTCGAATTGATTGATTAATTTTATCTTCTAAAAACATTGTATGCAACTTATATTTCACTAATCTGCTTGGCTGTGCAGAGACTATTTCCATTATGTTTGATTTTGCATTTCCTGATATATTTACGTCATGTAACTGCATTAGTGTATAATTTCTTTCTAATAGCTCTTTATGCAATGTTAGTCCGGAATTTACAATAAAGTCACTAATATTAGTTATTTTCGTATCTTTCAAAAATGGCACTTTTTTTAGTATTGTTTTTAATCCGTAACCCTTTATACCTGGAATATTATCAGACTTGTCTCCATCGATAATTCTATAATATACTAAATTCTCTGAAAGCATTTCATACTCAGATTCTGTTTTTGCTCTATCAAATAAGATTTTTTTAGTCGGAGACCATACGGTTATTCTGTCATCGACTAATTGTAAAAAATCTTTATCCGAAGACATTATAGTTATCTTAGAATTACTGAGAAGAGACTTTGCTATGTAGCCAATAGTATCGTCTGCTTCGATATTTGGTATTGTTACTGAAGTTAGTGGAAGATTTTGGAGGTATTCGCCTAATCGTTTTATCTGTCTACTTAGACTTTCTTGATCATCTTCATTATCCATTTCCCTAAATCTATGAGGACGTTTTGGCGGTTTTCGTTTATCTTTATAACCTGGATAGATTTTACGTCTTCGTTGACTTCCACCAGGACCATCAAAAGCAATGATGACTCTTGTTGGTCGGATAGTCCGAATTGCTAATCCAACACTTTGTAAGAAGCCAAGCATTCCACCAATATGATCTCCATCCGAGTTGGTCGCAGGGGAAGCAGACCAAGCCCGGATGAAGTTATTCAAACCATCAACAAGTAAAACATGATCATCTAATGTAGATGTGACGTTAACTGTCGAATTGATTTGTTTTAAAATGTCGGCATATCGCTTACGCATCTTCGTTGATCACTTCATCTGTGAATTCAACGTCATCTATTCCTCGTTGTTCTTGATATTCGAGGATAGATTCACTGCATATTAGCTCGTAAAGATATTGTTTAAATTCAGAATCATCATTTAGCATTTCGACAAAATCTTTAGACATGAATTTTTTAAGTTCACCTTTATAGTCAATTGTCCACCATGCTCCACTACTTTTAGCGTAGCCTAATCCTTTTAAAACTTGTAACCATCCACCTTCATCATCAATGCCACGATCGAAATACATGTCATAATCCGCAGTTCTCATTGGAGGTCCAATTCTATTTTTAATAATTTGAGCTCTACATTTAACACCGATAACATTTTTTTCTTTATCTTTTATCTGGCCCATATTTTTAAGTCTGATACGCGTTGACGAATGAAATGGTAAAGCAAGTCCACCACTTGTAGTATATGGATCACCGAACATAACACCTAATTTTTGTCTTAATTGATTTGTAAAAACTAAAGTAATTTTGTGTCGTCCAATTAGCTGTGTAAGTTTTCGTAGAGCTTTTGAAACAATAAGAGCTTTGGTTGTTGCCCAACCGTCTTTACCGTAATCTGATTCCATTTCGACATCAGTTGATGCTGCAGCTAAACTATCTACAAGAATTGTAACCTGTTTGTCTTTATCAGACTCTCTAACTTTTAAAATAATATCTTCTATTGCTTGAAAAATTTGTTCTACTGTTTCAATATGAAGATAAAGTAAATTTGGAATATCACATCCAATGGCTTCTAAAAATTGTCGACTTACAGATGTTTCAGTATCAATATAAACGGCAACACCATCGTTCTTTTGTGTTTCAGCAAGTATGTGTGCACCTAATAAAGATTTACCTGTTGAAGATAAACCGTTAATTTCTGTAATTCTTCCTACGGCTATTCCACCATCCGCTTGATTAGATATTGCTAAATCTAGCATTGATGAACCGGTTGAGATAAAGTCTGTTACATCTGTAGGTGTTTGGTGTTTTCCATCTAAGAAATACGCAACTTTTTGACCTTTAAATTTACTATTCAATGAAGCCGCTAAATCAACCGCCAATGAATCTTTGTTCTTTTTAGGCATATTATTCCCCTTTGTAGTTCGGAGCCCTAATTAGGGCTCCGAATCGTTTATTTGTTTCTAGTTGTTGAATAGATCGTCAAAAGCACTCGATACATCTTCAGTTTTACCAGCTTTAACTGGAGTCTTTACTGCATCAGTATTTAAGTCACTATCACTGAGCTCTGATTCTTGATTTAGAAATCCACTTAGGACTTCTTTTAAATCATCATAAGATTGCTCTTGGTAAATCTCAGTAATTTGTTTTTGAGTGTCTTTGATTGTCTTCATAACCTCAGGATCTTCCGTTACCGGAGTTTGATTTGGTTTTGCACGAACAGCCGTCATTGGAAATGACTTACCAGTTTCTTCTTTAGTTTTAAACTCAACTACAATATCGCGACCACTTACTGGATCAGTAATATCACCATAATCTGGATCTGCAATGATAGAAAGAAGCTCTTGATAAACTGTTTTACCAAAACCCCAAAACTTTACACCTTCGGATTCTTCACCGCGGACTATAACAGGTGCGAAAGTACGCATTTTAGCCTCGATTTTTCTTCCTAATTTGTAATCGTCTTTATTTCCAGATGTTTTCAACTTAACTGCAAATTCTTCAATTGGATCTGGACGGCCAAATGATGCAGGTGACAAGTATGATCTTTCACCGATATCATAATGGAAATATAATTCAATAAATGGCGAATCCGGATTGTGCTTATAAGGTACTATACGCACTTGAGATTTTCCTGGTGAAGGTTTCCACAGTGAAGAGGTTCTTGTATTAACTTGTTGAAGTTGATTAAGGCGAGCCTTAATGGCGGTAATATCCATAACATTTACTCCTATTTTTATTTGTCATTGTTTATTTACATTAATATATATACAGTTACATTGTCAAAATCTGAATTATTTGGTAGGATGTAGGATTTGCGATTACACTACAACTTCTAGCTTAGATTTTTCTACCTTGTTCCCTTTCCCCGACGGTTAAGTCGATTCTCCTCATAAGTGTTACCTTACATTTGAGCGAGCACAACCTCTGTTAGGAGCCTTATCCCTCTAAGTTTGGATTATTCAGCCAGCTTGGTGGGATTTCGGTATTACCCTTACCCACAACAAGGTCAAAGAATCGCTGTTCTTTAAGTTTTTCTAGAAGTACATTAGCCCTCAATACTGTCGTAAGATATTGTGCATTTTGCCCGAATACCGATCCACTATAGATCTGAAGGTAGATTGCCTTATGAGCTTCTTCATCCACTCATTGTTCGGCCAATCCCATACAGAGTTAATTACTCCTCTGTACTTTCCAAAAAATTCAAATTTTCAAAAAACTATTACATTTGTAAGTGTAATAAAATATATATAATATTAAAAGGCGAAAAGCAGGTTTTTTATAACTTTATTTTTATTTCATCTTGATGTGGAAATCTTCCTGTGGCAATTTTACTAAATAGCAATATTTCATCGCTAGATGAGTTTATTTGTTTAATTTCGAATACTCCGCCCTTTGATTGTATCATATCAAAATCATCAATATTCGGATATTTAATTCCAAGTTCGTCCCTCAACCTGAAGGCTCGTGGCTCGTAATTTCATTGCATACAATATTCGATTGAAATTTCCATGGGAGGTCCTAGACGTTTACAATTTTATATAATTTTGTTTTTACAACGTTAAGACCTTTATCGTTCGTAAGAAGTAAACTGTTTTGATACATTGACCAGTCTAAAGAAAAAGACTTATCTAATACTCCATCATTATTCTCACGAATTGCTTCATTTAAAGCATTTATAGTATATAAAGTATTAGTTTCTTTTTTCCGGTGGATCGCCATTGTTTTATTGTTTTGAACAAAGTCATCCAATTTTTCTACATTATAAGTACAAATTATTTGCTGAGGATCGTCTAGATTTTCAAACGCATATATTTTATTAAATACAACGTTTGCAGCTAAAGATATTAGGTCAACAGTTGTGTCAAATTCGTGTTTTACGCAAAAAGTGCATAGTAATTGTGTTTTCATTATAATAATCCTTCTAATCGTGTGTCAATATTTTCTGGAAGGTTTCTAAAATATTTTACTTCATCGTGTTCTAAACTTTTATTTGGTATTATTGATAGTTTTAAAGTGCATTCATAGATAAAAAACTTACCTCCTCTAGAATTTTTTGCAATTTTAACTTCCTCGACCGGTGTGTTTAAATGGCTTCCATTTACTTTAACTAATATTGAAGCTTCTTCAAGCGTCTCACGGCATGCCGCATGTATCGGTGTTTCACCTGGGTCAACTTTACCCTTTGGAATTCCCCATTGATAATCACTATTTCTTTCTTTACATAAAATAATGCCGGCATCTGAACGTACTATTATACCGGCGGTATCCACAATCTTATCTTCCATTAATATGCCTTTTAGTTTAATCATCTGCAGCGCTTGTGTAAATTACCGGCATAAACAGCGTTAGGTCGCATTATAAAATTTCCGTTTTTATCTTTTTTCATTTTAAAGCCTGGATTAGCAGAAAATTGCATATCATTTAAACACTCAATTCCATCACTAAGTTCAATTTCACCAGTTCTAGTATTTGCGTTTGCGTTATGATAATCTTGGAAATCTAAATCGTTATTGTGAATTGCTTGAGCTAGTAACCCGCCCCGAGCGTATTGGTGAAGACCGTCGATCAAATTCTTCTTATTATCGTCCGATAGGCACTCACCTTTAGCGTTTTTTGTTGGACAATCTGGTGGTAATGTACCTTTTGCTTGCCAATCCGCAACGCTATCAGTTGCCCATTCTTCCGGTGATCTACCATCTTTAAATTTTAAATCGTTATCATCAACTAAATCATTTTCTCTGGCCCATTTTTCAACTTCATCTAATTTCTTTTTTGCTGTCGCTATTCTTGTTGGAGATAACTCTTCACCCTTCTTTGTAGTTGCAATGCCATGATTGTGGTGGTCTAAAATTGCTGTTAGCATGTTTTTTGTTTCAGGAAGCTTAAACGTTGTCATTCCTAATTTTGCTTCAAACCCTGATGCAGCGCCGCCATCTTTTTTAACACTTAATCCACCAGCAGTTGTCATAAATACTACAACTGGTCCACCAGCTGCTAATTTTTGTAAATATTCCGGATCTGTAGGATCTAGATCTTCTTCAGCTAATTGTATTAAATCTGCAACCTTAAAAGTTTCTCCTGCTGGCGCTACAGTTGGTATACCCTTTTTATTCATTGCGCATAATACTAATGCTTCAGCAACATCAGGAGCTCCTTTTTTAATAGATGAAATTTCACCCATACGTTTTAAAATAGCCATGGCTTCACGTTCATATTCTTCTGCGTCTTCAATATCACCTAATTTTCTGATCCTATCAAGTACTTTCCGTTCAGCTTCAGTAGGGTCATCTATCATTTTTTCTAATGCATCCGCTACTATGCCTGGACCTTCTGAAGCAACTCTATTTCTTCCTTCTGGTGTAGATACATCCGCGCCTGGGACGAGTTCAACTGTTTCCATTACTGCAGGATCTGCAGATGCGTACTTATCAATTAAATTATTGTATCGTTTTATTCCAGCAAGGATTTTTTGCGCTTCACGTGCAGCGTCTTCGGGAGATTTCCCTTGATCAATCATTTCAACAACTTCTTTAATGAGTACATCAGCATCAGGCTCAAGCTGCCTTCGCATAACCTTACCTGCAACTGTTACAGAAATAACCCTACCGTCTTTATCTTTTTCAGTTGTTATTGTATGTGATTTTGTTTTTCCACCCGATATTTTACCTAATGTAGCATCTTTTGTTTTCAATTTCGCTGGTACTGATTCAGCTGTTGTAACAGGATCTGCAGTTTGGATTCCATTTTCAACCATTTGAGCCAATACTCTTTTTGCTGCCGCACTGCCTCCCAATTCTACTTTAACCCTTGCTCCTTGTCTAAAATCACCTGGCGTTTGATTTGGCAAATAAAGGGCAGCTTCACTATCGCTGTCTTTTACGGCTGCATATTTATTTATCATTGCTAGTTCTTCTTCAGTGAGCTCTTCACCATTGACGAGTTTATCAAATGCAGTTTGAAACTCTTCTTGATCTGTATCGTTTTCCCATGCTACCTGGTCAAGTGTTCCACTCGTTTCAGTTTTAACAACTTCTTTTTTAGCTTCTGTTTCTCTTTCTAATTTTTCGGCTTTTTTCTTATCTTTTTCAACTTGTTTTGGATCAACGTCAGGTTTACCCTCGTCTCCCATTTCTGGAAAATCCTGTGGGCTTAAAGCTTGTGATGTAGCCTTCACCTTCTTCTCCTTTCCTGAAGAACTATATTTTCCATCTTTACCTTTAGTGAACCGTTGAGCATCAGAAGGGATACCATCTTTTTCTTGGTCCCAATCATCTGGGAGAGCTTTTGTCAATACATAACCAGAACCGCCAATATTTGTATAATCATCATCATTTTGAGAAATTTCAATAAATAACGCTTTTTGAATTATATCTTCCGAAAATTCTTTACGTAATTCTTCAACAACTATGAATAAATCTAAATCGTTTGATAGATCTATCATTCCATTTTTTGTACGATAAGATGCTCTAGTTAGTGCATCAGCTATCATAGTTTTATATTTTTTTGGTATCATTATAACCTCCCGGTAATGTCATTCATATCATGATACGTTTGACCGGCTTTTGCTTTGATAGGGTAGCCGCCGGATTCTAATAGTGCTTTTAATTCTTTCAATGTATTTAGTCCCTCATTAATATCAAAATCAAACAAAAAACTATCATAAGTATATAATGTCATTTTAGTTCTCTTAGTCTTAAGAAATTTGTTGACAGATTTTATCACATTTAAGTTTCTTTCAGTTTCAAAAGATTGAATAAAATAATTTAATAGTTTGCTCCTATTAAGATCTTCAACATTCTTTAAACAAAATTCTTTTCCATAAATATGAGATTTTAGACATTTATCAGATGTAAAAGAATCGAGCAGTACTTGAGACAGCCTATCTACACCGTAAAAAAAGGGGTTTCTTTCAGCTGTTGTTTGTATTTGACCGTATAACATTTGAAATGATAATTTCTTTGCTTCTTTATATTCACAATGATAAACTTCATCTGCAAAATATTGATGTACTGACTTATGCTTGGGAAAATCCCAATCTAATATGTCTGCTAAAAGTCTTAAATGGTATGCGTCATAGTCCATTTCAATCAGCATGCCGTTTTTATGTCGAGAAATAAATGCGGTCCTAGTACCATCAGATTTATTAAGTGCACCAAAATTAATATTATTAAATGTATTTGAAGGTCTTCCGGTTACAGTATGTATATTGTAATTACTAAATGCATATCCGTTTTTAAAAGTAGTATGATAGGATCCTGGAGTAATTCTTAAACCGTTTGATTCCACGATCGCCAATTGAATTAATGCATCGTTATATTTTAAAAACGGCTTAGAAACGCCTAATGAATTACAGTGAAATAAAACGTTTGCAAGCTTGTTACGCGAATACTCTAAAACCTTAAATAGTGGAACTATTTTATTTGACTCTCTATTTACCGGTGCATTAGAATAAATATGAGAGAATACTTTTGGTAATTCTATTTCTTTAAATTGTTTATCGTTTATCCAGCAATTTAATTTGACATCATATATGTTTTTAAATTTTGTGAGATGGTAAAACTGTTTAATGTCTTCAACATAAAAACGTTTTGCACATGATAATAGCGTAAAATCTAAATTATTTGACATTGATTCACTATGGTCAAATACTATATCATAAATTTTAGTTTCACAAGATATTGAAAAAATAATAGGAATAGATTCGGCCGGATGTGTTCTAAAATCATCTCTTATCGCAACTGCATACACCTCTTTGCCAGCAATATGTCGTAACATGTCATCATACATTGATTGAGATTCTATAACCATTTTTAATATATATGAATTTTTTCGAGAAAAATCTGACTTATTTTATTTCTTTTTAGATTTTCGTCTTCTCTTGCGTTTCTTTTTAAACGTTCTAGATTGTTCTTTTGTAGGGGATGTTAAATTTTGTAAAACCTCATCAGTAGCTGAATTAGCGTAAAGATGGTTCTTTTTAATCAAATTTGCAGGATCTTTTTCGCGTCTGATTTTTGTCTTATGCAATTGAAGAACCGGAATTACTTCAGATATACCAGGTATTATTGCTTCCGCTTTTTGTAATTCATTAAAATTATGTAATTCAGCTTGACTTGCAGCCCCTGATATTTGCCATTCCAATTTTACAAATCGATAACTAGCTGTCTTTGTTTTAGAGATAGTTTCATATATTTCCGCGCCAGGGATTAGCTTGCTTTGTGTAAAAACCCTTGATATAAATTTCTGTCCAAACGGTAATTTTTTCACCGTTGGATAAATTTTCTTTGGGTAAATATCTCTTAATCGATTAGTTATCCTTTGATATACTTCAAAAGGTTTTTTGCGCATAGCGACAATCTGTTCTTTTGTTTGTTCTAATTCATATGTTACTATTTTATTAGTTGAATAATGGACAAAATATGATGTTTCGGGTAATACCCATAAATCACTATCTATATAGTGAAATTCATGATCACCCGTTAAAAAGGGCCCGTCTGTTCGTTCTATTGCCATTATTCTAAATCAATCATCTTTTGGAAATTCTTTTTAAATGCAGCATCAATTTTGTTTTTATTCTCTGCATAGAATTCGCGCTTTGTTATTTCACCTGATGATTCTCCAGATTTTGGATCATTATTTTTTATCATATACATTTGAGCATCTATTTTTGTCTCCCAACCGCCATCAGTTATTTCATGGTTTACACCCATTATAACAAAACCTGTTTTAGGAAGTTGCCCTGGTGTGGGTACTTGACCGTATCTTTCCGGTAAATACGCAAGTCTAAATACATTTCCTGGATAAATTCCACCGCAGCCCTCCAATGTCATATCAACGCTTAACGGCATTAATATATCTGATGAAGAAGCTTTAACCATTGTCATTGGACTATCTTCATGGTACCATTGTAATGTTCGTATAAAATGAGCTCTCATTTTTCCATCAAGTCCATAGGGTTTTCTGTATTCGAGTAAAATGGTTTGATCTTGACTTGAACCTTTTACTGTAGGTAATGCATTGCCACTTACTTTTACTTTATCTCCACTGGCAGTTGTTATTTCTGATTCTTGTGAAGCTAATTGTTCATGCATCTTTTTTTCTGCCATTTCTGCAAAGTTGGCTTTTGACGTTGGATTAGCGCGTATCAATAATGGATTTATATTGTGATTCCACTTTGTAGTTGCCGAATCTAATCCAGATATATTTAAATTTCCCGGAGAAGAAGTGGTAACGGAAGAATTTCCATAAGTAGAATCGTCTTCAGAAATAACGCCAGAAGCTAACGTATCTTTATCTGTTTGGTTAAATGATGAAAAAAAGTTTGCATAAGCTTCAGCTTCTACTTCTGCATCACTTTTACTTCCAGGCGGTTTACTAATTATTGTTTTTATTGCGTCAGTAGTTTCACTATCCGGATTCCCTCTATTTATTCCCATCATTGCGGACATTTTACTCGATATTTCTGTTTTAACAGTAACGTCTTTTATTATCGAATTAAAACCGTAATTTTCAAAAATGTAAGCTTTTTTAGGGTCGTCATCAAATGATGGAAGTGGATCGCTACTAGAATCCGTTGCCGGTTTCGTTATTCGTGGTGGGTCATTTTTATCATATATGAATTGAGTAACTAAAGTATTTGTTAAATTGTCTTGTGAATATGTTTCCCAATCCCAAATTTTTATTCCGGAATTTAATGCTCTACAAACATTTAACATTGCACTATTAATACTTTGAGCGCCGGCGGTGAAATTATTTTGGATGAGTTTTAAGTTTACATACATATTTCTAAGATATCCGACATCTTTTGCATCATTACCAAATGGTTCACAATTTGAATTAATTTTTTTTGCTAATTTTTCGTATAAAGACGCTATGGGCGGTCCGTTTTTTCCGTTTTCATCTTTTGGTATAGTTTGCTGAAACCACTCTTCATTAGTTTGGCCTGGGAGTATGAACAATGATGGATCATATGTCCAAAGTTCTGGTGAATTGTATATTGGTATTGCGTGTGTTGGACCGTTTAATTTTTCTGGCATTATAGATCTAAATTCAATGTCACGTGGACCATCTTTTGATCTAGTTCTACAATAATACGATACGACATTATCTTCAAACCAACCCCATTTGACCCATATATTAGATGAAAAATCTGCTGCGCGTTTAGTCGAATCTTCGTTTTCACTACTGAACAGTTCAACATAACCTCCAGGAATGGTAGTATTAGTTGGGTGTATTATTGCTGCAATATTTTTATCGTTAGAAAGAAATGCTCCAGGTAATTCATAAGTACTGTCTCCTTCATACTCTTCTGTACCCGCAGTTAATTCTCCAGACTGAACTCTAGATAATAGATCAAGTCTTTCCGCAATAATGTGTCCGAAATATTTATCCATTATTTCAACGTCAAGACTTGCAATACGTTCTACAATATTTAATTTGGGACCGGACATAGTCTCTTGTACTTTAGATGGATCAAGTCGCATTGGATTTCCTTCATGATCTCTAACGGCTCCGGATAAATCGTTTGCAAAATCCAGCATAAAATCGTCAAAACTTTTTACGTCCATCGAAACTTCTTGACGTAGTGCTTTATCTTTTACTTTAGGTAAATCTTGTTGAAATATGCTAGTTCCTTGGGCCATTACTTCTGTAGTACAATTGAAGCCGCCATCTTCTCTTTGTTCCCAATCGAATTTTGATATAACTCCAACTAGTCCGGACCAATCGCCATAATAATCAGTAAACATTTTTTGCCACATTGAAGGGCCATTAGAAACTTTTTTACCGTCAATCTCTTTTTCTTCCTTTTTAAATAGAGAAGGATCGACTTGTGTTCGCGAACCTTCAGTTTTAACTAATGAAGGAATATTGTCTAATCCTTTAACGCTCCTAACCCAACCCCAATCTAATATCACATACCTGCCTAAAGACAAAAAAGTTTCATGATATTTTTCTAAATCGCTAAGTCCAAATACTGTCCAATTAATCGTGGCTTTCCTTACGGCTCCTCCTGTCTTAATAAAATCAACAGATACTTGTGTTATTCCAGGTGTTGGTCTTCCGAACTCATAACCCGCAGATTGAGAATTTGTTGCATCATCTAGATTATAAAACGCTTGTTCAGAGCCTTTAACATTATCTTGTAAAGAAGTAAATGCATCTACCGCAGAAGATCCAAATTCAGCTTTAGTTACACCAGAAGATTCAATAGTCGTATTAAACATACCATATAGGATATGAGTATTTTGTGTACCTGGAGCGATTAAGCGTACGAATGGTGATTTTGCAATTTGGGCCTCTTTACTTAATGTAAATTCAGCGGCTTGTAACTCTGGATCTGAAACAGAAGATAATTGATCATTTATGATGGGCGTCTCACCATAAGTACTCATTGCGTTTATTCGTGCATTTAATCCGATCTGAATATTGCGATCTATATTTTTTCTGAATATTCCCAATGAATTACTCCATGTTTATAGATTTAAAAGATCGGATTACTTCTCCAATATCGGTAGGTATTCTAAGTTGAGTTGCAGCTCGTAACCCTATATCAGATGGATCTAATCTATTTGCTCTACTTATGATCCACCACAGTCCGACATCTTTATAGTATTTATGTGCTAATAAATCTAAACGTTCACCAGGTCTAACAGTATGAAAAATATCTGTATCTTTTTCAGGTATGTCCGGGTAAAAAGACGGCTTAAAATACCTAGATTGGGTTTTTTCATCTCTTTTTATTCTTGCATTATTATATCTATTAAACATTGTCTATGTTACCTTCGTCGCTGAGGCGAATATCTTTTGCATATTTGAATCATTACTTCTATCAACTTCGTCGGATCCAAATGCTACACCAGTTTTACTATAATGCTCACCGTCAAGCCAATTTAATTCATAGTGTTTTCCGGTTGAAACTGGGATGTATCCGCCAATATATTTGAAAGTAACGGCAACATTGATCAGTTTCGTAAATCTTAATCCTTTTTGAATTTCCCAAGGACTGTCTTCAGGAAATGTAACACTAATATCACTTAAGAAGCCTAATTGACGTTTACAGATATCTCCAAGTGTTAATTTACATAATGGTCCAGACATTCTATAATATTGATCTAAATTTGGATATGCTAACCCTGAAAGATAATTTACTTTTTCTAGCAAAACAGGAAATTCTTGTTTTGTTTTAGGATAAACTTTAAAGTCAAAACTTATTTCTCTATCGACTCCTTTATATACATGACTCTTTACTGGTCTGCCGATAAAACTCTGTTCTTCCCAATCTGGGGTATGTTTATCTTCTATAGCACCAAGGATAGCCCTAAATACTATATCCTTTTCATTGTAAACATCTTGAAATACTAATGGCACAAAATCTAAGTCTTCATATGTTCCAACGCTATGATCATCCTCAGAATTCCGGTAAGCAACCATATTAACTTTATCAATGTGATCTGTTTTATACTTGTTATCACCATCACCACTTAATTTGACTAACCCAAGTGCATCATCGTATACAGAGGTTGTCTGTGTACTGGCCGGATCTATTTTAACAAAACCATTTTTTCCAATGTTATAAACTTTTTTAGCTCCTTCATTTCTAGCAAATTTAGGTTCTGTACTGGTCATATCTAGTTGTTTATTCTCGTTTAATTTAACTAGTCCAGCTACTTCAGTTGGAAGTTCTTCAACCGCCGCGAATTCACTTGGGCTCATTAATATTTCACCATATTTTCTATTTTTTTCTTTTCCAAGTTTGTCATATGGTAATGCATGACCCTTTTCTGTTAATTTTTTACGTCCAACGATTGGAATTTTACCTGCTGAATCATCATCTGTAAAGCCAAGTGGCGATGTGATATCATTTTCAATTTTATCAACAAGTTTACTTTTCATAGGTTTCGTATGGTCTAAGCTTCCAGTTGCAATAAAACCTTTAAGAACCTCATGTTTTGCGAATTCACTTGTATCATATCTTGATGATAATTCTGTATCGCCGTCTACGTCATATCGTAAATTTGTTGTGGAGTGTTTTGAATAAAATAAAAATGGATTATCTCCTCCAGCTATTGTTGCTTTATCGCCTTGATATGTTCTAGGTTTTTCGGCTTGTGAAACATATTTTTGAGAATCTGTATATGCTTTACCTTGTGCTGTTCCACCTTGAGGATGTTGTGGTAATACCGATGAATTTGGAAACATGCTTTTATGTGCAGATTTATCAAATAATGTTTTATATTCATCACCAAGTATTTGACTGCCATCTAGTATTAATTTTTTATATAAGGTTACTAATAAAGGTTTATTTTTTAAGTCTGCGTCTTCAAGCTTTGACGGATCAGTTCCAGATGCATCAAGAAAAGTCTGTGAAATAAACGGTGAATCATCTCTGTTTAATACAATGGTTGCTAAAGATGGAACGGATTTGCTTGTATCACTTGAAGCTTTATCATTTGAAGAATCAAAATATTTTGTGCTAGTTTGAGACAAGTAATCTTTGCCGGCACCCTTCATATTAACTTGATTCCTTGTAGGAATTATAGGATATTTTTCATCAAATGAACTAAGAATCCAGTTCATAACGAAACTTGCACCAGCAGCTGCGAAATTTGATGCACCTTGCAATGCGTCTTTTGAAAAACCTAAATGACCGGCTTTAAACTGGTAAGCTTCCACATGTGGGTCGTCTACTGTATCGGGTCCAAGAATGAACTTATCATACAGATACATCATTTTTGGCATTTCATCGCGATCAAAGTCACTTTGACCATCCCATTCATCAGGTTCTACTAAAGCTGCTTCACCTGTAACTCCACTTTCATCATACCCGTAAATAGTTGTATGCTTAGTATATTGAGGTTTACCTAAAATATTACCTAACGTTATCCCGCGGATGCCTAAATAAAAGCCGGCTGATAAACCAAATAGTGTATCAACAGACGTAAACGGGTTACCTAATACGGAATCTCCACCTGATGGATTATCGAGTGCGAGCGAAGATAATTTTCCAGTGAATCTGCCATAAAAACTATTTGTTGTTATAATATCTGTATAGTTTTCCGTTACAGATTGGGCCCATTGCGGTGTTTTAGGATATACTGTAAACCCTGGGAATGTCGCATCTCCACCAAGTTTAATTGGAGTTGAATCAAGTTCACCTGTTCCAAAATCTCTAAGTCCAATTGGAACCTGTCTCCACCCTTTTTGTGCACTATTAACATCTGGTGCAGCCCATGAACGCATTGTTGCAGATTCTATTTTATCACCAAGTGTTTTTATAACTAGACTTTTTGTTTTTAAATCATCTAAATCATCAAATACAATAGAACCATGTAAACCTGTTATTGAATATTCTCCGGCACTGTTTGATATAGTAAAGATTTGTGGGTTCGCACTATCAATTTGATCAACAACTTGACTATATCCAGCCAATGAATCCACATATTGTAACGGATCCGCTTCAAATGAATCTAATAGTGTTTCTATTTTTGTTTTATCACCTGTAACAGTGTAGGGACCAACGTTATATGTTTGTCCCGTATCAGGTTTAAAACCGATTACGTCATCTAATGTAGTAGCGTTATTTTTACTTGTTAATGGATTACCTTCTAAAAATTTCGCCTCAATTAAATCCCGAATACCGGTGACCGTATATGTACCTGCTTGAAAAGTTTGGGCTGATGGAGGATCAGATTGTATGTCATAGGCGGATACATCCTGAGTTGTTTTCAGACCTTCCATATATTGCTCTTCAATTTTGTCTCTTTGTCCAGTGACGATAGTACCTGAATGGATGTCATCAAATGTTTGTGGCTCTTTCGCAGACGTATCATGGTATGTCCAACTTTTAATTTTACTTGCGTTGAAATCCTTTAATGCCATTACGTTGTACTCCCTATTGAAATATTAGAAACGCCTTTTGAGGTATTTTTAGTATGTCCTTTAATTTGCTGTAATTCAGTTTTTAAACTCATTATTGCTGCAACTAAAGGTTCAAGGTCTACTTCACCGTATTGTCCTTGTTCTAAACCTCCTTGTAGTTTATTATTTGGAACAACATGGGATCCAGCAGAGAGATTAACCAATTCAGGACCTGCTTCACCTACAAGATACGTACCTGACTTAGTAATTGGGCCACCTTTTTCTTTTTGTTTTTCTTTTCCAAAGACAAATTCCTTCCCGAACTTCCATGCATCAGTTGCTGCGCCCACTAAACCGCCATTTTCAACAAATGCCGCATGAAGAGCTCCAGCTTTACTTAATGCTCCAGAAATTAGTCCAGGTAAAGCATTTGCAACTTCCTGAACTTTTGTTTTTACGCTTTGAAATTTCGTAACTAAAGCTTCGTGTGTAGCTGAACTTAATTCAGCCATTTTACTTTTTGCAGTGTTGATAGCCGATGAGAATTTTTGTTTAACGTTTTCTTTGAATTCGTTAGCTTTGTTCTTTGCAGCCATTAAACCTGAACCGACTTTCTCACCTATAGAATTTGCCACGCTAACAAATTTGTCCTTTGCAGTCTTTAAACCTGAACCGACTTTCTCACCTATAGAATTTGCCACGTTAACAAAAGTATCTCGTGCTTTTGATAAACCTTCTTTGATTGCTGGCATATTATCTTTAAGTCCAGCAATTGCTTTTTGAGCTAATCCAATTGGTGTTGCAGTTTTAAGAATTTTCAATCCAAATCCACCAATCTTTTTACCCATATCAACTACTTTAGGTCCAAACTCTCCTAATATTTCTTTACCTTTTTCAAATCCTTTTTTACCTAAATCATATATTCCGCCGTAGTATGCTTTAATTCCTTTTACACCTGCTATGAATCCTTTTTTCGTTAGAGCACCTAAATTTTTACCAAATTTTTTGATACTCTTCCAATTCTTACCCATATATCCGCCAAGTTTTCTACCGACAAAACCTCCTATTGCAGCACCGATTGGACCGCCTAATACTGCACCAATCGCAAGTCCAGCAGCGCCACCAACACCTGCACCTCGGGCTTCATTTCTTTCAGCTTCAGGAACACCTTTGTCAAAGAAACCTTTTTTCAAATTACCAAACGCTTTAAATCCTTCAATAGCTGCTCCTGCAATTCCTACAGCTTTACCTAAACCAGAGCCTGCAGCACCTCGAATCATACCTCTAGCGCGCGCAAATTTTCCTCCGCCGCTCATTCTTGCGAGTCTAGCTCCTGCTTTTCCTCTACTTAACATGTTCGTAACTGCTCGTCCTATTCCTTTTCCCATTCTACCGGTGAGTTTACCGAGTAATTGGCCAGCACCAAGAGCTATAATTGCAGAAAGTATATTACCTAATAAATCCAAATGCTCTTCTGCTTTACCACTCATAATATAACCTTGTTTGACAAGATCCATTTGCGTTTTTAATTGTTTCGCCGGGACATCGCTACCTGTATCTAAATCTGCTTTGCCACGTTTAGAAACCATTGACGCTAAATCCTCAACGCCGACACCGATTGAATCTGCAAGTGCCTGTCTCTGTATTGCGTTCATTTTATTAAATTCTGCTTCAGAACCTAATTGATTCACAATTTCGCCAACGGCACCTTCAATATCATTATTTAGAGCTAATTGTCTAGCTCTATCATAATTTAATTCTTTCCCGATTAATACAGATGCTTCAAATTCTGATGCAATAGATTCTTCAAGATCGAGTAACTTATCACCGATAGCAGCAGATTTTGAAAGTTCAATGCCAAGTCTTGCGGCTTGAACTGCTGCTTTAGCTAAGCTCTCTGCACTTCCATCCGTAAATTTTGCCATTGATTCTGCATTGTTCGCTAAATCTTCTAAGACCTTTTTAGGTGCAACTTTATTCATTTCAGCTAAAGATGCTACTGATCCTAACATTGCTGAAGCGCCTTCTCTTGATAGGTCTGTTGTTATTGCTAAATTTTCTGCTAGTTGAGCAACTTGTTCTGGCTCCATTCCAGTCTGAAAAGCTATTGCTGCATCGCTAACTGCGATAGCGGCATTCTTTGCTAAATCTAGATTACCTGAGACTAAAGCTGCGTTTGCTGCCGCAGATGACATTTCTTCACTGAAACCAGCTGCTGCTGCAAGTGGAGCGGCAAATGCTAGATTTTTTGCCATTGCCGCAGAAGATGCAACACCTACACCTAATTGAGTATTAATCGCCTTCGTGTTTACAATGCCTTGTTTTAATACTGCAATAAGTGCAGTTACACCGGCCAACAATAGGCCCTGAACTGACATTAAATTATGGAAGCCTTGTTTCATTTTTTCAACCATATTTAGGCCTTCTGTTTTAGCATCGTTTATTTTGTCTTGTAACTTTGCTTCTCGTTTTAAAATAGCAAGCTTATCTTTTTGAACTTCTACAATTTTTTCAGCAGTAGCTTGATCTTCCTTATCTAATTGGAGTATTTGATCTTTAGTTAAAATTTCTGCTTCTAATAGTGCAAGATTTGCAGCGGTAAGTTGTGATTTATCATTTTGAGCTGAATTCAATTTGTCTTCAACGTCCTTCAGAACTCGCATTGATTTTAAATTAGCTTTATCACCATTCTGATAATATTTTTGTGCGGCTGCACCGGCAGATGCCCAGGTTTTTTTGGCTTTTCCAGTTAGTTTACCAAACTCACCGCCTTGATCGGCAATTGCTTTGGCTCCGGCCATAACTTCATTATAAAAGGTATTTGCGTATTTTCTAGCTACGAAGTATTCTTTTCTAGCCTCTTTAGAGGTTTGTATAGATTGATCCCACGCAGCTTTTGCTGCTTTAGCAGCAGCTATTTTAGCTTTTTCCCCACTTTCAGCAGCTTTCTCAGCTTTTTTCCATGCTTTTTCAGATTCGCCAGCGGCCTTTATTGATTCCCGCCACACCTTACTAGTGCTTTGTTGTTTAGGCGGTTTGTTAGGACCTTTACCTTTTTTAGCAGCAGGCATTGGTTATGTTACTTCGCTTGTTTTAAGACCTTCGCAATTACTTTTTGTTGCTCAGGGCTCATTTGTGATATACGTTTTGAAGCTTGTTTTTCGATCTTATCTATTTTATCAGATAGATCATTAAACATTTGTTTCATAACAGGATCATCGTTTAAATTAGATTTTTTGCGCTTTAATGCGGATACAGTTAAATACACTGCTGCATTTTTTGCAAGATCGCTTATGAATGATTCGTCAATTTTATCTTTCTTAGACATTGTAAACTCCCATTTGTTAGACGGATTAGTACAAGAATAAATATGAAAAGATGTTAATATTTCCTACTTTGATGCCTTGTTGACACGTTCATTTTCTGTTTTCTTCTGTTTAACCAGTTGATCCATATAGAACCTTCTAAGATGTAGCGGCATATCGTATGCTTCGCTGAATGAAATTGATCCTTCGCTAAAATAACTTAGCTGGAAAATCATTTCATGTATTTTAGGTCTATATTCCGGGGTTACCGGGAGGGCCAAAAGAAATTTACTGAGATCGGTAAATCAACAGTAACTTCTGCACCACATGAAGGACACGCATAACCAGTATCGAATTCAACATCCGGCTGATACTCGATATAATGTTCTCTAAATTCTCTAGAATCCATTGCGAATAACTCATTTTGAATAAAATTATTAATATAAGTAGGATCTTTTTCACCATCTACGCTAATAATTTGGTATCTAAGACGAGTTGTTACTTCGGGTTGAACTTTTCCAACATGTTTAGAAACTCTTTCAAGTTCTTTCTGAATACCTGTTTCATCTTTTTGTGTAAGATATTTGTATTCTAGGGTTCGTTTTGAATTAGGAAGTTCAAACGTAAAAGAATTACCATTTTGATAATCTTCTTCGTTGATCTCTTTATACTCTAGTGCTGTAAGATCAAATTCGCAATCTGTTTCAATATTTGCACATTGAGGACAAGTTACATCGGTTGAATAGTTTTTACCATATCCAAATATCCGAGTTGCTAACATGACAGCGTTTTTATCTCCAATCAATAAGTCATCAAAATTAACTTTTGTTGTTATTACTGATTTTAACAGTTCATCTATCACTAGGCCTTTTTGTATGAGATTACTTGATGTAAGGATATCTTCCTCCCTAGCAGTCATGTATTTAATCTCGATTGTCCCTTGTTCTAGAGGGTGACCTTTTGGATAAAGAAGACCTTTGCTAGGGAGATCCACGATTTCCGATGGAAATTTCGATTTCTCAATTTCCTTAGACGCCTGTGAGGACACAGGGCCCTTTGTTATAGGTTGTTTTGCCATTATAACTCCTTGATGTTAACCTTTAATATATATACATCTAACAATAACAATTTTGGTACAATTAACGAATAAAGAATGCCACAACTTCATTCTTAATTGATATGTGATTATACGATTATTAGAATTGTAATATAGCGTAATCGTAGCGAAGTGTTAATGTAATATTAACTGGATCAGTTGTGCTCCAATCCATTTCACCAAAGTTAGCAGACTCTATATAAGTTCCAACTAACTGCCATTCTTCAACAATATCTCCGACTGGTCCGAGAACGTTGAAAGTAACATTTTTCTTATAAAAATCTGAGTAGCCATCGCGACCTGTTACAGATTCATGGGATAATCTTACCCATTCCATACATGCCTGTGCAGCAGATGGTACAACAGGGTCATAAAGTGTAATATCTAAAGTTTGCCATTCGCCTTTACCTTTAACATATCGTTTTGTATTGATATGGTCCAGTGTAACTGATTCAAATGTGATTGTTGGTCGTGCAGCAGCTTTAATTGTATAAGCAGGAATTCCCTCTATATACATGATAAACCGATTTTGAGTTTTCGGTTCAAATTGTGTGAACATTATATCGTTCGGATCAATTAATTGTGGCATTCTAATTCTCCATTAAAGTATATTATTTGATTATAAATATTAGGAACCGGAGAAAAAACGAGACATAAAAAAGCCCAGATCAATTAAGTCCGGGCTTTTTTATATGTGTACCTAGTTGGGTTAAGCTGGGAAGCTTGCTCCAGTAGGTTGTACAACGAAGTCTAATACAATGAACTCTGCAGTACGTGTCGGCTGAACAAAGATCTGACCAACTAATTGGTTTCGATCTATTACGTCAGGCGTATTATTAGAATCATCCATAACAACTCTAAATGCAGACAGACCAGAATTGGACTGTACTGATTCTAAGTAAGGATTAACAATGTTTAAGAACCTGTTACGTGTAGCAACAGTATTCTGTTCAAATACTAAATATCTGCTTGAAGAAGCAATAAATTTCTTCAATCTGATTAATAGTCTTCTTACATTGATTCTATCAAGAGCAGAAGGTTTAGCTTGTAAGGTTTTCTGTCCGAAAACTACAACACCTTGACCTGGAAATGAAGCAATAGGATTAATTCTATCTTCATATAGAAGATCACGCTCGGCGTGAGTTAATCTTGTTTTTGCTTCAATTACGTTGCTCAATCCACCTCTATTCAAACCGGCAGGAGCAAACCATTCATGAGCGACTCTGTCGTTCTGAGAATATACTCCTGGTAATACTACTGAAGGTGGTACCCAAGTTGGCAAATTAATACTATCATCAAGTACTTTCACCCATGGATAATATGTTGCTGCATAATTGGTATCTAGCGTTGATACAGCATTAGTAGTAGCTGATATGTTCGCTGACCAAGTAGATGCATCGAATACATAAAAGCTATCGCCTCTAGCTTCGACAACTGATATTCCATGATTGATTGGGTTTGGATGTAATGTGTAAATCAAGCCTGGTGTGACAAGCATATTGATGTCAAACTCGTCCTGATTACTTACTGCATCCATAGCACGCTTATAAGCTACTGATCCACTTGCAGTTGCAGTTGAACAGTCAAAGCCTTGCTGATTGGTTGCAGTGATATTACCCGCTGTTTTCTTTTCTTTCGCTGGATTAGCTCCATCAAATCCACCTTGGAAAGGGATAACAAACTTATGCTGCGCAACATTTGAAGATCCAAGTGCTATATTTGAAGCACTTGTTACAAACGTTGAAGATCCAGCAAAATCTGCTGCTGTAGCATCGGTATGACCAGTCATGTCATTCAAGCTGAATGTCACATTTGCATATGCCTTAGCTGCAGTGTCTACAGGTCCAAGAAATTGTCTGTTATCTTGACTTGAATAATTAAAGCCATGGAAAACGGTCGTGTCAAATGCGGACGTTGTAGAGTTTACCTGTCCAGTTGTAAACGATACGGCTACTTCTGAACTTGAGTTTGCTTTTGATGACGAAACATGTGATTGAATTACAGCAGCATGACCAAATGGTACATACGACTTAGGCTTATTACCTGCTTGTATATCAGTAGCATCAGAAATGTAAATATATTTAGACATGTTTGGCCAATCACCATTGTAGGTGAGTTTACCATTTGTGTCTATTGTTACATATCTATCACCGATCTTACGAGCAAAATAATTAGCGGCTGTTGGATCCATACTTAAATTGTCAAACTGTTCAACAATTGTATCATCAGATTCTTTCCACGTTTGCGTATCAATTGAGCGTACTTGAACAGAAAAGGTACCATAATCAGAACCAGCTACTGTGCCGGCTTTTTTTACATTGAGGATACCTACTTTATAGCTTGTTTGAGTATCAGTTTCACCATGTGACCTTAATTTTACTTTAAAAAGGTCATCAGTTGCACCATCAATTTTTTGTGAAGTAATCATTGGTGTTGATGCGTTTTGATAATCTTGGGCTAGTGAAATTGTTCCTATTTCTGTATCTACGGTTGCAGAAGCACTAGTTAAGTTACTTAATGCGGCTGCCTTATATACTTTATAAAGATACCATGGTGCCGTAGCGCCAGCAGCTTTTGTTGATAATGGACTTTTACTAAATACATTTTCAACCCACTTTGCATTGGTTGTAGTTAATGAGGCTGAAGTGACATAAGATCCACTTACTACTTCAAAGCCCCCAACTGTACCTGATACAGTTGTTCCTGCAAAAGTTGCAGTTGCGTCCGTTGCATTTGGTGCTAACACGGCATAGGTTTTATAATTGGCAGATCCTGAAGATCCTGAAGCATGAGCTCCAATTGCAATTTGTCCTACGCTATATCCACCTAATCCAAGAACACGTACTATTGTTACCGTACCAGCACTGCGCAAGTACTCTCTTACGGTAAACGGAACGTATAAATCTTGAGATAGACCTCCAAACATTTCTTTAAAATCAGTAAAATTACGAATAACTGTCGGTACAAATGCAGGACCTTTTTTGGTTGGTCCTATAATTGCTGCACCGATAGCTGCAATTCCTTGAGGTAGAAATGACAAGTCTTTTTCTCGAGTAAATACGCCTGGTGAGACGATTCTCTCGGCCATTGAATTTCTCCGGTTAATTAACGTTAATGATTGTCGTTACAGACAATATATTTCTTTAATAAATATATTCCCTAAACGTCAAAATGCTGTTTATGATAGTTAATCATCTGCAGGTTTATCATCTGCAGCAACTGGTTGAACTTCATTCGGCGTAAAAACTCCTGTAGCCGGATCTAAAGACCCTTGACCATACTTGTCGTTTAACGTTTTAGCTAAGTCTGCCTCACTATTCTGCATTTCGGACAGTTTTAATAACATATCCGTTTCGGCTTGTTCAAGTGTCTCGTGTTGTTTTTCGTGGGCTATTTGTTGAAGCTTTAATGCGCCCATAGACATCTGCAAATTTCTATATTGCGTTTGAATCTCATTAAGCGACTTCATTTCCTCATCGGTGAATTTTATTTCAGCCATGATTATTCTCCTTGTTTATGTTGTTTGTTTGCAACCACTCATTTATATAGTCATTTAAGTCTAAAGACGGTTGCCATCCAAGTCTTTCATGTGCAACTGTATAGTCGCATAGTGTTTTATCATATTCTCCTTTTCGTGGAGGAAGATAAGTTTTCTCTAAACCAAACATATCTGCTAGTTCATTGATGGAATGATTTTTTCCACGTCCTAACTCGAATATATCCGCTCGGTTATTTTTTGTCATTAATAATATAAGTGCATCTGTTATATCAGATACGTGTGTAAAATCTCTTCGTTGCTCACCATTCCCAGTAATAGTCAAAAGTTGATTATTTAAAAATTGATGTTGAAATATACCAACAACTGCTGCATAATCACCTGTTAATATTTGGTGGGGTCCATATACATTGTAAAATCTACATATGCTCGTGTTAATATCATAAACTCGTGAATAAAGCTTGCATAATTCTTCACCAGTCCATTTTGACCATGAATATGGGCTACCATATAATCCGTGATGGTATGAGCTAGATCCTGAATAAATAACTTGAACATTGTTTAATCGGGCATATTCAAGAATATTAAGAGTTGAAATAAAATTGTTCTTTATTGTCCGATCTGGATGTACTAACGACGGTTGAATTCTCGCTAATGCTGCCAAGTGGTATATACAATCTATTTTTTTAATTTGCATGGTAAGTAAAATTTCGTCAAAAGGAGTATCATCTGATAAATCGAAATCCCAATACTTACACCCGTCTATTTCATTTTCTCGAGTACCCGTTGAATAATTATCAATTGATAAAACTCTGTGTCCTTGGTTTACTAATTTTTTTATCAAATTTGTACCGACAAATCCTGCACCGCCTGTAACTAATATGTTTTTCATGCTTATCCTTTATTCTATTAAATAATTAAATGCTATAGTTGCTCGTAAATCGTCAACTTCATTTTTTTGAACAAAGTGTTCTAATACACTCGGCCAAATAACGATATCACCTTCTTTTGCTTCAGAAAAAAACCAATTATTAAAAAGTGTTCCATTGCCTCTGAAATCTTGACTACTTCTTAAAAGATCGGCAATTGGTCCTTGCGTATATAAAGCTCTTCCAAGTGACTGAAGAGGGTTTATAAAGGTTGTTGGTTTATGTACTTCTTTATCATATTTAAGTAGATGTAAAACAGAAAAATGATCTGGTATATGATCATGTACTTGAGCAGATTGATTTTTTCCATACGCAGTGTACCATGGTTCACCAGAAATTTGCCAATTTGGATACTGACCGAAATATTCATTATGGAACTCATTAACATATTTCTTATAAACTTCTATACACGGCCACCAGTCAATTGTATGATCCATATCATATGAAGTATCAACATACCAATCAGGACTGTTATCGCCTTGCGCGCGGCCCTGTTCAATTTGCGGCAGCATATAGGATTTTAATTTATTATGTTCTTGTATGGAAGTAGTCCATATGAACGGGGAAAAAATATTTTTAAATTTCGATTTCATGATTACAACATTCGTGCCTAGATTCTATACAATGGGCAACATTACCTGGGTTTGCGTCGCAATTACAAATAGTACATCCACAAACTTTATCGTCTATCAAATCACCTGTATGAAATGGTGATCCAAGTCGTCGATAATACACATCAATAGCTTCTATCGTTTCAGTCCAAGATGCGTGTTCTGCGTCAAGTTGACCTGGTGGACATTCATCAGAAGTTACTGAAAATCTACCCGGGAGAAATAAATTTTTGAACATGTAAGCTTTTTGCTGGAGTTGATGTTCTTGTACATAGTAAATAAAGTCGTCTCCATGGAAAATAGACCACTTTCGCGGGATAGAGTGATGGGTAGATTTTCTTATCATAAAAAAACAACCAAAACCAAAATATCGACCATGAAAGTTTCTAACTATTTTAATTTCATCATCATCATTATTCGTAATCGTTTCAGATTGACAAATATGACGTGGATCCACGGTAATTGTTGAATACTTTAGGTTGTTAAGATCAAGTGCACTAAGGCATTTAAATAATGGTTTAAAATTAATAGTAACATCATCATTCATTATTATCACATGTTCATTGGCTGCTATATCAACACCAATATTCCATGCTGGATTAACACCTAGATTTTTACGGGGCTTAATTACGTTTATAATATCAGATGTATAATCGGAATTTGAATTATCTATTAAAATAAATTCAGTATCTGGATAGTCATGTGCATTATCTTCATACGATTTTAACGTGTGACGTAATGAGTCCGGAGCTTTCCAAAGTGTAGGTATAACTATTGTGACCATATTGCTTCTCCATGGATATAGTTAACATAATTTTCTTCATCGCCGTACTTAGATTCTACGTTCCCGGGATAACTAGGGTTTTCTTCATACGCCCAGTCTTTTAATCCAAAATCTTCAAATCTTTTTGCAATATCTTCATTATAATGCTCTTGTATAGTTCTAACTCTTCGTTGTATGTCACGTCTTGACGTGCTATGTGTATTTGTATTCAAGCCATCATTATATATGAATTGAATGTAAGCGAGTCTAGGTATTAAGCACATTTTAGTTGATAAAAAAGTTCTAACGAGAAGTTCATAATCGTCCGCTATTGATAATCCTCTATTGTGACCACCTATTTGAAAATATAAATCTCTTCTCCAAGATCTTATATGGTTTGGCACACCTACAATGTGTCTTATCGTTTTTGGGTTTAAGTTTGGTGTAATTTGAACACTAAACTTTCTTCCCATTACAGTTTCGTCTCTATATTGACCGTATCCACATGCAAAGCCTTCACCGTATTCTAATGACACCCAATCTTCATCAACTTCAACACTGTCAGTATAATAAAATCCAGCGTCAGGATAAGCTTCCATCGCATCATATAACATTTGTGTAGCCTCTGGTGTTAAATAATCGTCATGGTCTAATTCCGCTAATAATTCTCCCTTGCATAGTACTGCTGCTCTGTATTTCGCTTCTCCAACTATTCCGCCGCTCTTATTAACAAAATCATATAACTTTACTCGTGGATCCATTTTTGCAATTTCTTCAGCAATAGAGATAGTTACATTACCATCCGTTGAATCATTTACGAGTACCCATTCCCAATATGGATTTGTCTGATTCTGTAAAGACTGATAGGTGTGTCTAAGTCTTTCGCCTGTATTGTATATTGGCGTAAACCAAGAAACCATGTCTTTCTGTACATCATTTACTAGTATGTTGTACATTGCAACCCGATATGCAGCATCGCCGGCCTTTTTAAGACTTTCTTTGCTGTCGATATCAGATGCGGTAAACCATTTATTTCTAACTTCAAGTCCTTGATTATATAATTCAGGAACTTTTAAAGGATCATCCGTTAAAGTTATTATAGCATCCGGGTTAAATGAATAGAGATGTTCAGATATGTTATTATCATTCTTTAAATGTAAAACATTTAAATCGCTATCTTCCCAGTCTACTGGTTGATCTGACTTTAACATTGGTTTACCTGGGCCAATATACATAACTTTTGGAACAAACTTATTTGGTGAATTAACCAAGTAGTTATAATAACATAATTCTCTATCAATAAAAGTGAACCAATCTGGATGATCGATATGTATTTTTTCAACTAATTTTCCATCCGCTGCATAGTCACCTATAAAATTATAAACCTTAAATATTGAAGAATGCCATGTTATTTGTGCTAAATCAACATGTTGATATTTAGTATTGTCCGGGGATGCCTGTCGATACTCTTGACCAGTAAAGTCTTTGAAATTGACAAATTGATTTCCAATAATTATTTTATCTGGATGTTTAACTTTTGTGTGTTCATGCGCGTACATTTCTTCATAATAATTAGGATGTAACATGTTATCATCATCAAGATAATAGACCCATCCAGTAGAGAATTGTTTAACAACAGGCATTGACTGAGGATAAAGTAAATCACCTTTCTGACCTTTAATGTAATGAAGAGTCGTTCGAGAGTCTAATGATAAATTTTCAATAAGTTCTGCCGGTATGTCTCGTATCACTGAAGTATCAAATAAAATATGCCAGGAAATATTATGGCCGAATTTATTATCGTATATGCTTTGCTGTATTTTTGCTAGATTGTCTAGTCGTGTACAGCGTGTTATAATGTCAATCTTCATTAGAATTCCACGTTAAAAAAGAATATATGAAAGAATCGTGCATCTGTAAGGGTTGCTCCAAAGTGTTGTGTTGCAGAATGTATATTAAACGAATTAAATAGTACTAATCTATTAAAAACGTTTCCAATTCTGTCAGTTTCTGTAAATTTATATCGACTATAAAAATTGTCATTGAATACTTTCTCGTATTCCGTGGTATCTGGTCCATTGGGATCATACTTCCTTTTTTCTGATATTTTGCTTTGATATAAACTCGTTCCGGAATCGAACGGAGCATCTGGTGTTAAATATACCAAGCCGGCCATGATATTTTCATCGACATGATGAACTATAGGATCGCTTCCTATTACATATTGAAATTGACCATTTCTTAAATTTGGATTATTCCAATCGAGTATATTCGTACCCAATATTTTTTCGAATTTCTCTTGTGTTCCAAATAAAGTCCATGGTGCGGTAGAAAGGCCTCTGTGATACTCTTTCTCTTCAAACTGTAAATTATTGATAGCAAAGTTTCTGATCGCCATGGGATCTTCATAAAAATTATCGACAACTATAATCTCTTTAGCATCAGTATTATGGAATCCAGAACCATATACGTAAAACTTTTCAAGTGTACCTAATTTTGAAGTTACTTCACTGGTGCCCGAATTATATTTGACATATAAAGGATCAAATGCTTGACTCGAATCAGAAATAGGAAATTGAACTTCCCACGCTTCTTGTATGATTATACCTTGTGTTGCATATTCATCAATAACGTCTTGGCGAAGGTTGTCGCTTATTACAACTTTTTGTGTTCCAAGTAAAAGCTCATTTATTTTATATTTTGATGCAATCCATCCATTAAATAAATTATCTTCTATGAATATAAAAACGCCATCATCAAAAGTTTCATGGCAAAATATATTTTCAGGTCTTAACATTACGTTGTTCCTTCTTTTGTTATACGACTGACTGGATTGAAGCGTTCTTCATCGTTTAATTCTTCTTCTGATAATTTATAAGAGTTTTTTCTTTTAACAAAAACTTCATCATGATCGGCCGTATGATATGTTCTACAAATTTGTTTAGCTTTGTCAATTGACTCATTTAATACAGGATGTATATTGCGTTCAAAAAATTGTTGATGTTGTGAAAATTGCCCAAAATCATTATCATCAGTACAAGAATAGCACCACATTTTTATAGGAGTCATTAATCCGTATTTACAAGATCCACAGCCTGTTGGTTGAAGTAATTGTAAATCGTACGAGTATCCGTCGCCGTGTATAAATTTTCCAAATTTTGGAAATACAGATTTTATGTTATAGCCTTTAGATTCAGCATGTATTTCGGCTTGACCCCAATCGACATGATCTTTATGTTCTGAAGGTACTCCTTTCTCATCATAAAATTCCTTTAACGGAAATATTCCGGTGGTGAAATACTCACTATTTCGTCGAATATGTGGATTGTTTGAATATTCACGTTTAAGAAGTCTTATAAATTCAATACCGTTAAAAGTATCTACTTTGTCCACATTTTCATTCTGAATCCAATACCCATAACCATACTGTCTATCATCAGTATCATCTATATATTTTCGTAAAACTATTTGTGAAATATCTACATTGGTATCGAGATATTTTAAAGATGTTGATAGCCAATCTTTAGGTATAAATGATACATGTTCAGGAACACAAAACCAATCTCCCTCTAAAAATAATGTATACTCGTATTCACTTGAAATCTGATTTAATTTATTAATTCCTGCCCCAACACCTAAATTGACTTCTGAATGTTCAAAATGCCAATTAATATTTGAAAATTCTGACGTTATTTGTGTGGCAAAAGTTTTCCAATTATCTGTAGATCCATTAACAAGTACATACCAATCTAATTCTTGATTTAAATCAGTGTTAGTCATAAAATATTGTATTGTAGATTTAAGCAATCTTTTTCTATCTTTAGCATTATGTACTAATGTATTAATACAAAACTTTTTCATGTTATCTCCATTTAGGTCCTTCAAACCATCCAACTAAACTATGTCGTAACCCCTCTGTCACTGGTGAGACTGCATGTTGCAGAAATGATGGGAAAAAAATAACTGTACCTTTTTGAGCCATTTCATATATTTGTTGATCATGCAGCGGTTGATTAGAAGAAGTAAACTCTAATGTTCCACCTGTATACTCAGTATTTTCTGATAATTGTACTACCGCTGAAAGTTTTCTATGAAAAGGAGCTTCTGTAACCCAAAACACGTCTATATGTTCTGTATAAAACTGTGGATTTTCAGTATTGCCTATATATTCTGTAAATTGGAATGCTGGCAATGTAGATATATGAAAATTGAACCACTCTTCATTGCACTGAATAGCAAGTTTCCACATTTTATCAAATATCCAATTACTGCCAGGTTCGTCTTTATCAATGAACCTTAGATTGCTATTTCTATATGTAAAATCTCTTCTAGAGTCAACTCCATAAGAACCATCACCTAAAAAACCAGTAGTTAAATCGTAAGTTTTACCCAATTTAACTATTTCATCACACTCGTCACTTGTAAAAGCATTACTATAATAACACCATTCTGTATTCAAAAAAAACCTCTATTATTTATAATATATATTTATCTAACACGTAAAAAACAGAAAATTATCTGATATTTGTTATTAATCCTTTTGTCACGGTAACTGTATAACTAGTTCTAGAGTTTAAATTCCATGTTGTAGAATAAGTGCCGGATCCTGCAGGTCCTTGTCTTCCTTGTGGGCCAGTACTTCCAGCACCACCTGTTGGACCTGTATTTCCAGTTGGGCCTAGTGGTCCTTGTCTACCTTGATTGCCTTGAAAACCCTGATAGCCTCTAGGACCAGCTGGTCCTGTAGTTCCAGTTGGACCAGTATTTCCTGTTGGGCCTAGTGGGCCTGTTAGGCCTTGTGGTCCGGCTACATTCGAACCTGGACCGATTGGTCCTTGACGACCTTGAGTACCTGTACCGCCTGTTGGGCCTGTACTACCTTTTGCGCCTGTACTACCCTTTGCACCGGTATCACCTTTTGCACCAGTTGGACCTGTATTTCCAGTTGGGCCTAGTGGTCCTTGTCTACCTTGATTGCCTTGAAAACCCTGATAGCCTCTAGGACCGAGTGGACCTATATTTCCTGTTGGTCCTGTTGGGCCTAATGGTCCTTGTCTTCCTTGATTGCCTTGAAAACCCTGATAGCCTCTAGAACCTGTACCGCCTGTTGGACCTGTACCGCCTGTTGGACCAGCAGCTCCTGTACTACCCTTTGCACCAGTAGCTCCTGTAGCGCCTTGTGTACCTATTGCGCCTGTGTTACCTCTGGGACCCGTATTTCCAATTGGACCTAATGGTCCCTGTCTTCCTTGATTACCTTGAAAACCCTGATAGCCTCTAGAACCTGTACCGCCTGTTGAGCCTGTATCGCCTTTTGCACCTGTACCGCCTGTTGGACCTGTATTACCTTGAGCACCTCTATCACCAGTACTACCTTTTGCACCGGCAGCACCAGTTGGTCCAACATTTCCAGTTGGGCCTAATGGTCCTTGTCGGCCTTGGTTGCCCTGATTACCTTGATAACCTCTAGGTCCTATATTTCCTGTAGGTCCTATATTTCCTGTAGGTCCTATATTTCCTGTAGGTCCGAGTGGGCCTTGTCTTCCTTGATTACCTTGAAAACCTTGATAACCTCTAGGACCGGTATCACCTTTTGCACCAGTTGGACCTGTATTTCCAGTTGGGCCTAGTGGTCCTTGTCTACCTTGATTACCTTGATTTCCTTGATTTCCTTGAAAACCTTGATAACCTCTAGGACCGGTACCACCTGTACTACCTTTTGCACCTGTACTACCTTTTGCACCTGTACCGCCTGTTGGACCTGTAGTACCGGTTGGGCCTAATGGTCCTTGTCTTCCTTGATTACCTTGAAAACCCTGATAGCCTCTAGGACCGATTGGTCCGGTTGGTCCGGTTGGTCCTGTATTTCCCTGAGCACCCCTATTACCTAATGGTCCGGTTGGGCCTAATGGTCCTTGTCTACCCTGATTACCTTGATTACCTTGAAAACCCTGATAACCTCTAGAACCTGTTGGGCCTGTACCGCCTGTTGAGCCTGTATCGCCTGTTGCACCAGTGTCACCTTGAGCACCTGTTGTACCAGTACTACCTTTTGCACCGGCAGCACCAGTTGGTCCAACATTTCCAGTTGGGCCTAATGGTCCTTGTCGGCCTTGGTTGCCCTGATTACCTTGATTGCCTTGAAAACCCTGATAGCCTCTAGAACCTGTATCGCCTTTTGCACCTGTACTGCCTTTTGCACCGTCGCCACCAGTTGGGCCTAATGGTCCTTGTCTACCTTGATTGCCTTGATTGCCTTGAGGACCAAGTGGACCTTGTCTTCCTTGATTACCTTGGTTGCCTTGTGGTCCAAGTGGTCCAAGTGGTCCTTGACGACCTTGGTTGCCTTGATTGCCTTGAGGACCCTGTGGTCCTTGACGACCTTGATTTCCTTGATTGCCTTGAAAACCTTGATAACCTCTAGGACCGGTATCGCCTGTACTACCTTTTGCACCTGTACTACCTTTTGCGCCTGTATCTCCTTTGTCACCAGTTCTAGCAAATGTAATTATACATTCTTCACCACTACTAAATGGCGAACTATCAGATGAAGCTACAACTGCTCCAGTAACTTCAAAATATCCAGTTCCCTCTGACACCCTGGTGATCGTCATAAGAATAAACTGATCACTATCGGTCTTATTTGACATTTTAAAATGACCCTTAATTGTAGACGTAGAATCATCAATAGTTCTCAAATAGGTTTGTATATCTTCTCCACCGACGTCAGCATCATCTATAGACATAACAGTTGAAGAATTTTGAGTAGAATTATTTAATGAAAAAAATCCAGCGCCCGGGTCTGCCGTACTAGTTGATGTATTAAATTTATATTCGAATGTGGACCCTCCAAAATTACCTTCTGGTCCTTGTCTGCCTTGAGCGCCTGTTGTACCTGTAGTGCCGGTATTTCCTATTGGTCCTTGATTGCCTTGGTTGCCTTGATTTCCTTGATTGCCTTGAGGTCCGAGTGGTCCTTGACGACCTTGACGACCTTGATTTCCTTGATTGCCTTGAGGTCCGAGTGGTCCTTGACGACCTTGATTTCCTTGATTGCCTTGAGGACCCTGTGGTCCTTGACGACCTTGGTTGCCTTGATTTCCTTGTGTACCTGTAGAACCTTTTGCTCCTGTAGCTCCTGTAGCGCCTCTTGTACCGTCAGCGCCAGTTGGACCCTGTCTTCCTTGTCTTCCTTGGTTACCTTGGTTGCCTTGGTTACCTTGTACGCCGGCATTTGCAACATATGTATGAATATTCTCTACATCATCGCGCATTTCTTCTATGGAAAGTGCTAACGGTGCAGTATAAAAAGCTACTCCCTGATCAAAAATATATGACCCTGAATCTCTTGATTGAGATATTTGATCATAAAACTGTTCTGAAACGACATGCTCATCGGATGCTTTTACATATGTATGAACGGCTGCATCAGCCCTTACACCAGATCTGTCAAATGAAACATCGGAAGAACTCGAAATTGCAGATTTATGTGTTGAAGTACTAGCTTTAACAAATAATTTTTTCCTAAATGATAAAGATGACTTTAAACTAGGAGGGCTAGCCATTTACTATCTCATTTATTTTATTCATTTTTCGGTTTCCTTTGAATTATAAATAATGTTATTAAGCGGCCGTTGTTGCCTTTCCATAATATTGACCGCTTCTATAACCATTTGTAGATACTGTTGTATTCATCATACAAGGTAATCTTCTACCATCATAAAAAGCATAAAATATCACCATTGGCTCCTGACTAGGTACAGACCATTGTATATTCCCGGTAAAAATATTGTTATTAAAATCTAAAGGAACCATTCCTGTTTCCCCTGCAGCATCACCTATAATACTTGTACTTCCAAATGGATCTAGAGATTTATTAAAGTCCGCATTTGAAGGTTCATCCCCCTGTACAAAAGCTACAACCCTAATATAAGCCGGCATTTGATGATTAGTGGAAGAAGGAGAGGCTGTACTGGTTAGTAAAGAATCAATATCAGAAATTTCAAAGTCCATCTCACTATCATCTGATCCTTCATTACTAAAAGATAAGGACCCAGGATCATTGTCCATTGCACTTAATACACAAGCACCCCTGGCTGCATAAGTCGATTCTCTATCCATAGACCAAAATATTTCACTATCCAGCTTTTCAGTACCACCACCAGGGGAAATAGTATTATGAAATTCAGCATGAGTATCACTAACTCTTAAATATTTATCTGTAGTATCACTTTTTTCTCTTGCGATCCATCTCCATGCTTTGTTTTGTTTACCTAGGTTATATGTTACACCCTTACTATCGTCAGCTGTTGGACCATGGTCCGCAAAATATACGCCAGCTCGAGGATGAGTGGCAAACTGGGACAAAAAAGTACCCGGGGTAGAAACGTGCATTTCAGAATGTTGCTGATTAAATTGTCCCCAGTTAGCAACATCTTGAAGAAGGTGCTCAAATTCCCGGATGCCTGAAGATCCGCCTTCAATCATGAGCATTGAGTTATCTGCGGTTCCACCTCCTAGGCCGGCCGCATCAAAATGTACTCGTTGTGGATTTGTATTAATAGTAGAATTATCATCCGCGGAGCTTCCAAGGGTCCACCTTACAGCTTGTAGAGTTCTTGCATCAGTAGTTTGTTGACTTGCTCTATCTACGTAAAGCTGTGTAAATCCAGCAGGATAAACAGGAAATATTCCCATACCCCTACAAGATTTTCCATCATTAATAAGTGGTCCAGTGCCAGCAGCAGCAGTGGGATACATGAAACCTAAATCCCCGCCAGATACAGTAATAGCCGTGGGTGCCCCAGATGAATCTAATGTTATTTTTGATACAAATGGGCAATAATAAGTTGAGCTATAATAAACTTTATTAAAAGAAAATATCAGATATCTAGCACCCCCATAAGTACTCCCATCTGAAGCATTAACTACAGTTGTATTTCCCGGACCATAATGTCTCCACTTACTACTGTAGGATACAGAGTTCGCCGGTAATTCGCCGGAATCTAAAGTCCAAGAACTGGGCCAACTATTATAAGCCGTAGCTAAACTCTTATGTGTTACCTTTATCTTATTTACATTGGATGATTCTGGAGATACACCTCCTATTATAAGAGTATCATCTATAATGTCTAAGAAAGTAGCCTCAGGGTAGGTGGCATTCCCACCGAAAGCGGGCGAAGAACTACTAGTCCATTCCTTACCCAATAAAAAATTGGCTGTCGCCCAATAGGTGGAATCATATTCATTGCCATCTCCTCCGTCATTATTAAAATAATAATATCTCAATTTACAAGTAGTACCCCTATATCCGTATATAATATGCAAAGCTCCATAAGCATCCCTTTTTATAAGGGGCCATACATTATAATCATAATTACCTGTATGAGAAAAAATAGTAGCTGCCGATGCTATAACAGTAAAGCTTGTTCCCCCATTATATTTAAGTACGGCCCTTCTCATCCCAATCTTTCTCGTACACCATATAACTAAAAGAACATCCCATTTAACCCAATAAGCAATAGGGAAATAAGAATATTTACTAGTATAGTAGGTAACTAAATAATTATCTTCTATTTTGGAATCATCATTACCTAACATAGCCAATCTTATATCATAATAAGTACTACTGCTTTCTTTACTAATGTATGGAATAGCAGTATAACCATAATAAGGATTGGCACCATTATCTTCAGCTTTAGTATCTTTAATCACAAATGGGTTTTTATGCGACCAAAAACCATGAGTATATTTTCGATTAATAGCTGATCCATCATCTATATCATGGTTTCCGCCCATTAGTTGAAATCCGTAAGCCATTAAATTAGGTCTCCTATTACTTCCATTAAAGATTCATATTTATATTCAGTGTAGCAATCCATAGCTACAAGATCATCATGATAACTCCTATATGGTATAAAGACATTTAAATAGTATTGGGAAATTACCTCTGTACCGTTTTCTGTAGTTATTGAAGAATCCCAGGTTATAGAATTATCATTTTTATATGCTTCAACAATCGTATTATCTGAAATAATAAAGACATCTTTCAATGCGGATTGCTCTTCATTCGTAAAGTCGTCAAAAAGATTATCCGCTGTCCATTGAAAGTAGTCATCATAAAATTGAGATAAAGTTTTACCATTAGATAAAGTTGTACTAAGAGATAGAGACACAAACAATTCCGTTAGACATAGATGATGCAGATGCATAGATTCTAAACCAAACATTTCCGGAAGTAGACAATGAACCATCTGTTTCTAATCTTTCTGTAGTATCAAAAGTTTCACTTGTTAAATTAGTAACACTGGACCAAGATCCACCAATACTGGTTTTGTATTGAACAGTTATTGTTGCTGTCCCTGTTGAACAAACTCTATAAAGGTTTACTGTAGTGAATGCGCCCATACTAGCATGCTTGGGTAAAGTATACCATGTTCCAGCAAATCCACCTGCTAAATCCCAACTAAATATTGTAGTTGCTGCACCAGCTGGACCTGTATTTCCAGTTGGGCCTGTATTTCCTGTTGGTCCTGTATTTCCTGTTGGTCCTGTATTTCCTGTTGGTCCGAGTGGGCCTTGACGACCTTGATTACCTTGATAACCTTGATAGCCTCTATCACCCTGTGGTCCTTGACGACCTTGATTACCTTGATAACCTTGATAACCTCTAGGTCCTTGTGGTCCGATTGGGCCTTGACGACCTTGATTACCTTGAAAACCTTGTGGACCGATTGGGCCTTGACGACCTTGATTACCTTGAAAACCTTGTGGACCGATTGGGCCTTGTCTGCCTTGAGGACCGATTGGGCCTTGTCTGCCTTGAGGACCGAGTGGTCCTTGACGACCTTGATTACCTTGATAACCTTGATAACCTCTAGGACCGTCTGGACCGTCTGGTCCAAGTGGTCCTTGACGACCTTGATTACCTTGAAAACCTTGTGGTCCAAGTGGGCCTTGACGACCTTGATTACCTTGATAACCTTGATAACCTCTAGGACCGTCTGGACCGTCTGGTCCAAGTGGACCTTGATTACCTTGAAAACCTTGTGGTCCAAGTGGGCCTTGTCTTCCTTGATTACCTTGTGGTCCAAGTGGGCCTTGTCTTCCTTGATTACCTTGTGGTCCAAGTGGGCCTTGACGACCTTGATTACCTTGATAACCTTGATAACCTCTAGGACCGTCTGGACCGTCTGGTCCAAGTGGACCTTGATTACCTTGAAAACCTTGTGGTCCAAGTGGGCCTTGTCTTCCTTGATTACCTTGTGGTCCAAGTGGGCCTTGTCTTCCTTGATTACCTTGAAAACCTTGATAGCCTCTAGGACCGTCTGGACCGACTGGTCCAAGTGGGCCTTGTCTTCCTTGGTTACCTTGAGGGCCGAGTGGGCCTTGTCTTCCTTGATTACCTTGAAAACCTTGATAGCCTCTAGGACCGTCTGGACCGACTGGACCAAGTGGGCCTTGTCTTCCTTGGTTACCTTGAAAACCTTGTGGACCGATTGGGCCTTGACGACCTTGATTACCTTGAAAACCTTGTGGTCCAAGTGGGCCTTGACGACCTTGATTACCTTGAAAACCTTGTGGTCCAAGTGGGCCTTGACGACCTTGATTACCTTGTGGTCCAAGTGGGCCTTGACGACCTTGATTACCTTGAAAACCTTGATAGCCTCTAGGACCGTCTGGACCGACTGGTCCAAGTGGGCCTTGTCTTCCTTGATTACCTTGAAAACCTTGTGGTCCAAGTGGGCCTTGTCTTCCTTGATTACCTTGAAAACCTTGTGGTCCAAGTGGGCCTTGTCTTCCTTGATTACCTTGGGGTCCAGTTAGGCCTGTTGGGCCTTGAGGACCAATACTACCTGTAGGACCTAATGGGCCTTGTCTGCCTTGATTACCTTGATTTCCTTGAGGACCGGTTGGGCCGAGTGGACCGGTTGGGCCGGTATTGCCTTGATTGCCTTGGGGTCCGAGTGGTCCAAGTGGGCCTTGTCTTCCTTGATTGCCTTGGGGTCCGAGTGGTCCGGTTGGACCTAATGGTCCGGTTGGACCTAATGGTCCTTGGCGACCTTGATTACCTTGGTTACCTTGATTTCCTTGAGGACCGAGTGGGCCAGTATTTCCTTGATTACCTTGAGGACCGAGTGGACCTAATGGTCCTTGTCTTCCTTGGTTACCTTGAGGGCCGAGTGGGCCTTGTCTGCCTTGATTACCTTGGTTACCTTGATTTCCTTGTGGTCCAAGTGGACCGGTTGGTCCCTGTGGTCCAAGTGGACCTTGTCTACCTTGATTGCCTTGTGCTCCTGTATCACCTTTATCACCTGTTCTGGCAAATGTGATTAAAATATCTTCACCGTTATCAAATGGGCCAGGTGTTTCATTAGAATCATCAACTGGTGAAACAGTTATTTTAAAATATCCTGATGCTTCAGCAAGTGAAGAAATTGTCCATAGTATAAACTGACTTGAGTCTAATTTATTTGTAATTTTAACGTGACCCTTAATGGTTGAAGTAGAGTCATCTATTGTTCGTAAATAAGTTTGTATATCGGTGCCATCTTTATCAGCATCATCGATATAAATTATAGTTGCATTGGCTTGAAGAATATTATTTAATCGAATAATTCCGGAACCAGGGTCAGAATCAGTTGTTGAGGTACTAAAATCATATGAAAAAGCTGCTCCGCCAAAATTACCTTCATCACCTTGATTTCCTTGATTGCCTTGAGGACCGAGTGGTCCTGTATTACCAGTTGGACCTAATGGGCCTTGTCTTCCTTGATTACCTTGGTTACCTTGAGGACCGAGTGGTCCTTGTCTGCCTTGATTACCTTGGTTACCTTGAGGACCGAGTGGTCCTTGTCTGCCTTGATTTCCTTGGTTACCTTGATTACCTTGAAAACCTTGAGGACCGAGTGGACCTGTATTGCCTTGATTTCCTTGAGGACCGAGTGGACCGGTTGGGCCGAGTGGACCTTGACGACCTTGGTTGCCTTGTGGACCTAATGGTCCAAGTGGACCTAATGGTCCTTGTCTTCCTTGATTGCCTTGGTTACCTTGAGGACCGAGTGGACCTGTATTACCAGTTGGACCTAATGGTCCTTGTCTTCCTTGGTTGCCTTGATTGCCCTGATTGCCTTGATTACCTTGAGGACCGAGTGGACCTGTATTGCCTTGATTTCCTTGAGGACCGAGTGGTCCGGTTGGTCCTAACGGGCCTTGGCGACCTTGATTACCTTGAGGACCGAGTGGGCCGGTATTTCCTTGATTACCTTGGTTACCTTGGTTACCTTGTGGACCTAATGGTCCTAACGGGCCTTGGCGACCTTGATTACCTTGAAAACCTTGAGGACCTCTAAATATAGAGATTTGATTACCAGTAAAAAATTTAGGTAAATCATCTGTTGTATTAAAAAATAAAGAGCCGGTTTCAAGCGTTGACGTAGCGGGATCTGATGATACTTTTGGTAATGTTAACTCACCACCCTCATCGAGGTTGTATATAATCGATCCACTTAGTACTAGATCTTCTGATTGTATAGGCATTTATATGATCTCCTCAAGCTTAAATTTGTATTTTTTACCGTTCTTATTATTCAATAAATATAAGTCTTCTGCGCCTTCTTGGATGGTCCAATTACCATTTGTTCCATCAACATCATTTCCTTGAGTACCTTCATTAGATAAATTTAAATCTGCTGTAAATAAGTTAGCCCATCTTGCAGCACCTGAACCTAAATCATAGGTTGCATCAGCTGAAGGTAATATGTCAGTAGTAAACGTTGCATTATCATCATCTATGGTCATTCTTATTTTAGTAGAACTACTATTACCATAAAACTTCATTGTACCAGCGTTGTTCTTTATTCCACTTTGAGTACCATTACCATCATCAACAAAATTAATTCTTTGTTCATCTCCAGCTCTTAGATTTAAATCAGGATATGATTTTCTAATTTCTACATTTCCTTGTGCTGATACGGTACTACCAAATGTGATTGCACCTTGTACTTTATCAGAAACTACTAATGAACCAAACGAACCAGTTGAGGTTGCTGAACCACTTATGTTTCCACCAAACGTAGCATTATGAGATGAATCAAGAGTTAGAGCCAAGTCTGCACTCGTTTGACCATCTGTATAAAATTTTATAAAATCACTCGTACCACCAAAAACAATGCTTGAATTATCTGCACTATTCCCATCATATAAATTAGTTACCCACACACTGGTAGTACCAACAGTACCAAAAGTACTATGACCTGTAGATGTAATTACTCCTGAACCTATTGTACCAGCAAATGTGGCGTTTTGGGACGAGTCAAGCGTTAAAGCAGTAGTGCCACCCGTCGCAATTATAATGGTATCTGCTGAATCTTCTTCTATGTAAGTGTTGCTACCACCATCTAAATATAATTTTTCAGTAGCCGATAGTTTGATTGGCATATTATAAAAGGCAAATCCTGTATCATCTATTTTTAATCTATCTGTTCCATTGGTTTTTATAGCAACATAATCACTTGCATCGTGTCCAAAAATAGCATTATTGCCTCCTCCCCATTGGACTTGCTGACCATCACTTAATTGTACACTCGAAGCAAATGTGGCGTTGCCAGAAGAGTTTAGTGTAAAACAAGATGCATCATTTCCATTTAGAAACTGTAATTCATCCCCTGGTGCAACTGCTTTTATTTTCCAATAATCTGCGTTTGTGGCACCATTATCAGAAATAAGTGATAGAGTAGCATCACCATTACTTGTATCTGTACTCTTTATGACTACTTGGGGTGCAGCATTTTCAACTGAAAGTTGACCTATCGAAGTAATAGTCTTAGCAAATGTTGCAGCACCACCTATAGTTGCTGAGCCTGTAACTAATAGTGAACCTGTAAACTGATGAGTATCATCTAAAGTATCACCGAATATTGTTGAACCACTACTAAATGATTGTGTCATATGTGTTACAGAAGAACTTACAATTAATTCATTAGCCGTTATTGATCCAACTGCTCTAAGATCTCCTGTAATTACTTGATCACCGGACAGATTTAATGTAGAACCATCAAATGTCAAATTACCCTCTGCTACTAAACCAGTAGATGTACCTGTAGACGTTATTACTCTATTATTCGCTGCAGATGATATATCTGCTGAACCGGTATCACCCTGATTACCTTGTGGGCCAAGTGGGCCCTGATTACCTTGGTTGCCTTGAGGACCGAGTGGTCCTTGACGACCTTGGTTACCTTGATTGCCTTGTGGTCCAAGTGGTCCAAGTGGTCCTTGACGACCTTGGTTACCCTGATTACCTTGGTTGCCTTGTGGTCCAAGTGGTCCAAGTGGTCCTTGACGACCTTGGTTGCCTTGATTGCCTTGATTGCCTTGATTTCCTTGAGGACCGAGTGGACCGGTATTGCCTTGATTGCCTTGATTACCTTGAAAACCTTGTGGTCCAAGTGGGCCTTGTCTTCCTTGATTACCTTGGGGCCCAGTTGGGCCAGTATTACCTTGGTTTCCTTGAGGTCCAAGTGGACCTTGACGACCTTGGTTGCCTTGATTACCTTGGTTGCCTTGATTACCTTGAGGACCGAGAGGGCCGGTGTTACCTTGGTTTCCTTGAGGTCCAAGTGGACCTTGACGACCTTGGTTGCCTTGATTACCTTGGTTACCTTGAGGACCTAATGGTCCTTGTCTTCCCTGGTTACCTTGATTTCCTTGAGGACCGAGTGGGCCAGTATTTCCTTGATTACCTTGGTTACCTTGATTGCCTTGTGGGCCAGTTGGTCCAAGTGGACCTTGACGACCTTGGTTGCCTTGGTTGCCTTGGTTACCTTGCGGACCGAGTGGGCCTTGACGACCTTGGTTGCCTTGGTTACCCTGGTTACCTTGATTTCCTTGAGAGCCCGTTGATCCTTGTGTTCCTGTATCACCTTTATCACCTGTTCTAGCGAATGTGGCAATAACTCTTTCATTTAATGTAAAAGGAGATGTAGCTGAAGAAGCTATATTACTTATTGTAACAGTAAAATATCCTGTCTCTTCAGATGTGGCTGTAATTTGAAATAATAAAAATTGTGAACTATCAACTTTATTAGAAATTCTAACGTGACCTTTAATAGTCGAATCAGAATCATCAATAGTTCTTAAGTAAGATTGTATATCTGTTGCATCTATATCAACATCATCTAAGTGAAGAATAGTAGCAGTATTTTCATCTGTTTGATTTAATAATAGTTTGCCAGCCCCTGGATCTCCAGAAGTGGCTGTGTTAAAATCATATTCGAAAGAGGCGCCACCAAAATTACCTTCATCGCCTTGATTACCCTGATTGCCCTGATTACCTTGAGGACCGAGAGGGCCAGTGTTACCTTGGTTTCCTTGGTTACCTTGGTTTCCTTGGTTACCTTGGTTACCTTGTGGACCAAGTGGACCTTGACGACCTTGGTTACCCTGATTACCTTGGTTGCCTTGGTTACCTTGGTTACCTTGCGGACCGAGTGGGCCTTGACGACCTTGGTTGCCTTGGTTACCCTGAGCACCAGTATCACCCTGAGCGCCTGTATTACCTTGGTTACCTTGGTTGCCTTGATTTCCTTGGTTACCTTGATTTCCTTGAAAACCTTGAGGACCGAGTGGACCAAGTGGACCTTGACGACCTTGATTACCTTGGTTACCTTGATTTCCTTGAGGACCGATTGGTCCTTGTCTGCCTTGATTTCCTTGGTTACCTTGGTTTCCTTGGTTACCTTGGTTTCCTTGAGGACCGATTGGTCCTTGTCTGCCTTGGTTACCTTGGTTGCCTTGGTTTCCTTGAGGACCGATTGGTCCTTGTCTGCCTTGATTACCTTGATTTCCTTGAGGACCGAGTGGGCCTTGACGACCTTGGTTACCTTGAGCTCCAGTTGTACCTTTATCACCTGTTCTAGCAAAAGTAACTATGATATCTTCTGCAGCACTAAATGGTGCTGCAGCTGATGAATCAACAGGACTTACTGTAATGTCAAAGTAACCACTGTTATCCGTTAAACTTGAAATTGTCCATAGTATAAACTGACTTGAGTCTAATTTATTTGAAATCTTTACATGACCTTTTATAGTACTTGTAGAATCGTCAATAGTTTGTAAATAAGATGCTATATCTGTACCATCTTCATCAGTATCACATATGTAAATTCCTGTTGCTGCATTTTGTGTAGCATTATCAAGTCTAATATCACCAGCACCTGGATTTGCGTTATTAGTATTTGTCTCAAAAGTATAGGCAAATGTTGCACCGCCGAAATTACCTTCAGAACCTTGATTTCCTTGATTTCCTTGTGGACCTAATGGCCCTTGATTACCTTGGTTACCCTGGTTACCTTGATTTCCTTGAGGACCGATTGGTCCTTGTCTGCCTTGGTTACCTTGGTTGCCTTGAGGACCGAGTGGTCCTTGACGACCTTGATTGCCTTGATTTCCTTGAGGACCGAGTGGGCCTTGACGACCTTGATTGCCTTGATTTCCTTGAGGACCGAGTGGGCCTTGACGACCTTGATTTCCTTGATTTCCTTGATTACCTTGATTACCTTGGTTACCTTGCGGACCGAGTGGGCCTTGACGACCTTGATTTCCTTGATTACCTTGGTTGCCTTGGTTGCCTTGAGGGCCCAATGGACCGGTTGGTCCTTGAGCGCCAGTATCACCTTTATCACCTGTTCTGGCAAATGTTATTAGTACTCCTTCATCATCTGAAAATGGTGACGTAGCAGATGAGTCAATTACAGATATAACAATAGTATGGTAAGAAGAGTTATCCGTTTGGCTTGATATTGTACCTAATATAAATTGGGATGCATCAATTCTATTTGAAATTTTAACATGACCTTTAATAGTAGAAGTAGAATCGTCAATAGTAACTAAATAACTTGATATATCTGTAGCATCTACATCTGCATCGTTAATGTATATATTTGTAGCGGTATTTTGATCGGTCTGATTTAATTTTACTTTTCCGGCTCCCGGGTCTGTTGCATCTGTATCGGCTTCAAAAGTATATTTAAAAGATGCTCCACCAAAGTTACCTTCAGAACCTTGATTTCCTTGATTTCCTTGTGGACCTAATGGCCCTTGATTACCTTGGTTACCTTGGTTGCCGTGATTACCTTGGTTACCTTGATTTCCCTGATTACCTTGTGGTCCAAGTGGACCTTGACGACCTTGGTTACCTTGATTTCCTTGAGGACCGAGTGGGCCAGTATTTCCTTGATTACCTTGGTTGCCTTGATTACCTTGGTTGCCTTGAGGGCCGAGTGGACCTAATGGTCCTTGACGACCTTGATTACCTTGGTTACCTTGAGAACCAGTTGATCCAGTATTTCCTTGATTTCCTTGGTTACCTTGATTACCTTGAGCACCAGTATTTCCAATTGGACCTTGGTTACCTTGAGAACCAGTTGATCCAGTATTTCCTTGATTTCCTTGGTTACCTTGAGCACCAGTATTTCCAATTGGACCAGTATTTCCTATTGGTCCTTGACGGCCTTGATTACCTTGGTTACCTTGAGCACCAGTACCTGCTGGTCCTTGTCTTCCTTGATTGCCTTGGTTACCTTGGTTACCTTGATTACCTTGGTTACCTTGAGCACCAGTACCTGCTGGTCCTTGTCTTCCTTGATTGCCTTGGTTACCTTGGTTACCTTGAGCACCTATATTACCTTGAGCTCCAGTATCGCCTTTATCACCTGTTCTGGCAAAGGTAACTATAATATCTTCTGCATTACTAAATGGTGATGTAGCTGATGAATCAACTACAGATATAACAATTGTGTGCCATCCTGTATTGTCGGTTTGACTTGATATCGTACCTAATATAAACTGACTACTATCAGTTTTGTTTGAAATCTTTACATGACCTTTAATCGTAGATGTACTGTCATCTATAGTTTGGAGATACGATGATATATCAGTACCATCGGCATCTAATTCATCAATAGCTATGTTAGTAGCGGTATTTTGGTCTGCGGCATTAAGTCTTAAAGCACCGCTTCCTGGGTCTTGCATTGTAGTGGCTGTAGCAAAATTATATTCGAATGAAGCTCCACCGAAATTACCTTCAGTACCTTGATTTCCTTGATTACCCTGAGCGCCAGTATTACCTTGGTTGCCTTGAGGACCTAAAGGACCATTTGCACCTTGATGACCGAGTGGTCCTTGTCTGCCTTGGTTGCCTTGGTTGCCTTGGTTACCTTGAGGACCGAGTGGTCCTTGTCTGCCTTGGTTACCTTGGTTGCCTTGGTTACCTTGAGCACCAGTTGATCCAGTATTTCCTTGGTTACCTTGAGGACCGAGTGGACCTTGACGACCTTGGTTGCCTTGATTACCTTGGTTGCCTTGATTACCTTGAGGACCAAGAGGGCCGGTGTTACCGATTGGACCTTGGTTTCCTTGGTTTCCTTGATTACCTTGGTTGCCTTGTGGACCGAGTGGTCCTTGACGACCTTGGTTGCCTTGTGGACCGAGTGGACCTTGACGACCTTGGTTACCTTGATTACCTTGAGGACCGAGTGGGCCAAGTGGTCCTTGACGACCTTGATTGCCTTGATTTCCTTGAGGACCGAGTGGGCCGGTATTTCCTTGGTTACCTTGAGGGCCGAGTGGACCTAATGGGCCTTGGTTTCCTTGGTTACCTTGAGGGCCGAGTGGACCGGTGTTTCCTTGATTGCCCTGCGGACCGAGTGGGCCTTGACGACCTTGATTTCCTTGATTACCTTGGTTGCCTTGATTACCTTGAGGACCGAGTGGTCCTTGACGACCTTGGTTACCTTGATTGCCTTGGTTGCCTTGATTACCTTGAGGACCGAGTGGGCCTAATGGACCAGTATTGCCTTGATTACCTTGATTACCTGTTTGGCCTGTAGGACCTTGATTACCTTGGTTACCCTGAGCGCCGGTATCACCTTGGTTGCCTTGATTACCTTGGTTGCCTTGGTTGCCTTGTGGACCTAATGGGCCTTGGTTTCCTTGGGGTCCTTGATTTCCTGTATCGCCTTTATCACCTGTTCTGGCAAAAGTAACCAATATATCTTCTGTATCACTGAATGGTGATGTAGCAGAAGAATCGATAACAGATATGATAATTGTATGCCATCCGGTATTGTCAGTTTGGCTTGATATCGTTCCTAATATAAATTGTGCGGAATCTAATTTATTTGATATTTTAACATGGCCTTTGATAGTTGAAGTAGAATCATCTATCGTAACTAGATAATTCGAAATATCAGTACCATTTACATCCGTTTCATCAATATAAATATTTGTAGCAGTATTTTGATCCGCTTGATTAAATCTTAATTTTCCTGTTCCTGGATCAGAAGTCGTTGTTGTTGTACTAAAATCATATTCAAATGTTGCACCACCGAAGTTACCTTCAGAACCTTGATTACCTTGATTACCCTGGTTTCCTTGGTTACCTTGAGGGCCGAGTGGACCTAATGGTCCTTGACGACCTTGATTACCTTGGTTACCTTGATTACCTTGGTTTCCTTGGTTTCCTTGGTTACCTTGATTACCTTGGTTTCCTTGGTTTCCTTGGTTACCTTGGTTACCTTGATTTCCTTGATTACCTTGTGGACCAGTGGGTATATTTGATAGTCCTGAAGCATCACCTTTGAAAAAAGAAGCCGTAACTGCACCAGAAATATCTATTGAACCTGACGTATGTGCATCGGATGTAACAATTTGCTGTATACTTTCAACGCTTCCACTTTTTTCAAAATAAATTTTACCATCATAAGTATTGATAGCTAATTCACCAAGAACTAAACTTCCAGTATTAGGCGCTCGACCTTCGACTGCAGATCTTTTAAGTTTTACTGTGTGCTGTTTTGCCATTATATAACGGCCTCCTTATACAAATATATATTTGCTCATATGAATAGGATTAAAACTATAATAGTTTGTGTAATTTTTTTAATTCACCAAAAAACTTTTGGTATTCTTTTGCGACTTTCCCGAACTGACGGTTTTGAGTTTTATCCCCTGTTAATGCCGCATCATGGGCTAAGCGTGAAAGTTTATGACCTAAGGCACTAAATTCGACCATCATATCTTTTGCGCGTTTTGCAATATCTTTATCCATTAAAATGTTCCTCCATCTATATTAAATACACCATCGACTTCTAAAGAGCCTGTAATTTTCAAGCTACCGGTAGCTTTATACGTATCAGTAAGAGCATTACCAAATGTACTATCACCTGTTAATGTAACTCCTGCGAAAGTTGGTGTAGAAGCGGTATATAGTTGTTGATCTAAAGCTGTAATATTTTGGGCCACAGTTTGGTTAATCTCTGTTCCGCCGATAGCAAATCCGTCTGCGCTAACTTCTACTCTACTAAATGAACCTGTAGACGTAACTGAACCGCTAATACCACCACCTGCAAAAGTAAGCTCACTTGAAGATAATTCCCCTTGCCATGAACCACTGACTTTCCCAGCAGTTTGATTTCGTATAAAATTAGCGTTGGTTCCTAATGAACCACTTACGTCGGCTTGAGTTAATGATCGTATAAATGGTGCATTTGCACCCAAAGCACCACTTACATTTGCAGAAGTGTGTGATCGTAAAAAAGTGGCATTAGAACCTAACGATTGACTTACTTTATCTGGAGTTAAATTTCGTAAAAATGTTGCATTTGTGCCCAATGAACCACTAACTTTATCAGCGGTTTGGTTTCTTATAAAATCTGCATTTGTGCCTAATGCGCCACTGATTTCAGCTTGAGTATATGAAGCGGCTAATCCAGTTAATCCACTACCGTCTCCAGTAAATGAACTAGCAACTATTGCTCCACTTGCACTTACTTGGCTGCCGGTTATATTACCGTCGACATATCGTCCATCAAGTAATTTATTTGACGCGTCATATGGTGTAAATTTTCCTAATATCTTTGGCATTATTTAGTTTCCAATGTAAAATCACCTGTTACAGTATTGGTTGATCTAAAAACATCATAATTTTCTGTATATCCAACATAGTTTGTTACACTAACAGTGACTGAAGATTCAAAATCTGCGCCAAATCCTGTTGAATTATCCCAAAATGATGCTGGATCTGTTAACCTACTTGGAATACATATTAGTATGTATTCACTTGTCATTCCCGTTACTTCTGTCCATACTTGAGTTTGATCATTAGAATTATCTTTAAATGCTAGTGCCTTAATATCGTCTGAATCCCATCCGCTAGCGGCTCCTGATGCACCCCAATAAATATAATTTATTAATGACACTCCCGTATCTAATCTTCCACTTTCGTTAACAGTAACATCAGAACGATATATTTTATAATTCTCTGTTAAACCTGCTGAATTAGTTACACTGTAAGCAGAGCCAATTACTGAAGTTGCCATAACTACTTGGTTGCTTGTTGAAGTTCCCCAAGTAAAATAATTAGATACTGTCCCTAATCTATTTGGATATATCCAAAATACATATTTATTTCCACTTGCATTTATACTTAAATTATTTTGTGTTTTATCCTCAGATAAAGTTGAAGTTAAACCTTCAATAAAAGACTCATCATACGAATTTGCTTGTGTGGATGCGCCATAGAAAATATAATTTTTAAAAGTTATAGAACTTTCATTAGTAGTAAGACCATCAGCAATTACTTGAAATCTCCGGGTGCTTCCTGGATTTGGATATGTAATTGCTACAGTATTATCATCAGTTGCGAATGGAGTTGTCCAATCTGAAATGCCAGTGCTAGTTTGAGATTCAGAAATAGCCGCAATAGTAGGTGGTCCATTATTGTAAGTGGCAGTAAAAGTTATTGCATCGGCGGCTTTCCAAGTTGCTCCTGCTGTGCCAGCCACTTGTGAAGTTGATTCACCATCAGAAAAGCTAGCTATAGAAAATACAAAAGTACTTCCTTCTGCTGCAGAAACCCATTTTGTACCGTTAAACTTTAATACTTGATCTCTTATACTTCCAGAAGTATCAACTTCTATATCATTTATTGAAAATGAACTACTAACGTTAAGCGATCCAGTTATTTGAGCATCTCCTGCATGAGTACCATCCCATTCAGCTGTAACTCCTGTTAGTTCTCTACCATCACCTTGTAGTAAACCAAACGAACCAGTCCCAGTTGATGAACCACTTATATTCCCATCAACCCTTAATTCAGAACCACCTATATGGAAAGCAACTTCTGGCGTACCTTTACCATGTGTTCCTATTCTATTTGCAGAAGAATCAGTTTTAAATAAAGGATTATTAGAATCACCTTTAATGACTAAATCTACATTATTACCACCATCGTTGAATGTAACATCGTGTGGAGCAGAACCTGCATCGTTTAAATCTATGTATGATATACCACCAATATTAAATCTAAGTCTATCATTTGTAAAATTAAGATAAGTATTAACATCATCTGTATGATAAATATATTGGCCAACATTAAGATTACTTGCAGTAATATCACCCGTTGTATCTATAGAACCAGTAATTTGTAAATTGTTTGTTGTTGATTCAAAAGAACCAGTTGTATTGAATATGCCAAGTTGTCCTTCTATACCACTTGCTGGTACACCAGTTAACCCTGCTCCACTACCTACAAATGATGTTGCAACTAAACTACCTGTTACTTGTAAATCATTAGTTGTTGATTGTATTGAACCAGTAAGTGCAAAAATACCGCTGCCACCACTAGTAGTTGTAGTAGATCCACCAGAACTAGTTTGAGTTACAACTCGTACTGACTTGACACCTTCCGTATCTACATCAGTAATAGACATAACGTCAACATCCGTTTCGTTTGTTACTACTAATTGTTTTGGAGTTATAAATTTTTCTGTGTTGACAGGATTAAATGATTCCGGTAATAGGTAGCCTCTTAATGTTACAGAAAAATTTGTTTTTATATTTCTCTTTTGACCTTCAAATTCACTAGCATCTTCAAATGAATCTATTGAAGTTCTAAATTTGAATTTACCAGGTTCTCCCCAGTACGCACCTTCAGCCCAATTAATTCTTTCAATAATTGTATTCATTTGGTCCGTGAAGCTTGTCCAAACAATAAACTCATACGTTAGTACCATATAATCTGGTACTGAAACGGCGTACATTTCTTTTTTGGGCGTTATTCCTTTTGTTGCACTTAATTTATCATATCGATTTTGACGAGTATACTGTGATTGATACGTTTGAAACAGTTTAGGATCTTGTGGGTCGATCTTATCAACAGGAATTGTATCATCTTTTGCCATAGAAGTTCTTCTAAAAGCAATTGCAGGTGTTATAATTTTTCGTTTTTTATCTCGTATCGCACCTTGCTGTTGGATTGAAGCCCATCTTTCTGGGTTAGCATACATTACTGGAACTTTTACGCGTTCGCCATGTTCGCGGATATCTGGTTTTATTACGTTTTCAAAATAGTAAAAAATAGCAGAATCAATATCCATAAGCCCAACAGATAATGATTTAACATTATCATCAGACCTAGATAATTCTCTGCCTCGATTTTGTTTTTCTTGCAGGGTTTTCTTTTCTTCTACCGGTCTTGGATCGCTTAACTCTATATTTGCCACTATGATCTCACTCTTTCAATATTTAATCTAGAAATCTCTGTAATATGGGCGGTGCATACAACAGAATGGTTTTGATCTTGCATACCGCCTATTAATTGATTCTCATTTATAGCATTAATTTCCCAATGTGCATAGTTCCATTTGAGAATATCCCCAACATCGGGAACATAACTTGCTTCTTTTAATGATTGACGTAAAAATGAAAAAGTAGCATTAAAGTTTACATCTGGTCCAAATTCTGTAAGTTCATAATCGAAATCATCTGCTTCTACTATACAGTTTAACGATATACCTTTTTGATATGTTCTACCTGAAGACGATTCGCCATATAAATTTGTTTTAGTTTCGTATACAGAAACTTTAAATGCTGTAACTTCTTGGTTGATAACCCCAGGTTTTGACTTTATAGGATCTCCTACAAGTTCTTTATTCACGGTATCAAAAAATTCTACGTCTCTTGATCGTATAAATCTTCCAGCCATAAGATTATCCTATATAGATATTAAGTGGAACTTTATTAAGTTTTTCTTGTAGTCGTGTACTTTCTTCACTATCCGTTTCCATCAATATTTTTCGACTAGTCTGTTCAAGAGTTTCTCTTAATTCAGCTAAAAGAGCCTCCTTGTCAGTTGCAGCTTCAGCCCTTAAGGTATCACCGTCTAAAGTTATTTCCGAATTGGGAATCGGTACAGTTGCGAATTTACTTCTAATAGTTCCTAATAATTCTTTACACAATGCTAAACCATATTTCCGGATCCATTGTTTACCAACATCATTAATATGTAAATATTGCATATTGTTGTATGGAACATTAGAATAGTCCGAAATTACATTTGCAGTTTCACCGCTAGCCGTAATGAGAGTATTATTTCTTTCCTCAGTTAAGATGTAATCGAACCATAATTTTGTTGTGTTCTCAGGTATTGGGAATATTCTTAATTTATTATTTATCAGAGTAAAAGAATATGAAGATTTTCTAAATTGATCATTAAATTCTATTGCTTGCATTCGTAATAAGTCTTCAAACATTGGCATTAAAACAAATGACACCGCGGGCGAATATTTATCTGAGCCAAAGAAGTTGTCTACAAAATTTGCTGTTCCATATCCTGTTGTAGAATATGGATCGAAATATTTATTTGCTGCAGGTAACGCTTCGTGATAAACTTTTTTAACTTCAATCGCTTTTCCGGATTCAGATACAGTAGACCACAATGCATTAAGATCATAATCTTGACTTCCGCTTACGACGTCAATACTTCCTTTTTTCCAATCAATAAATCCTCCAACGCCTGCTTCTGTTCCATACTGTTGACTTAAAAAAACAGTACGTCCAAGTGTTGGTGTTATTTTTTTACCCGTTAAATTAGAACCAGTAGATTGGCCCTGTAGGTGCAACATGTTATCTCTTATGTTGAATTGGTTAACTTGTGCACTATATTCTGTAACAGATTCTTCAAAGCACGCATAAAAAGAACCAGATTGTAATTCTATATCGACTATAGGGTATCCAAGCCGTCTTGCGGCCCAGTCTGCAAATTGATCAGCGGACGATGTAAAGCTATTTTCTGCATCATAAAAACCATACGGAGTATTTCCTGCAGAAAATGAACTGCTACCTTGCCAAATTGGTACAGCCATAATTTTATTCTCCAATTGAAAACGTTTTCAAGAATAAATATAAAGAAGTAGGAGTTGTAGTACATAAAAAAAGGGGCTCAGAGAGCCCCTTTTTTATTTGAATAGATCAGTTTAATTTAATTTAATTAAACAAGACCTGAATCGGCAACGTTAACTAAGCCATAGAATTCAGAACGAATCATTTTCTTAGCATAACGTGTCATCACGCCTCTACGAGGAGTGAAGTTAGTTGGATCGTAAACAACCGGTGTTAAGATCATAGGCACGTAAGGTGCATATACAGCGCCAGTTTCTAAGAACTGAGCACCCCTGAATCCAATAAGAATTTGATCATCTTGTAGGTAAGGGTTCTTAAATACGTTGAAACGGTTCGCTAAATTACCAATCTTTTGAACACCCATCGCATAGGATTTCGTGACATCAGCATCAGAATCTGTAGCGAATCCAGGGATTACTTCAAGAATAGTAGCAACTTCAGGACTTACGACCATAAAGTTAGCTCCACCTCTTAAGGTTTTCTTGTGAATTGCATTAGATACTGACTGTATCTTATGTCCAAGAGTTTGATACCAATCACCTTTAGTGTATGCATTAGATGCACCAGTGAGTTCACTGTATACACTATTGTTATACTCATAGCCAACTTTAGCTGACCAGTTTTCGGTTTTAGCAGAAGCATTTTGCTTCAACATATCGATTATTTCCAAATCGATTTCCATTGTTACATACTCAGATAAAAGAGCAGTCAATTCTGCTTCAGCATCGACAGCATGATAAGCGTTAAGATCTTGAGCAAGCTCAGGAGTCCAAACAGCTTTCAACTTACGAGTTTTAGCAGTAATTGGAATTGACTTCATCTGAATGTCAACTTCAGGAATTCCAGCATTCGTTTCTTCAGGATTAGATCCTTCAGCAGCTGATGCAGCTTCGAAGTCACCGCGAGAGGTGTCTACTGGCTGTTTGTGATAAGCTACGTGAATCGAATTGCCAGAACCAGACAAGTTGGTTTCGGTTGGATCAACAATAAAGCTGATAAATCCAGTTGTAGCGTCATAGCTAGTAAAAGCTGGGTAGAATGCAGTAAGTGCATCAACACCCGAACCAGTAATAGCAAATGCTTTTACACCGTCCAAGTCCGGTTCACTCAACTGAGATGAAGAGACAATAAGTTTTACTAAACTACCAGCTGCTAGTGAAGCAGATAGATTAGCATCCCAACGTACATCCGCAATAGTAGCAGAAGCAGTCGTATATGTCACATCTGAGTGAGTATCGTTAATTGAATAGCCCCATTTGCCGGCGCCGTAAAGGCCACCGCTAGGGTCCCCTGAACTTGATGTGTTACCATAAAGATCAGAGTCTTTTGCATGAAGCTTACCGTCTTGCTGAGTTGATCCATACTTGAAATCAAGATAGAAAATCAGACCTGATGGTAGATTCATTGGTTGGACAGAAACAAATTCCTGTGCAGAAAGTTCAGCGAAAATCCTACGAACTAGAGGAAGGGCAACGCCACTCCATTGTTCTTGATTAGCTGAAGTTCCGACTTGAGAAGCTTCGTCGATAAGCTGTTTTGCTTGGTTTTCCAAGAGCACAGCCATACCAGCGACTTCCGACTCATTGTTGATTCCTTCTAAGAGGCCAGTGGGTTCCCACTTATTTACCAATTTACGAGAGGAAGCTAGCAACTCATTATGAGGATTGTATCCACCCATAACATCTTTTATTTGTTTGTTAAAAGACATGAGATTCTCCTTATTTATTAATGTTAGCTAGTTTTTGCATTCTGCTGACAAAGTCAACAGATTCGCCGATGATTGGTCTTTTGGACTTAGTTGAAGCAACAGGCTTAGAAGCTTGACTCTTACGCTTGGCGGACTCATTAACAGTTGTACGTGTCATTGACTCAGCAAATGTAGTATAAACAAGTTTAACTTCGCGTACGTTAGCAGCGCGGTCAAATTGTTCGATAACTTTCATTTTCTGTGTTTCAGATACGTTTCTGCTTCTGAAAAGCTTATTCGTATAAAGAAGTTTAGCGTTGAGAAGGTTAACTTCAGAAAGCTTATCTTTTAGATAATGTACTGTTTGCTTGTACTCTTCGAGTTCAGCAGCAGGTACCATGGCTTCTTCAGCGGGTGCAGCTTCATCTTCGTCTTCATCTTCCATTCCTTCTTCTTCAGAAAGAGCTTTAATGATTTCGTCAAGATCTACATCGTCGTCTTCATCTTCCATACCTTCTTCTTCGGCAACTGGCTCATCTTCTTCATCTTCCATGCCGGGTTCGCCTTCTTCAGCGATTTCTTCTTCGTCTTCGTCTTCCATTCCCATTTCTTGTTCAAGTTGACGTAGAACTTCTGCTAGATCTTCATCTTCAGCTTCCATTCCTTCTTCGTCTTCGTCTTCCATACCAGGTTCTTCAGTTTCACCCATAGGTTGATCAGATGCTTCTTCAGCATCTTCATCTTCCATACCGGGTTCAACAGGTGCGCCTTCTTCTTCAGGACCTTGTGCATCTGCTTCAGAAGCAGCAGCGGCAGGTTCTTCATTTTCAGCATCACCTATATCTGATGAAGCCATTTCTTCATCTTCATCCGAATATTCCTCATCGGTCATTTCCTCATCTTCTGCTTCCATTCCTTCTTCTTCACTTTGAAGCTTTTTAGAAAGCATTGATTTTAGATGTGGTGTGAATGCCTCTTCAAGGACTAATTTTGCATTTGCTAGTGCTGTTTCGCGTACTGCTTTGGCATCAGCAATTGCTTCTTTTAAAATGTCTTCCATTTTATTTTCCCTTTTAGAGATTTGTATAGTTATTTGGAACTATAATCAGAATTGATTAATGTTGGAACACCTAACAAACGTAGGTGCATTATATTTTGGTATAAATATGATATAACATTACTAAAGTTCAGCTTTTTTTGATCTTATCTGTTGGCGTAACCTGGCTTTAGCATTTTTATCGCGTTTTATAGCTGAAGGTTTTTCATAAAACTGTCTTTGTTGTAATTCATGTAAAATACCAGACTCTTTAACTTTCTTTTTGAATTTCTTTAGCGCAAATTCAAATTTATTATTCATAACCTTAACGTATATTGCCATGCGGCCTCCTATCGATTAAAATATTCTTCGAAACGTTTATATGCTGCTCGTTCATCAAACTTACCTTGACGTTTAACACCTACTTTAATTGCATCTATAAATGCATGCTTTAAACCTGGAGCATTAAATGATGACATCATTCTATTGATATTATCCATTGATCTTCCAATTCCTGCAATGGCATTTGTTAGAGGTTTTTTAAGTTTTTCGGCTTCCTTCATATCTGCATTTGCTGCGCTATCCTCATCGGCTTCTTTTATAGGAACAAATGCATTGGCAGGATGATGATTAGATATATGTCCTTTTTGGTTTGAAAGAATGTCTATTTTCTTTGCCCAGTTTTCAGTCATAGTTTTAGAGTTTTTCATAGATGTGTCCAAATTTAAAATCGTTGTAGTTCTTTATCGCATTTTTTCATCAATACTGCCAATAACTTATCATACTTTTTTAATACCTTGTATGCATACGATTCTTCCATTATACGATTATTTTTTAACCATGACTTAGTATAGCCATTAACTTCATCTTGCATCTCTTCTATGACCATTTCATTATAATCAAAAACATCTGTAGATTCTGTAAGTTTTTCAACCTGTTCTTGCCATTTTTTAGGCTTCGCTTTCAATATAGCGTTTTTAAATTTACCATATGTCATATTTCTTTTCATAGTAGCAATTGTTTCTCCAGAATCTCCACCGGCCACAAGATCAACGTCATCCCAATACATATCTTCATCTGCTTTACCAACATGCTTCATAATTTTTCTATCTTTTTTTAGAGCAGTTAAAATAATATCTCTATTCATAGGACCATTTGGATCCCATATTGAATCTGTATCTTTAAGTTTTTCGATTAATAAAGATTTAAGTTTAATCATTGGTCTACTCCATAATTTTTAGCTTCTGAAGAATCAAATTTATATAACGAAACCTTATTGGCGCCGGATCCGATAGCTAACGCTCCTCGCCATTCGTATGCACCAAACATATAGGCTCTTTTAAATTTACCTGTTGATCGATTAACCTCGGCACCCTTAAAATAATAATATTCACCGTAATCCATGGTTTTTAATTTCTTATTCGCACCAAACCAATCATACTTTGTTTTATTCGCATCTTGATCATACGTACCTTTGCCAGATCCTAAAAATATAACAGGAAACCGGTCCATTGAATAATTAAAATGATGTGAGGTATTTCTTTCGCGCATTATATAAATTTCATTTTTCTTTAAAGATGTAGCACGAATATTACCACCAGTCAATGCAATTGCAGCATCCCATTGTTCATCTTTATCGCCACTTCCCATAAGTTCAGCGGCCTTTGATAAGCTATAACTCGCTTCGTGAAGCTTTCCATACATTTCTTGATAATGTTCTTTAAGAAGCATCTTCTATCTCTTTAATTTCTTGTATTTCAAAATAGCGATTATATATCATGCCCATATCTTCGTATAATGCGGACATTCTATCTTGTAAAGCTTTTGCTTCTGACGCTAACTTATTAAACTTATTAGCGTGGTTTTTTAATTCAGTCATGTTTCTTTTTACAGTAACTGCATCGAACCAATCTTTAGTCTCATCAACAACATGTTGCTGAGAAGCTTCAGCCATTTTAACAAGTTGCTGGCCTATTTCAGCAATGTTTTTCGGTCCATAAATATCTTTACCTAAAGATTGAAATTTATTTACTGATGATACTAGTTCTTCTTTTTCCATTATTGAAGCTTCAGAATTATGTTTTAATACTTCTTTAGCAACTTTTACTAAGCTTGAATTTGAACGTGATTCTCTAAATGGGGAATTAAGTGCTTGTGGAAATACTATTCCACCTATAGATTCTTCTAATATATCTTTTAATTTCATTTTAGTTTCCTAATAAAATGTTTATAATGTCTCGTTCAACTTTTGCCCACTTATTGTGAACATTATTTTTTGATTCATTCACAGGGCTTAAAAATGCTCCGTGAGTAGAAGGATTAGAAACAAAATCAAACGCAATTAATTCAAAATCACTTTGAACTTCATCACCCTTTGATTCACTTTTAATTGAACCTAAACCCCTTGAACTTATACCTAATTTAATACCACCTTTAAATAATTCTTTTAAAATGTTTCCGGCTGGGGTACTTAATACTTCGACTGTTCCAACAAGATCATTATTTTGCCAATGCATTTCTAATATGTTATGAGATACATTTTGTAAATTTACTACTGATGAATCTGGGTGATCTAATTCTCCCATAGCTCTACGTTCTTTAATAAACTCGTCAGTATATTTTTTGGCTTCTCTCATGAGAATTTCTCTTGGGTAAACCCGACCATTCTGATTTTGAGATTCGGCTCTTTGCAATACACCCTTAACAATAAGCCGGCCGCCATTGGAACTCATTGATTCATTAATTTTTTCTGGTGTGACATCAAATGGTATTGTGTCTACTATTAATCTCTTATCCATTATACTAAATCCTTAATTCTTGTTGATAATCTCATTAATTTTTCAGAGATTTTATGAAGAGCGCCCTTTGTTCTTTTGTAATATTGATCTGATTTAAACTTTGTTTCATTTTTAAGCTTTACATTATGCTTAACAATTTTTTCTATTTCAGAAATTTTATTCCGGATTTCGGTCATAGACTTAGCAATTTTTTGCTTTGTAGATAAGCTATCATCGTTTCTCCAATGATAGTAACCTTCTTCAACAACGCTCATACCGTCAGAAAGTTTTAACTCATCTTTATCTTTTTCCTTATCAGTAAAGGCATTTGGCGTTGCATATGGGGCCGCAGCTCCAGATGTTGACATTTCTGCCAATTCTTTACGAATCATATTGCGTATAAGTTCTTTAAGCTTTAATTGCATTTCTTACATCTTCTAGAAGCTGATGGAATCTCATTAACTTGAGAATATCTTTTGAATACGAGCGATTTGAAGGTTTTGTTTCACGTATAAGTGTAATACATTCTTTTAATTTTATCTTGATAACTTTATTTTCAATTTTAGATAATGACGTTTTTAATTCACGTAAAACCATATTAAAATTTGATGTTAAATATTCTTGTAAACCATTTGTATTACTAATGTTATTAATGTATTCTCTCAAGACGTCTTTTTGACTGCTCAATAATGTATCATATTTCTTATTGAACCTTTCAACCAGTACTCTGTATGCTAAAATTCGCAAATCTTTATTTTCTTTTCTTAATGTTGCGACTGTTGAAGAATCCACTTCTTTGTCAACAGCTGTCATGTGTTCGATTAATGTCGTTTTTGATTTTGTATATGAAACTGGGTTATCAATATTTTCAGATAAAACATTGTGTATAGATGCTAGTAATTTATAATTCGCAACCTTTGACTTTAAAAAATCATTTAAATGAAAATTTTCTTTCATTTGTTTTATAAGCAAATATTTTTCTTTATTAAGCTTGCTAGTATTAATGTTCCTAGTATATGCTTTAATAGTATTTTCGATTAGCTCTTTAGCATGATCTGGTGTTTTAACTTTGTTTTCAATCAACACATTAAAATATTTATTCTCTTTAAATAATTCAGAGTTTTTATTGAAACTAGTTTTCAAAATTGTTTCGGCTACTCCAGTCTTATTGCTATTTAAGATGTCTGCGGTTATTTGTCTTACTAGCAACTCAAAGAGAAGCCCTGTGTTTTTATACTTTGAATGTTTCATTTTAGAAAAAAATTCCTTTTAGCTAAAGTAGTTCATTTATAAATATTGGGATTACAGATAAATTACTTGGTTTCTTTTAGTGTGTCGTCTAGATTATCGATCTCTTGAATAATTTTGGTTTCCTTATTTCCAAAGCTCTTTGCCATACGATCTATGTGCGATAATGCTAATGGACTCTTCCTATAATTATGTTTAACAGGAGACGGGTCACGTCCAATACTGTGAGTATAATCATGCTTACCGAGGACATCTTTAACGTCATAGGTATCACGGTCCATTGTGTCCCTATTGCTTTTTTCGTGAGTTTCTTCATTGTTTCTTGGACTTGATTCCGGCTGTTGCATTTGCCCTTCTTCCGCCGGCTTCGCTGGATCATTTCCCTCATTTTCTATAGAACCTAATCTAAATAATGTCTTTTTATCGTCTAATATTTCACCTTCAACTTTAGAAACTTCTTCAGCACTGAAATTAAAGATGTTATCATAAAGCCACTGTTTTGAAACCAAATTTGCATCGGCCATATCTTTAGCAATACGTTGTTTTGAATCCCATAGTTCAAGTCGTTCTTGTTCATATATTGTAGATGGATTAGTTAATTCTAATTCAAAATCAACTAAACCGGAATCAGTAAAACCTTGAGCATATAAGTGCGCAACGGCAATTTTTGTTAATTCACTAATTGTAATTCGCTGAATTCTTTCAATTGTGCGGGCAAATCTAACATCTTCGGCGGCTAAAGTAGCTTTTGATCCAACATTTTCTTCATACCCTAAAAATGCTTTAGGAATCTTTAATGAAGCAAGCATTCTGTTTCGTAGATACTCAATATCTTCAACAGCTTCATATGTTAATCCTGGAAGAGATTCAATTGATGTTCCAGAATCGCCTCCTCGAACTGGTAGATAAAAATCTTCTGTAAGGTTTTGCATATTGTATTTTAGATTATATTCGCCTGTATTTTCATCGACGACTGGGGCTTTTTTCATCTTATCGATGATTCTTTTCATGTATGTATCTACTTCATTTGGAGGTAAATTACCAATATCGACTTTAAAAATTCTTTTTTCTGGTGCTCTCATGATACGATGTATTAACATAGCATCTTCCATAAGACTTAATTGTTTCCAAGTTCTTCTAGCACCTTCAACCATTGCTTTACCGTATGGAGCATAATTAGAATCGGAAAGTAGTCTGAAATGTGCTACTTCATAGTTTTGATATTCAGTTCTATTTGAATTTGCCGGAGAATTTCGTGGATCTGTTGCATCTACTATGAATTTTACTTCTTGCGGGTTTTCTGGGTTCCAGTTTTCAATCCTAGAAACATCATATGCAGACATTGGCATGACATTTATTACCCCAAACTTTTCTTCTATCTCTAAATGTAGAAAAAAGTCACCGTACTTGCACATATTTCTAATCCATGGCCATAAATTAAACTCTACGTTTAAAATGTCAAAAAACAAATTATGAAGGATTTCTTTTATCTGATTATTATTTGATTTTATTTCTAAAACGTTGCCGTATTCAGATTTCATTGTTGACTCATCTGCGTATACATCTAGAGCCGAAGACAATATGGAATCATCATCCATTGCTTCATAATCCCTAAATAACGCTAATCGTTGGGCTTTTGCCAATTCACCCGAATAACCATGATAGCCACCACCCGAATAATTCGTAGCAAAAAGCTTTGTGTATCTATCCTGTAACGTTTTTGATCCGGCTTGAATTTCATCGGTATCAATTACTTTTAGTTTTTTTCCGCCGATATTTCTTACTATTACATTAGTAGAAAATAATCGTTGGATTCTATCAAAAAATGTGTCTTGTTGTGCCATATTATATTAACCAAGTTAGTGATTCTTTAGTATCTCCAACACTCTGTTTCCAACCGTAATCGTTTTCATCTTCAACTTTATAAACACCAGAGTTGGAGTCCATTTTAGACATTGCTTGTCTTGTCATATCTATACCTTGTTCTAGTAATCTGAGTGCGGTTTCTCTTACCCAAAGACCGATCGCTAAACTCATTACTAAATCGTCATTATATCCCTTTAATGCTTCGGCTTTACCATTGTTATAAATAAATACATAAAGTTCGTCAATAGTTCGTATTGAGTTTATTTTAATTTCTTTCTCGCGTACAAATTGTGAAAGCTTTTCAATTATTAATGGTCTACTTTTCATTGATGTAGTAAATCCAGGGACCATCATTTTATTTTCACCTCTATATTTATTCGTAAACTGCGTTTTTGAATCAGTATATTTTAAATCTTTTTTCATCCAAAATAAATTTCGATATTCTCTGTCTATTAATGACTGTAAAACCGCCCATCCGATATTATTGTTTTCCACAATTACCAATGCATCATTATATTCTGTACCTACAGACATTAAAATATTCGCATATCTTGTGGTGTCGACTTTACCCTTATATTCCGCTACTTGTTCTAAATTATCTATATCAATAACATGAAAAGCTGAATAGTCACTGCCGTCTCCACGAGCAACGTCAGCACTTATTAAATAGCGACAATCTTTTTCTGGGTTAGCCCATATCCACATTTCATCTGCATATCTTTTGTCGAGTGGGGCAGTTTCATAATTTTCTTGATATTCTTTTAGTACTGGACCAGGAATGACAGTATTACCTGAACTGATAAAATCGCAATCGCATTCTTGTGCCGCCATGTCAGGTCCTAATAACTTATCTTGTTTGGCGCGCCATTCTTGGCCTCTATTTGGATGTACAGTCCAATGTAATTTTATAAAATTAAAACTATTTGTTCCTTCTTCTGCTCCGACCCATGTCTGATGGAACCAATTACCCATCCCGTTTGGCGTTGATAAAGCAATACATTTACCTCCAGTTGCTAAGGTTTGTTGAGCTGCACCCCATATTTCATCAATATTTGCAATAAATGCTGCTTCGTCAATTATTAACAATGATAGTGCTTCAGAACGGCCGGCATCACCGGTTGAAGATATTGCTTTTATCTGGGAACCGTTTTTATATCGCAATGAAAGTTTGTTGTCTTCAACGCAACCCTGCTTTAACCAATTAGGTAATTCTTTATGCATGACTCTAACTTTTGTTACAAGATTTTTAGCAACGTCTTGTTTTGTCGCAATTACAAGTATATTTTTATCGGCATGGAAATTCATTAACCATAATGAGTAGCCCGCTGAAAGGGTTGAAAGTCCTAACTGCCGTGCTTTTAAGATTACGTTATAGTTATGTTCATTAAAATCTTTTAATGTTCTCTCTTGAAAATTATATAACTCAAATTTTATTTTTCCCTTTACAGGATGTTGAATATAACAATACTCTTTCATAAAATAAACAGGATCTAATGCGCATTTAACGTACTCATCCCGTATAGCATCTTTTATCTGTTTGCTATTTTTTGGCATCTAATTTATCCAATATTTCAATAACTTCTTTTTCTGTGTCTTTTAATTGTTCTAATGCTTCTTTCGCTTCATTAATTAAGCCAGCGGGTTTTTCATATTTATCAACATGAACAAATCCAGTATCAATATTGACTGGCTCAACGACTTCCATAGGTGAAGCATCTAACCATTCAGTGATAGAAACAATTTGATCTTTTATCGCACTAAGCCTATTAGCAAAATATTTCTTATTTTCATAGTCAACAAATGTACCATTAACACGTAATTCATGTTCTTCTTCAATTTGACATTCAAAACAATGATTAAATAACATCCACATTTTTCTGTCTAAGCGAGCCTTCATTATATGGTCACATTTAGGACAAAACCACGGCATTCTAGCCTCTTTCATTATTTCAGTAAGAGGACCTTCTATATCACCATGTTTCTTTTTCTTTTTTTCATAGCCAACCATGACTTTTTTTTCATACTTTTGACCTGCGAGTATACTGCTTAATGCTTTATCTTCACTATTCATAACTTACCTCGAAAATTTCATTAAACCGGTTATTTGATTAATAGGCGCAAATATACCGGTAAACTTAAATATTTTGCCATTGTATTTGAAAACTAAACCTTCAGATGGTACTATTGTGTCTAGACCGCCCATAGCCTTTATCTTGTTTAATTGGGTCTTTAATTTACCGATTGCAGATAAATCTTTTGAATTTTTTATTTGTTTAACAGCTTTATCTAAATCAGAGCGTAAACTTTGAGCAGTTTTACTTGGATTAGGCGCTAACCAATTTGAAACATTAGAAAGTATCTCTGCTCCAAGTTGAAAAAATAAAGTTTCAAATGGTTTCATATTATTTTTTAATATTTTTGGCTTATCTATTTTATCGGTTGTTCGTGCCCAATCAACAAAGTCCGGATGATCCGGTTTTAATTTATTAAGCTCTGTTAGTTTATAGGTCTTATTATCAAAGGCCCATCTTTTCATAAGTGGGTATAAAACATTATCTGGTATACTTGCAAAATCTGTAGAATGTGCACCAGCCAAAATATATTCTAACCAAAAGTGTTGGTGATAAAGAGAAACTTCGTCTGAATCAGATAACTTATATTTGTTTTGTAATTTTGTCAACATAGTCAAGAATTTTGATTGTTTTGCCGAATAATCTTTTGCCTTTGCAACTTTTAACACATTAGGACCTTTAAACGAGAATTTTGTTTCAATTGTGGAATTAATTTTACTAATGATCGACGCTAATTTTGATCCTCCTGATCTTACTTCACCTCTTGCTGCAGCGGTTGCTGTATCATATTTTAATATTCCGTGAAAAATTATTGTTGCAGGGCCATCATAATCAATAACGTTTTTTGTTGGTGAATAAATAATTTCCAAATTAGCCCAATTATTGCCATTATCAAATAATACATCTTGATCTTTTTTGGACATTCTTTCAAGTGTACTTTTCAAATCCGTCATTGCATATACAAAAGCATTTCTAACAGCAGGTATATGATTTTTAAATTTGTTTTTAACATCGTCAAGTGACATTCCACCTTGTTTTATATTGCCTTTATTTCTTGCGGCTTTAGCTTTTCCGTCAACAACAGAAACCATTAAATTTTGCCCATCTAATTTTTCAGTAATTCCTTCTTCTTTGTCTAATTTACCTTGAAGACCTAAACGAATGATCTGTTTAAGATCTCCGAATGTAAGTCCATAATCGTCAAATGGATGTGCCATATGTCCATAGGCTCCCCCCATAAGCAGTAACTCCTTTTTTCTTATAACTTGTTCTTGAAAAACTGAAATAAATAAATCGAATGTTTTCTGATCAAAGTAGCCAAACATTTTTTTGAAAAACTTCTTTCTTAACACTAAATCGTAATCATCAGAACCTAAAAGTTTTCTCATTGTTGTTCCACTTATTTCTTGGCCGCCAACTTTTACACTAGTATGTGGTAATTCAACTTTGTATCCATGTTCACCATAACCTTTAAGTCTCATATAATTTTTTCTATAATCTTTAAAGTATTTTCCACCAGAAAGTCTTTGACCATCTTTAGCGCCAACTCCAAATACAACAGCTGTAGTATTTTCATCATATCTGTTTAACAATTTTTTAGGCATATATGGTTGAGATTCCATTTGAATTGCAGATGATGGTATACCCATTTTTTGCATGTGTTTTTTCTTTTCTGAAAAGGACATCGGATGTCTTGCTCCACCAGTTTTATTTGAAGTTACGATATAAACTTCATCAAATCTTCGTTTAAGAAAATCATATGACTTTTTATGATGTGGACCAAACGGTTGAAACCTTCCAGGATAAACAGCTATCACTTTTTCTATCCTACTTTCTTCTTCTTGTATATATATACTTCTATCTTTTCTAGATGCAGCTTTTTTTACATTTTTTCTACTTGGAGACGGGATAATACCTACATCTTCATTGAACGTTATACCAATAGCAATATCTTCATTGACTTTCGCTTTCATAGTCGTCTGCTTATATGATGGAATTATTACGACTTGACTTTTACGATTTGGTCCTATACCCATCCACTTAACAATTTCCCAACCGAGTACTTGTGCAATTTGTTCCATCTCTACTTGATATTTAGCGTCCGCAACTTTATATTTTTCAGTTCCTGCTACAACTGCTCCACCGTATGTAACCATATCAGCACGTGTAGTTCTGTTTACTCCAACGCGTTGATCGTCCATCATACTAACATCATATACTGGATCTTTAGCGTATTTGTTTAAAACGTAATCAACTATAGGCCATCCGAGAATCTTAGCAGCTTTAGATTTTGTAATTTTTTTATAAGCATCAAAACTTGAAAAGAAATCATATAATCCTTCATCAGAATAAACACCTTGAACATTACTAGATTCTGCTAGGAAATTTTCAATCAAACTATCCGTTATGATAATTGGATCTTTACCATATAAAACTTCATTTGCTATTTGTTCACTTAATGTTGTCATTCTGGAATGTTTCCATATACATCGTTTTGACTTAATGATGTTGTCTGTCCAGTTCCATATGTATTTTGGTGCTGATCCTCGGTTGCATTATGAAACCCGTGACTATGAACAGGTTTTCCATCTATTTCAGTTGGTATCTGTTGTGGCTCTGGGGTATCTGGAAAATTTTCCAGTCCACCAATATCTTCACCTGCAAATATATCTACTTGTGTCATATCGCCCATTTTAGTATCTGCAAGTGGTGATTCATCAAATCTACCCACAGGACTACCTAAAGGACTTATTTCTGGTAATTGTAAATCTTCTAATGCCATTTTATATCTCCTATACTTCTAAACTTCTTTTAAACCATCCATAATAAAATTTTGCCAAATCAGGTTTTCTTTCAATTAACGTAGCATAATATTTTATCCTATATGCTCGGACCCTTTGAAGTTCAACATTCTTCATTGCTCCAACAGTCTTTGGACCAATTCCACCGTCTATTTTTAGACCAGCTCCTTTAGCGTTTGCTGTTTCCTGTAGAATTTTTGTTGCGCGGCTTCTGCCCATATTTACACACATATCGAAATATACGTGCCTAAGCTCTTCAGGAAGTTCCCCACATCGGTTGCGCATCCAATAGTCTTTCTTATAAATATCTTTGGCACCATCTTTAGTAAGATTTTTAATGTCTACATCTGGATATGCTCTTTTTGATACTCCAAAGTTAGTTTCGCCGCCGGGATCTTTAGGATCATTTACATAACCGCCTTCATGGTGTAAAACTACTTCTATTATTTCGTCAAAAGTTATTTTCATTTTTTCTCTCCTTTTATTATGATGTTGTTGAAATTTCTACTAGTACTGCTACATCATCTAGTGTTACAGTGCCGGCATTACCGGCCGCATAAAGTTTTGCCGTTATTTGATCGCCGGCGACGAATGTATCAACACCAACTGCCTGTACTGAATACAGGCCTTCGTCGCCACTTCCGGCTGGTGTCATAGTCGGGGAGAAGACACTCGACCCATTTTTGTATACATGCAGAGTAACTGTTGAAGATGCATGAGAATTAGTGCAATCCATTTGTAAACTAGCGGCGGTAATTGAACCGGCTCGCATCATACGATAGCCTTTACCGTTTGTTGCACCATTGATTACTGTTAATTCAATAGTTGTAGAAGTGCCGGCCACACTCAATCCGGAATTGTGACCGAATGGCAATAATTGGCGTGTTACTAGTCCGGTGGCTATTTTATTACTATCGATAATTTCTGTATCGTCCATGTAATATTCGCCAGTAATATTGATATCGCCAGCCACATCTAATAATTTGCCAGGTGCCGTATCACTTATACCGACTTTTCCATCTTGTAAAATTGTAAGAGCTTCAAACGCAGTGCCAGATTGGTTGTCTGACATAATGTCTAATCTGTTGTTAACTCCGGATAAATCTCCTCTATATACCATACTCCAACCGTATGCTGCACTGTCAGTATTACCATCTTGTGTGTCAATTCTTAACAATGTAACTTTAGCACTAGTAGTATCAGCACCAATTCTTATTGCAGTTCCATTATTAGTCTGCGCGATTCTAAGAGTGTTGCCTGTTGATCCTGTTGTTCCTCCAACGTCTAATCTATAAGTAGGAGCTCCTCCAATACCAAGATTTGATCCGTCAAATTGTAACTTGGATTCGCCAGTAACAGCCGTAGCTCCTGTTGCCGTAAGAACATAATTATTGGTCATTGAAGCTGCTGTCGTTATAGCTGCAGACGATAATCCGGTAAGTCCTGATCCGTCGCCAACGAAATGGGATGCAGTAATAGAATTATTTGATGCATTTACATCGCCTTGTAAATAAATACTTCCACTGTTACCCATTGTCCCGGTGTCGACCGCACCAGGTTTTCCAGGGGATAAGTATATGCTTCCACCGTCTCCACTGTTTTTAGACCCAGCCCATTCAGCACTAGCACCATCCGCTGCAGCAATATGAATTGCTCCGGCGGTACCAGTCATACTCCATGGCGCTGCTGAATACCCGTGTTCAGGGGATTGCCATGAATATGCGGACGTAGAAGCGTATGGTCTCATTCCACGAATATATAAATCTTCTATTGATCCTGTACCCGTATTAACTGCAGGATAATTAAAGCCTATGGTCGGGTTAATATATGAAGAGCCGGTTGCGGTTCCATCAGCACCGACTAAAGACTTAGAAACATTAAACAGAATTTGATTTGGTAACATTGTTAATGCTTCAAAAGGTTTTTTTGTTTTTAAATCTAATCCGGAATCATCAAATCTTAAACGTTCAGTTCCTGTAGTTTGCATTTGGAGACCGTCAGAAGACGCTTCAAGTAATCTCGTTCCGCCAATTGTAAGATAACATTCGTCGAAAATAATTCCTGGAAGTCTCAGCCATACACCTTTTGCGTTGACATTAGGTATGTTGCCATCATTGTAAAGTACTTTGTGAGCTCCCTGTTCATTTGCTGAAATGCCAGTCGTAGTAGCATCTACTGCATCATACATGTCTTTAGATTTAAAATCTCCGCCGAAGATAACCATGCACGAAAGTTGCACTTGGAGTGTCGCACCAGAAAGGCTTCCAGATAAGACCCCTTGTTTTTCAGATTGTACCTTATTAGGTGTCCAATAAGTTTTAGCTCCATCTATAGGATCTGGAGTGCCTTTGAACAAAGTAATAGCGGTGGTGGAGATAAGCGTTTCATCATATGAAGTTCCGCCGTCTCTATCACACATTACGCGGAGTTGTGTTGTATAATCAATGACACTATTGGCACAACCTGTTTCACTTTTCATTCTATATAAATGCAATAATCGTTTGATATTTATATTAGTTGGAGGAGCTTGTAGGCCGGCTTTAAAGTCGATAAGTGAATCTTCTGCAGCAGAAACGTGTCCTATATCTTGTTCAAGTGACCAGTTGACTACCATCCCAGCAGTACCGGCGTCCTCGGTACCCCAATTGGGGCTGAAGGAGTTTGCAGATGACATTACAACAACTCCAGGTTCTACAAATAATACTTTACCACCACCTGTACTCATAACTTGGTGTTCGTTATGAATTAATCCTCCATCATCTATTATTGAAGAAGTTAATGAACCAGACCAGTGTGGAGAATACCCGTTGCCGGTAGTCATGTCTGGGGCTTGACTCGCATCTACATAAGTTACAAACCGATCCCATCCGGATGAATCAATAAGTTGTTGATCATTGGAAGATCCAGGACCAACATATGCCATACTGTGTGTCGCATTATAAGTGTCCTTATTTGTGGCTCCGCCATAAGATCCGGCTCCTAGATATTTTTGGCCACCGATTCCAGAGATAGCAGTTTTAAATGATTCATCCCACCCTGGGATTGAGAGTCCAAAATCCTTATTTTGGACTAATTGAGCAGGTACACTTCCTGGGTTTGATAATGCAAATGATCCAACTTTAACTCTTTGCTGCCAACGTTTATTTCCGTTCGTAGTAGTTTCTCGTTCTTGAACTCCTAAGCCACTTAGATCGCTAGAAGAAGAAATAGACGTTTTTCGAACCCGTCCACCAACACTAGTGTCTTCAGCTTCGATAGATCCAGCTCTCAAATCCCATCCAGCAATACTACCAGTATTAGTCGCGATTAAATTTGTAGCGGTAACAGTTCCTGCGATTGTTGCAGAATTTGCAACTAAAACTCCAGCGTCTGATACATAAAATCCTGTCGATGAAGGACCTAATCCGATACCATCTGCTCCGATAAAAATGCCGGAATTGGCATCAAGATATGCAGCTTTGCTTCCTTCAGTTAAGTTTGTGCCTATTGTAAATCCACCAATAGTACCTCCTGTTGCAGTAATATCACCTGTGATCTTAGCAGCTGAAGCAGTTATTTGTCCTGATGACTTTAATCGTAATCCCGTGTTTCCAGTAGCACCACTTGAGGAGATCTCAGAGTCTGTAATTCCAAAACCACCAATTACTCCTGATCCTGTAGCATTTATAACATTTGCTGTTATTGTTCCACCAAACTGGTGACTTGATCCGTCTGCAGTTACATTACCGCTTGAGTCTAATGAGAAATTACCAGCTTCAACTGTTAAATGATTTCCATCAAATTTTATAAATTTAGAAGCATTTCCTACATTAAATTTTGCAACACCGCTATCAAGACCTAAAAACCCACCAGCAGTATCATCAGAAAAACCTGACTTTTTAACATATAATCCTTCTGCGGCTGCTGTTGAATCTAACTTGACATTATTCTTTGATATTGACCCTGCATTTATAGTCCAGCCTGCTATTATATTTTGAGTTTCAGATATTTCAAAAACTGTATTACCGTTTGACTTTACACCTTTTATTCCAAAAGAATCACTACCATTGACATCTCCAATTACAATTCTAGGAGTAGTAGTAGCTGCAGAACCTGTGTAGATATTTATTTGTTTGTTGCTGGCATCTATTTTTATTCCGCCATCAGTATCAAGACTTTCTATTACACCTGACCCTATTGTCCAACCACCAGCAGTTAATACATCACCTATATAACTAAAGTTTTCTCCAACAAAAAAGATTGGGTCTGCTGATGCACTTACGAAAAATAAACTTGCAGATGGACTCATTCCAGTATGAGTTGTCGCGTTTGTTCCCAGTGCTATCTTAGCCTGGTTGCCGTCTATTGTTGCGACTGTTCCACTTGTCAATTGACCTGGTCCCAATTCCCATCCAGCCAATCTTGCTTTATTCGCAGTAATCAATACTGAAGCGCTTGCTTCACTTCCTGAAACCGTTCCACTTCCACTAAATACAGCAAATCCGTATGGATTGTCTACAGTTCCATCATGTAATGGCAATTTACCTAATACTAATTTAGGTTGAGCTTCATTGATACTGCCAGTCCATATAGTTAATGCTTGTGCAGTTGAACTTAATCTTACACTACCACCGGAATTATCACTCTGTATATTACCTGGAATTAAATCCCATCCGGCAATCATATTTCGTTCATTTGAAAGTTCGAAGGTTGCATCTGCTGCGAGTACCCCAGTCCCATCAAATCCTATTACTCCGTACTTTGCAGTAGTATAACCACCTACACCGTTTAAATCTCCTACTCTAACTCGTTCTCTTGTTCCATCCGTTACTCTTAAACTTGGATTTGTAGCGTTTAAAGATATGTTAGACTTAGAAATAGCATCGGTAGTTAATGACCATCCAGCTATTTCGTTTACTTGTTCTGAAATTTCGAATACCCTATTACCGCTACCATCCATGCCCAGTATTCCGTACTTATCATAATCAGCTGATTGTTTTACCTGACCAACTCTTACTCTCGTATTGCCTGCATCATCAATAACATCCATAAATGGAGCGGCCGTTGAAGATGCGTCTAATAGTAAGCTTCCTCCTGAGATTCTAACTGCAGTTCCACCTACAACCAAATCAGCAAGACTATCATTATCTCCACCGGTGCCTCCGACGTACTTATCAATAATAACAGCATACTGTGTTGCATCAGCCACTGGGGTATCAGCTGTACCATTATCGGTAATTCCAAACTTAACACTAGCAATAGTACCAGTATCTGGATGAGCATCTTTATACCATAACGTAGATCCACTTACAAACGTTGCCGACTTATCATCTTTAAACGAAACTGTACCGGTACCTGTAGTTCCAGTAAAACTATTAATGACTCCAGAATCACTAATGTAAAGAGCTCCATTTGAAGCCTTCACAGTATCTTTCTGGAATATGTGAGTCCGTAACGTATTACGAACAACAATATTATCTATTTCTAGAGATGATCCATTTGCGCCATAGTCAATTGACCAGCCTGTACCGAACATTCCTGTAACAAATGTATTGTAAATAGAATCGCCGGAGCCATCTAATATGATGTCATCGGTGCTAGTTAATCCAGCGAATGATGGACTGTCTCCTGTTCCTACTCCAAGACTTGTTCTAGCTACCGTAGTACTTTCGTATCCAAAAGTACCTGCACCCGTAGCTACTATAAATTGTCCGTCAGATGCTGCTGCACCCAATGTATCTAAATCTTCTAATACACCATCTACTGCTATCGTCTTAGACGAGCCTTCACCATCGGCATTAACCGCGGCCATACCAGCCCCAACAGATAATGTTCCAACATAATTTCCACTTGTGTATGTTCCAAGTGCTATGTCGCTTGCATTCCATTCACCGGTTGCAATTGTACCAACAGTTACTATACTATCATCACCAGCATAAGTACCTGCAGAAACTGTATCTAAAGTGGCATGATATGCTTGAACGTCAGTACCTATCTCAAGATTGACGGTAGCTTTAAATGTTGCCTCATTGGCATCATCCAATATACTTCTACCAAAAGATGTTAAACCGGTCACAGCATAAGTGTCAGCGGCAGTAGTGTAAACCATCTTATCTGCGGCAGTGGTTAATCCTGCAATGGATGCTAATCCCGCATCTTGGGCTTGAACATCAGTTCCTATTTCAAGATTGACGGTAGCTTTAAATGCTGCCTCATCAGCATCATCTAATATACTTCTACCAAAAGATGTTAAACCAGTCACAGCATAAGTGTCAGCGGCAGTAGTGTAAATCATTTTATCAGCTGCAGTGGTTAATCCTGAGATGGATGCTAATCCAGCATCCTGTGCTTGAACGTCAGTTCCTATTTCAAGATTAACGGTAGCTTTAAATGCTGCTTCATCGGCATCGTCTAATATGCTTCTACCAAAGGATGTAATTGCAGTTTCTGTAAATGTATCTGCGGCGGTCGTGTAAATCATCTTATCAGCTGCAGTAGTAATAGTACCTATGTTTCCTATAGTAGTTGTTTGTGCGGCAGTCCAACCTGCAACTGAAGCTAATTGATCGTCAAAAGCTTGAACATCTGTGCCGATTATTAATCCTAAAGTTGTTCTTGCATTTGTTGCAGCTGCATCATCTATAAGTGATGCACCAAATGTGGAGATTGTTGTACTTGCAGGAAGTGAGAGCGTCTTAATGTCCGCATCAACTTCACTATCCATTAACGCGCCAGCAGCTTCTACATTTGTTGCATCAGTTACGTCTGCATTAGTTTCAACAGAATCTAATAAAGTTTCTTGAGCATCTGTCATTAATCTTTTGTTTGATGCGTCTGTAAAATTAGTAGTTGTAAATGTAGGTGTTGCGCCACTAACTACTGATTGGTTTAGTGCTTTGACATCCGCGATACTTGTTAATTCACTATCCATTAACGCGCCAGCAGCTTCTACATTTGTTGCATCAGTTACGTCTGCGCTAGTTTCTATGCCGTCTAATTTATCAAACATCTCATCAGACATTACGCCCCAATTATCCGTATCAGCTAGTGGTAGAACTGCATTAGTTCCATCAGAAGATACTATGTCTATTTTTGTACCGTCTCTGCTTACAGAAAGGTTTGTAGTAACGTTTGTTTCTTTAAGAGTGTTGGCCGCAACCGCCGTATTATTTGCTACTTCAGTATCAAAATCACTAATAGCTGTAGCTGCAAGTTGACCGCCCGTTGTGCTTCCTGCGTGCGTATGATTTGCATTTGTCCAACCGGTTGCTGAAATTGTTGGGGTTGTTAAAGTTTTATTTGTTAGTGTATCTGAAGAATCTATTGTTACTAAATTAACTTCCGAATCTTTTAAACCTCCAATCCATCTATTTTGATCGACATCCCATAATAATGACCCGGTTTCTGCGGTTGATTGATCTCTTACGTAAAGTCCACCATCTCCAGCCGCTTTTGCAGCATTTAACTCGATTATTCTGTCACCAATATTCAATGTAGTCGAATCTATTATTGTTTGAGATCCTTCTACTGTTAAATTTCCAGTTAATGTTAAATTCGTAAATTGAGGAGAATCCGTTAGACCAACTCCGATTGAAGTTCTTAATGTTGCTCCACTTTCTGCGACAGGATCTGTTGATCCATCACCGACAATCATTTGACCATCAGCAAGAGCACTCATTGCAGTTATAGCCCCTGTTCCACTGCCAAGTAAAATTCCACCATCAGTTAATGTTGTTGTTCCAGTACCTCCTCGTCCTACGGCAAGTGTTCCGGTGGTTCCGGTAGACAAAGGTAAGCTTGTTGCATCAGATAAATCAAATGCTGGTGTTGCATCACTGCTTCCGAGTGAAACCGAAATGCCACCAAGACTAACGGAACTGTTAGCTAACATCGCATTTGAAACTTCTCCTGATGTAACCGTGATATTTGTAAAATCTAAGTAGTAAGTTCCCTCTTGTCCATCTAATAAATCTGCATCTAATCCGCTTGAAGTTCCATCAACAGTTTTTATTGCAGTTAGTATTTCGCTTGCTGTCTGATCTGCAGTAGCACTTGATTCTATACCGTCTAATTTTGTTCCATCAGTTGCAACATCTCTGCCATCAACTGTGCCGGTGACTGTAATATCTCCTGTTATATCGATTCCGGATCCGAAATCTACATTCGCGGTAAATCTTCCTGTTCCAGTAACATCTAATCCATACGATGGAGCTGTTTGATTAATTCCAATGGTACCATCACCTCTTAATGTTAAGACTTCGGCAGTAGCGGCAGCTGTTGAATTTTCTAAAGCAAAAATTATTTTATTTGCTGAACTAGTTGAGCCATTATAAATGGTTTTTATGTCGTGATAATCGGTTGCGCCGTATGCCAATCTAAGTTGCGATGTTACGGACGCAGCTGAACCGCCTCCAATCGTTAACAATGGACTGCTGAATGTAAGATTTGCTTCAGTTGATACTGTTCCATCTGCATCGTCAGTAATAATTCTGTTTGCTCCTCCACCAAAACCGACTTCAGTTAGATCTAAACTTACTGTTGCCGTCGAACCTTCAGCAGGAGTATGTGAAACATCTAAACCAGTTCCAACTGAAACATCCGTCATGTAATTTCCAGTCGTATGTGACCCTAAAGTAATCAGATCAGTTAATGATGTAGCCCCTATACCACCTCTTGCAACACTTAAAGTTCCAGTTGTTCCAGCAACTATAGGTAAACTTGTTGCATCAGATAAATCAAACGCGGGTGTTGCATCAGAACTGCCAAGTGCAATTGAAATTCCACCATAGCTAACAGAAGTATTTGTTAATGCGCTGTTGGGAATATTTGAAAGAGTATTATTTGATGCATTAATTGTTTTGTTTGTAAGAGTATCAGTAGATGTAATTGTCGGTATAGTAACTTCACTATCTTTTAATCCACCGATCCATCTATTTGCACTAACATCCCATAATAAAGATCCTGTTGCTGCTCCACCTTGAGTTTCTTTTATGTATAATCCACCGTCACTTGTTCCAGCATTAAGTTCGATTATATTATCACCAATATTTAATGTGGTTGAATCAATTATTGTTTGAGTTCCCTGTACAGTTAAATTTCCAGTTAATGTTAAGTCGGTAAACTGTGGAGAATCGCCGGATTGAAGGCCTGAATCGACATCAGTCGTTGAACCATTTAGTGTTGCTCGTATTGTACCTTGACTTGGTGAAGAGAATGCAGAAGATGAAACTAATCCATCGGGTAATTGCGCAGATTGTGAAATTACTCCTGTTCCATTTAAAATTGTTATAGATGTTATTGTGCCACCAAGTGATATATCATTACCTGCTATTGTTATACCGTCATTTGCCAAATAAGAATTAGCAATCGCACCAGAAGAGGCCCAAGATCCAGAGATTTTGGCAGGAGTTAGATTTGCAAAGTCTTGCGATTGCCATGATCCAGAGATTTTAGCAGGAGTTAGATTTGCAAAGTCTTGCGATTGCCATGATCCAGAGATTTTGGCAGGAGTTAGATTTGCAAAGTCTTGCGATTGCCATGATCCAGAGATTTTAGCAGGAGTTAGATTTGCAAAATCTTGTGATTGCCACGATCCAGAAATAAGTGCTGCTGGTATAGCACCAAAATTTGAATTCCATATTCCATTTGTTATTGTTGCACCACTTAATACGTCATTGATTGTACTAAAATTTAATTTGTGTCGATGATTACCCATTGCGTATTCACCAACGTTACCTTGGAAAGCGGATGCACCTACATCGGCAGTATCAGCTTCATACGCTTGAAGCGATGGTCCAGCAAAAGAACCATAAACGTCTATATTGTCTGAATTACTATCTCCGGCTAACATTGTTGATGTTTGTGAAAAACCTTGACCGCCTCTAAAATCAATACCTTCCGGTGTCATTTTAAGATAAGAAGAATCCGATGCGTATAATAAAAATCCTTCAGGTGTCAACTGTACTCTTGGTTGAGACTGTCTTAATCTAAAATTATCAAAAGTTATTTCGGTATATGGATATTTTGCGGATGATTCATCATTTAACTTAATATCTTCTTCAACTTCTTTAACGGCAGTTTTGCCCGGGAGAACATCTGACATTGGATCAACGACATGTCCTTGATAAATCGCACGTTTCTTTTTATATGAGGTATCCGGATTTATTGATCCTGACAATGTTACTTTTAATTTTGAAGAGTTTGCGGGTAATTCTGCTCCTGCAGAAATTGAACCATATCGAGATCCAAGTCTATATTGAGCATATCCACCTCTGTCACTTCTTGATCCGGATTTTGGAATAAACATTGTCCAACTTGAGCCATTCCAATATTCAACTTTATATTTTTGGGATTGTAAACCTCTATCATATCCTTTTCCTGAAAGAGAATGTGAAAATTTTCCAACTCCAGCAAATGAAACGACATTGCCGGCTTTCCAAACAGTTCCTGCTGCGGAACTTGCACTTACAATTTGCGAGACTTCATATGTGTTGCCGGCTAAATAAGATTGGCTTGCGACGGCTAAACTTCTACTTAATCCTGCAACAGGTGCTAAAGTACCTGGATGGACAATATCAAGCGTAAAATCGCCAAGTACTGCTTCATTAAAATCTGTAAATGGTGCACCTGACCTTTTTGTTATTGAGTGTGAAACGGGACCTGTCGAAGCAATAGACCAACTAACAACAGACAATGGTGAAGCGGTTGTTCCAACATGGTAGCCAGCTGAAGAAAAACTACTTAATGGATCAACTTCAAAACTATCATTTTCCATTTCGTCTGGATCTGAACCAATAACATGCAAGCTGCTACTTGCAACGGTAACCATATTATTAGTAAAAGCATCTTGAATATACAATCCTGGGTCATCAGAAGCACTTAATATCGTTTGACCTTTTTGAATAGAATTCGAATCAACTGTCCATCCGCCAATTAATGCTGCAGATGAAGTTAGTTCACCTTGGAACTGAGCATTGCTAGCTGTAAGGTTTCCATCTTTTGATACAAAGAAATTAGAAGCAGATATTTCTCCTCCTGCAACTTTTATTACTGGAACAGTTTGGCCAATTAATTTAATTTTTCCTTCACCAAGGCTCATACTTGATTCTGTTGATGAAAGGACTAAATTCGTAGTATCTAATTCAAATCGAGTTGTTTTAACTGATACGCCATTACTCGTATCATATCTTAAAAAGTTTTGGGCACCATCACCAGCGTAAAATCTTGGATTTCCACTATTATAACCCAGTTGGATTCCTTCACTTCCAAAAACATGAGTGTTTACGGATATTTCTGCATTATCTCCATTTCCATTAAGTCTAATTCCAGCACCTGGACTTGTTAAATTTGTTGAACTAATATTCCAACCTGCAATTTTACCATCAGTAAATAATACGTTTGAACCAGTAATCTGACCGTTTGATTTTAGTATTAATTTATCATTAGAACTTGATATGGCGTTTGATGTAATTGCGTATCCACCAATCTCACCAGAGGTTGCGGTTATTTTACCAGTTAAAAATACATTTTCACTAAATAAACCAAAACCTGGATCTGTACCAACTTTTGCAGAACTGATTCCACTTAAATCGCCTAGACGAGCTTTTAATTCAAAATCTGGGTATGCACTTCCTGTTCTTTCAACAATATCGATATAAGGGGTCGCAGCATCGGAAGGATTTGCGTTTATTCTTATGTAACCGCTTTCGCTAACACCTGTTGAAACTATTACTTGTCCTTCTTCATAAGTTGTTGCTGAACCACTTACGGCTCTTGTTACCATAATGTTTCCAGCAAAGTCATTCGTTCCATTTCCTGTAATAGAAGAACTTACAACTTTTACAACTTCCTGATTAAAGCCTGATCCTGTTTCCTTTTTAATTATTAAATATTCATTCGCAACAAAGCCTGATGCATTTACTACGCTCATTGTGGCTGCAGATACACCTACTGTACTTCCGGATATTGCAGTTGAATTTGCAACCCATAATTGTCCGCCTACCGCATTAATACTTTCTTTTTCAAAAGTAACAGTTGCTAATGTTCCTCTTATTGTTGCGTTTTCAAATTCAGCTTCGCCAGATTGATCAATTTTCCATCCTTTAACTCCACTAGAGTAATCTGCAGTTTGAATAGTTCCTGAAGAATCTAATGTTATATTCGTTCCAGACAATGTGGAATTTCCAATTGTCCATCCACCAATTTTTCCAGCTGAACCTGTTATTTCACCAGTAGTAGATAAAAAGAAATTAGATGAGGATATTTCACCACCATCCATTTTTAATATTGGTACTCCGCCAGTTCCACCAGTTGCGTGTAATAATAATTCTTTATTGTTTCCAAGTGACATTGAAGCCTGAGGACTTGATAATGTAAATCCTGATGCGGAAATGTTTAATTGTGTAACATCAATATTAATGTCAGATCCTGTGATTGAAAAAGAACCTTCACTAAATTTTATATTTCCGTTTGGATCGCCCATTTTAAAATCACCTGACGATGAAAAGAAAACTCCTGATCCTTGTGTCATATTAACACCGGCACCTAATGATAATGTTCCTACCTCTGAATCGACGTCAAATCGTGTTGTGTCTAATTTAAATTGCGGTACAATTATTTCAACATTTGATCCAGAAATTTTACCGCCTTCTAATAGAAACTGTGATGCTGTTACATTACCTTGTCGCGTTAAATGAAAAGCAGATGAACTTATTTCAATACTTCCGCCTGAACCACTTACAAATTGTGTACCCTTACTTCCTAAAAAGAATTTAGGTGTTTCCAATGTAATTGAACTTCCACTTATAACTGCAGTATCTGTACTGATATCAAGACTGGTGCCGTTAAATTTTATATGTCCACCGGTTCCTACGGCTGAAAATAATGGTGTTGAGCCGGCCGCAACTGCAAGCATTATTCCTGTGTCACCATAAATTTTATCTGGGAGAGCTAAACTTGGTTGTATACTGATATATGGGCTATTACTATTACCTCTTATAACAATCTCATTACCAGTTCCCAATGACATTGAAGCTTCTGTTGAAGATAATTCAAGTCCAGTAGTGTCTAATTCAAAATTCTCAACATCTATATCAATATCACTACCAACTATTCTAGCTGCTGAAGCTGTGATTTGTCCATTTGATTTTAATATTAAATTATCGTTTGTAGAATTTATTTGTGTAGCAGAAACTTCGAATCCGCCAATGGACGCTGATTTAAAACTTGCGAATCCTTGTGTATTAATAGATGATGAAGCATTGCTATCTGTAGACGGACTACCTCCAATTGTGGCAGGAGTTCTAATATTATTTGCGGTAATATCACCTTGTACTGTTAATGTGCTTCCTTTATATTGAAGAAATTGGCCAGCTCCTTTATTTCCAAGTAATATTGAAGATCCAGTCATTTCTCCACCTGATTTTAATATCAGTGAATCGTCGGTTGACGTAATAGTTGAAGGAGCGATTTCAAAGCCGGCTATAGATGCAGACTTAAATGAAGCGAATCCTTGTGCATTTATAGACGCAGATGCATTCTGTTCAGTAGATACCGATCCACCAATTATAGCAGGTGTACGTATTGCATTTGCTGTGATAGTTCCTTGGACGGTCAATGCTCCATTCAAGTACTCTAAATAATTTGCAGACGACTTATTTCCAAGTAAAATATTAGATGCACTTACGTCGCCAGAAGATTTTACATTAAATGGAGCACTTCCACTTGTTGATAACGAGTCCGCGCCCGCAAAGAAACGAGTATTACCAATAGACGAAAGGCCGGAGTATTTTCCACCTGTTGATTTATGAATTGAATCCGAACCTATAGTCCAATTACCGATATACCCAGCAGAAGACGTAAGAACCCCTTCAATTATTGCACCACTTGCAATTAATGTACCTGAAGATGATACTGCAAAGTCGGAACCGAATCGTACATAATATCCTCCAGGTGTAAAATCAATGTAATATCCATCGTTAGGGTTTGTGTCAGGGCCTTGATCCGATTTATAAAGTGCAGAACCGTTTGCATCTAATGTTGCGTTACTTCCGCTTAACATTCCATCGACTATTTTCCAATTACCAATATCGCCTGATGTGGCCGTAATCGATCCAGAGACAACTACATCGCCGCTTGAAGACAAATGGAATGCAGATGAACTTATTTCAATTATTCCGCCTGAACCAGAGATGAATTGTGTATTTGTGTTTCCTACGAAAAATGCATCGGCTACAACTTCAAATCTAGAAGGTATTGTGCTAAATCTTAAACTTCCCGATTTGCCGGCAAGCTCTAATCCGACACCTGCATAATTATCTCCTGAATCCGGTAATACTGAACCACTATAAATCATCCAACCGGTATGTTCATCATTTAAACTTGAACTTTTAAATCCTCTATATTGTACAGATCTGATAAATCCAGATCCAGTTGCACCGTCACCTCCTGTTTCAGGTAATGTCGATGAGATTCCTCCCATTTGAATACCACTTCCGGTGGTTTCTCCTCCAATAAAAATAGATCCTTCAATTGTATTGTCATTTCCAAGGATATTCATATTTTCACCTTGGAAAACTACGCCATCCGGATTATCAGGTAAGGTTGTTATTACTGTTTCAGATTTTTCATTGTTACTATTATAGAATTCAAATGCGAAATCTAGATTATCCGGTCGAGTTTGGAGTGCAGGAACAGGAGCTGTTAGCTGGATTATATCCGGTGAAAAATTTGTATCAGTTGCAGCTCTTAATGATAAATTTGCAAGGTGCCAATGTCCATGAGTGGTTTTTATTTGAAGTATAGCAGTTCCATCAAAATCCGGCTCAAAAGTAGCTTCGTGTCGAGTTTGTTCTAACCCTCTTAAAGAGTTAACTGAATCAGGAAATTTTATTTGTGCTATCGCTCGTCCAAAACCTGCATTTTGATTTGTAGTATTTTCAGCGAGAGTAAAAGCAGATCCGGACATAAAGAAGGTCATCTTTGGTTTCGAACCAATACCGCCTCTGTTGTCGCATATTGTATCAAATGTCAGCGTATAAGAAGTGTTCTTTGCAAAACTCATAGAATATTGCGGTTTTAACGCTAAAACATGATGATCTGTATCGCCATCAAGCATATTTGCGGCGGATGAAGAAATGAAAACTGAATCAACTAAATATTCATCGGTTGAATACGTTTGAAAAACGGTTGATGTAGCGAATGGATTAGCGGATCCACCTCCTGTTTCATTCCAATATTTGGAAACTATTGTATCAGAAGCAAAATACCCAATTCGAGCAGTACCTGTAAGGGAAAGAGTATCCTGTAAGAGCTCTGGAGCTTCAACAGGTGTATCAATAACTTTATTCCAGTTTCCAAACGGTCCGTTATTTTTAACGTATGCCGCTATTCGATAAACGTCTCCAGAAAATGTTCGAACATTAGACAATACGACATTTGCAAACGATTTAAAATTTACACTGCTTGTATTAAATTCAGACGGTTTTGGCCAATTTATCTGGTAGCTGCTAGCCTCGATTGGACTAATTAAATATTGCCCAGAACCTGAATCATATAATCCAAAGGGTTTTTGAACTCTTATTGTCTTTTTGTTGACGACCTTACTTATTCGTGCGGAATAAGACGGAACAATCATTTGACTTGTTGTGACAAATGTTGGGGTCGCTTGAGGCGACGATATAGTTAATGTTCCTCCAACCATTGAAGATGAAAATTCAGTAGTAGATCCATCAGGAAATGAAAACAAATAAGAAGTATCATTTGGAGAAACATATTCTTGTGTATTGCCTATCGGCGAATAACCGTATTGATTATCAGTATATGTTGGAATTTCGCCATAATGAGCCGAATCTATTTGAAAAGAATTACCTTCAGTATTGGTAGCAGGTAGTCCAACAATTGTTCCCGTTGTTTGTACATTTGAACCCGTTGTCGTTGATGAAGGCGTTATTTGACCTTTGATTATTTCACTTATTATGGGTATGGGTCGTTTATAAAATTTTATAGGCCTAGTATTTGGAATAGCCTTATTAATCGTAAGAGGACGCGAATATTTTACATTGTATACCCCTTGAAATTCTGATGGAATATCAAAGTCAACTTTGGCTGGATCTATTTCACCTAATATTACAAGTTCTGCAGCTCCTGCTGCAACAGAATTATATATCTCAAGACCGACTCTTATCCCACCTGTTTCTTTATAATTGTATACAGGTTCCAAATAAACCGGATTTCCGATATTATCAATAAGTTCTAATTTTAATGTGACGTTCTCTTTAAGATATTGAGAACCCATCAATAAAAGTGAAGATTTACCTAAAGGTAATTCATCTGGTACATCGGTTATATTGAAATACTCCGAAACGGCCCCAGATTCTTCAATGAAAGCATTGAACTGGTTTAAATTTTGAATTTTTACTGATTTTTGTTTTACGGCCATGGTATTCCTATGTGAACAAAGATGTCATCAATAAATATCGTAAAAGTATAAAGCTTGAGTGATTTATTCAGTTCAACTATATATAAACTATATAAGGATTATATCATGGATAAAAATAAAAAAAAGTACTGCGTGTATCTGGATATTGAACTTTCTCAGTGGATCAAATCTCACAGCGCAAACGAATACAGAAGTTTTTCTTCGTTTTTAAACAAACTTATGAAGGAATTCAAAGATAGTGTAGAAAATACTACACCGATTAAAAATAATATACGGGTCTTAAAAAGTGAAACTAGAACGTAATTTTACTAAATCCATTTTCGACTTCAATTTCAAGTAATTGGTCAGTAAAATCTCTCATCGCATCAATATGCGATATAACTAAACTAAATTGATAACGAGTTTTTAGGTATTGAAATAATTGATGGGTATTATTTAGATTATCACTATCTAATGTACCCCATCCTTCATCGATTGCTATAAAGTTTGTGCGAGGTAAATTAGATACATTGGTTAATGCAATTCTGATAGCTAGGGATGCAATAAACCTTTCCATACCTGAAGCTAAATCAAGCGGCCATGATTTATCATCGTCATAACAAATATACGCGTTGATACTTTTTCCGTCCATTTCAAATACAAGGCTAAAGTCGACAATTTGAGTCAGTATTTCGTTTACTTCACTTTCAACAGTAGATAGTATTTTTGAAATTAAATTATAAGAAACACCATTTTTATTTGTAGCAAGCAAATAAAGTTTATATGCCTCATATTTTGCTTCTAATTCTTTTACTTTTTCAATCGTATCTACAATCTCTTGTTTCTTTGCTTCAAGTCCAACTTTTTTTCCAGTATAGTGATGTAAATCTTGTCCAAGTGCACGTAATTCTACTTTAACAATATTTTGCTTAGACTTTAAGTCATCAAGCATATCTTGAATTTTATCATTATGCTTAATGTCTTTTTGGTACTTTCTACTTCGTCGTATATTTTCTTGAAGATACTTTTTTTCCATTAATGCAGTATCGATTGCATCTGATCGGGTTTTTATAAGAGTTTTAGTATTGGCAACACATCCAGTTGAAACTAGTTCTTCATCTGTTAACGCTTTGAAATCTGTGAAGAATTCCGGCACTTCTTTGTGTATAAAAAGTTCATTTTCAATTGTTTTTAATTGTTTCAGTACTGTAGAAGATTTTTGTTTATCGTCTTCCAATTGATCTTTTGTACGAATGGCGTCTAAAGTAAATGGATTTGACATGCAATACTCGCAATCAGGATCATGTTCTAAATTACCGAGTTTATCGATCTTATCAAGTTTATTTCTAACTTCTATTTTTAATTTGTCGATATTAATCTTGGCAGTTATACGTTGTTCTGATAGTGTATCATATTCCGCTTTTTTGGTCCTAATTTTTTTAAACTTTGACGACTTTAACCTGTTCGACAATATATCAACTTTTTCGGATTGATCTAACAAAGTTGTTTCTAGAGTGTTTTTCTTTTCCTGGTGGACCATTATTGTAGTATCAATTGTTTTTAATTTCAATTGTAAATCGTCAATAGGTTCAATGCTAGAATCAATAGGCCTAAGTTCCTTCACAGTGCTTATAAGTTTTTCGTCGTAAGCATTTACTTGATTTTCTTTTTTGGAATGCTTTGTATCTATTTCATTTCTAGTTTTTTGTATAGTTGAAAGTTCATCCTCTATATCCGCAATTTGTTGATCATAATCTACATCCATAAAGTTTTTTAACATTGAGTGAAGACCGCTTGACTCTTTTTGTGCAAGATCATATAATTGATCAAAAACCCCAAGACCTAAAAATCGTGCTAGAATATCTTTCTTTTCAGTTTGATTGCAATCCAAGAACACTGAATTGTTTGTTTGTGAAGAAAAGCTTGTAAGAATAAAATCCTCGTATGTTCCAATAAGGGCTCGAATATTTTTATTAGTTGTATTTCTTTGATCGCCATTAAGTGAAACTTTTTTACCGCTAGCATTTAATTTACAAAAATCAACATCGACTTTAACATTACCTTTCCTACCAATATAACCGGTTCGTTCAATAGTATATTCATCATTAGCAATAGTAAACGTTGCTTTACAATAAAAATTATTCTTAGAGTGGTTCATGATATGGTTGGCAAGATATGCCCTAGAAGATTTGTCAAACAAGCAAAACGATAAAGCGTCTAATACACTAGATTTGCCGCTAGTGTTTGGGCTGAATAATCCTACGACGCCATTGCATCTTTCGAAATCAATTGAATTATTTTCACCATAAGCAAACATATTCGAAAATTCAAAATGCTTAAGTTTCCAATTTATATTTCTCAGAGCAATATTATTTGTAGTAATCCCTGAGCTCAACTCTTTGTGGATAGTTTTTATTTCATCTAATGTTTTCGCTTTAACACTTTTAATATCGCTTATATAGTCAACAATTAATTTATATTGCACGTCAGGATCACCAATATCACCAAACTCTAATTCTGTTCCTGCATTTTTAACCTTAAGATTGTCCATTCGTATAATTGACGTTTCAGCAATATTATGCCGATGTTTTATTATCGTTAAAGCTTTCTTTAAGTCCGTGTTACTAGTGTTTTTAACTCTGACCCTTAATCTGGCTTTTTTAGGTAGATCATTCACATTTGGTACTAAACCGTTTTCAATATCAATCGTGTAATAACCGTATTCATTTGGTATTTCTTCGTGTTTAAAAGATCTTGTTTTGATATCCCAAACTGAAACCCCGTGGCCTAATAACGTTTCTCCGTGGTTCTGTTGTACTAATGACCCGCAGTAACGTATTATCGGTTTTGTTGTCTTACCAGGTTTATATTCTTGTAACGTTTGAAATTTGTGTATATCGCCAAGTAATACCATGTCATAACCGTTGAAGTGTTTCGTTTTTACTTCTGAAGGTAAAGCAAAACCCAAATCTGTTTCTGCTTTGTCGACTGTTCCATGGTATAACAATACTTTAGTATCTGATTTAATATCTTTTGGGTTAGGAATACTTTTAACATCATCGTCCCAAACATCTAACACTGCAAAACCTACACCGCCTACATAATAAATTCCAGTATCCTTTAAATAATGCAAATCAGGATGGTTTAAGTTATTTACAATTGGTGTTAATACGTCTAATCTAGAACGATTATTTAAATTACAGTCATGATTACCCGCAATAATTAGTGTTGGACATATATCAGCCAAATTAACGAACAGTCTAGATAGCTGATCTATAAGTTCCGGTGACATATCCGTTTTACTGTGAGCGATATCTCCACCGATGTAGCAAATTGAGTTTTCCGGGTCCTGTCTCATGTATTTATATAAACCTTCAAAGACTTGTTCATATTCTTTGTGACGTTTAAGATTTCTTATTTGGATATCGGATATGTGATATATTTTTTTCAGAGTATCGAATTTAGTATTAATTATCATAAACTTCCTGAGGTTATTTTTTGCAATATTAGTTCATATGAATTAACTGGTATTGCATTGTTGATTTCATTTTGCATTTTTTCAAAACCTATTTCTGATGGATCTCCATCTGTGAGTATGAGCCTAGAAACGTTTATCCCATAATTCATTAGTGTTTGAGATATTTTGATGGATGTTGCTAAAGCATCTGGATCTAGTGCTAACTTAACTTCTGGCACTTTATTGTGTATTAACTTTCGTAGTAAATCTTCCGTTACAGTTTTACCTAATAACGGTACTGCATTGCGTTTGATGGCCATGGCATCAAAAACACCTTCGCACAATATTAATGGTTCAGCCCAATTTATAAACAGTTCAAAAACAATCACATTTTTAGAAACAGGTGGATTTTTGTATTTCATTTTACCTGGATACATTGATCTGGCAATAAAATAGTTTAATTTACCGGTAGCATCATATGACGGTACAATAATTCTGCCGGCATAGGTACCGTCTACGCAATAACCGATATTATATTTTATGATATCATTCCTTGAAATGTTTCGTGCGCCTAGATATTTCATCGCATGACCGTGTGTGATACCCTCAGAGTGCTTTATTAGAGGTTGGAATTCTGAAGGTAATTTTACAAATTGATCTTGTGACTTAGCAGTATATGATTCAAAATTATTCTTATATATTGATTTAAGTTCTGAATAGATACCCGGGTTGGGCTTGAACTTTTTTACAAGATTAGTAATGTATCGACCCTTTGCATCACAAACCCAACAATGCCATTGCTGAGTATCAACGTTAACTCTTAACTTGCGTTTATGATGCGAACAGAACGGACAATAAAATGTAAGTTCCGGTCCTCGGTGGACTCTCCCACTCTTATCAAATACAGAGTTTAGTAGATCAAGTATTCGTTCTCTTTTCTCCATCCAGTAACTCTAAAAAATCCTTTAGTTTTAATGAAACATAGGTATCAGACCTATTACGTTTATAAATTAATAGAGGTTTTAACTTTTCATCATCAGCAGCATCTTCTGCCTGTTTTAAACATTTCCATATGGATATTGACTCTTGATTTTTACATTCGACAGCCCAGGGAAATATTTTCTTAGCGGCTGGAGATAATTTAACGTCCATACCGGATTCACCCATAATAGCTGGTTTAAAATCACCATTTTCTAAAACCTTATTGAATTTCTCTGTTAGAAGTTCAACTACTTTATTTTGTAATCTTCTACCTTTTGCTTTACTGCTTTTAGGTTTCAAATTAATTTACCTTTTTAAGATTGATATGATTAAGTTTAAGTTTTCTAAGCTCTTTAGCTTTGAGCTTTCTTTGTTATAAATTTCCATCAGAGACACTTATATCAGTGACAATATTAGGTGTTAACGATTTTTTATAACAATCGAACTAAAACTCCATGCATGGTTCTATTAATATATATAAGGCTTATGTTGTAAAATCAGTTATTTTTATTTTTTTTAGCCAATTTTTAGCGTTCTTCTTTGCGTATTTTTCTGCTTGTATTTCTAAGGGGTTATCATCGTGAAAGTCTTTACCCTTATTAACTGCTCGTTGACCTCCAATAGTATAAACCTCTTCATATTTCACAGCACCCATCTTTTTTCTCATCAACGCATGATCAACTTCATGCAATACAGTTTCAATAAAATCTAACATATTCTTTGGATTGTTCTCCACCATTATAATATCCTCTACCCAAAGATAATTCCCGCGGGTGGCGGTCGACCGACTGAACCTTACCTTTGACCGCAAGCCATGCTTTTTTACAATCCACTTAGCGATATTGATAAGTACATCCTTACCTGTGTCAATACCTTCAGTCTTTAATTCTTGACCATATTTTACTATTTTAACTGGCATATTATAACCTAATGCTAACGCGATCATCATTCTTGTATTACCTGCCATCAAATATAATTGATTACTCTTATCTCGAATGATTAAAGGTGGAGGAAGTTTCCAATTATTTTTGAAAGCCTGCAATAGGCTTAGGTAGTCTTTGCCGTAATGTTTCGCAAGCTTAGCGGCAGTCTTAAGCTTCTGAGACGGAGTCTCCTGTGATAAGACTTCACCAGCATCTGAATTGTACATTTTTGAGATCTCTTCACCATCCAGCAGCTCTAACTTAGAGTCTTTAATCCAGCGAGTTAAATCGTCTTTATCTTTGAAAAGTCCAGGTACAATTTTTTTTGTGTGATCATTGTCGAAATACTCATCTTGCTCAGATGAAATTTCATTATCTGTATACTTTCTAAAATGCTTATACGTTTTTAAGCTACCATCCACCAGGCCGCTCCTATTTCTACAAGTAAGTCAGCACCAGTGTTATAAGCCCATTTCTTTTTCGTTCCGTAGGTTTCTTCAGTTCCTTCTACGTAGACTTCAAAGATTTCCCAAGCAACACCAATTATTGCAACCCATAAGACAGCCCACAAATCAGAACATCCTAACCACTGTGCAATCTTGGCTATAAATAACCCGGCTGCTATGTGATAGGAAGTCCAATGGTCTAATTGTCCCGAACTTAATTGCCATTGTACAAATTTTGCTATAGGGTTATTCATTTTAGAAGCCTGTTAATACGCCAGCACTTGATGCCCAGCCTGCGATCATAAATCCAACCACAAATCCAATTCCAAATCCCCAAATTTTATCAAGATGTTTCTTTATGAACACCATGATTATTTACTCCCAATAAATTTAGAAAAGAATCCTTTTTTCTTCTTTTTACCTTTTGATATCTTCTTCTTTCCTTTTTTCTTTTTCTTCTTAATTTCTTCCATCCCAGCATTAGCCATGCTGTCATTGCCGCGAGCTGTAGGTACAGCACCAAAGAAAATTATACTGGACAAAATCATTTTTAATATGTTTTTCATGTTATTTCACCTTGTTTAAGAGTTTAAGAGACGCTATCAATGCTTTTTTAGAAGGCTTGAGTTTACTAAATGCATCATTAGCTTCTTCCGATTCAGTAGCATCAAGTAGATCTTCTACATCTCCAATAGCATGTGTTAACTTATGTACTAATGGACTAGATACTTCTGTTACTTCTTTTTGAAACATTATCTTTTGTAAATTTTTTAATAGTTTTAAAGCCGCCATAGATTTTTTCTTTAATCCTAATTTTTTTAACACATCAACATATTTGTCTAATGCTTTCAGTGCATTTTGATAAGAATCAATTTTCATTGTAAACTCAGAGTCTTCATTTACGGATTCTATTTGTTTTATAATAATTTTATTATCAAAAATTTTATGAGGATCAAATTGTTTATTTTTTGTAATTGCTTTTGCTCTAGATGATGTAGGACCAACTTTAATAACTTCCCAAGTTATACCATTTGCATTAAACCGTTGACCAACTTTAATCTTTTTACCCTCATTCACAGATTCTGCTACCCAGCCTTTTTTAGATGCCATTTTGTCCAGTTTGGTCCACTCATTTCCCATAGCACGCTGTATTTTATACCAAGCACCTACATTAGTTTTTGCCATGTGCTTAAAAAATCTCCACATTCCTTCCCAATTAGGCTCTACACTAATTTTAGCTTCATTTGCCATTTTTAAAGCAGCTGCAACTTTATCATCATCAGACAATCCTTTGGCAAGTTTTTCAATCTTATCAACTGCACCAGTCATATTACCACTCATCTGTATTGCTATCATTATTGCTTTTTTAATTTTAGAACTTAGTCTTCCCTCACTTACGGATTCATCTTTTTCATATTTGTCCTTAATTTTACCTATTTCTTCGTGTCCTAAATCCTTACCAGCAGCACTTAATATTTTAGCCATTCCTTCTTTGCCATATTTTTTTACACCGGCTTTATAAAGAATACCGTTTTCATCAAGTCCTTCATTCGCCAAATCGTTCTTTTTATAATCTATTAAATTTTTTATCATTTTTGAAGAACTACCTTTAACACTTCCAATAATCCAATCTTTAGACGATACACCTAAATTAACTTTACCTTTTGTATCAATATAAAAAGGCATTACATCTGTTCGTCCACTAGCAGTTTTTACATGAAAGAAAAAACCGATTTCATCTTTAGCAATTTTATCTTGCTTCATTTGTACAATTTTTTTAACTTTAATATCCGCCTTTAATAGTGCACTGTGTATATCTTGTCTAATGTTCGGTGGAGACATTGATCCATCAAATTGTTGATCCCATCCATAATCTCCAGATGCTTCGCCAATAGCTTTCGTCACAGCATCTCTACGATTTTTCAAATACTCATCACTTTCATCACTATCTCCATCATTATCAACGTCATCATCTTCTTTACCAACTGGATCTAAACCTTCTGTATCTACTTCGGTCTCTTCGTCTTCATCTTGATACCCACTAGCACAATCTTCTAACCATTTTCCAAACTTATTAGATTCTAAAGTTGGAGTTATATCAATTTTTTGCTCGTTAGCGCTTTTCATCAGTTTAGCTATTTTAACAAGTGTTTCCTTATCTTTTTTAGAAAGCATTTTTAGCGTCTTATCATGTGCTATTTTTTTAAGTGACTTTTCATAACTAGAAGTCGATTCATTTTTAGCCGTATAACCGCTATCAATATAATTGAAAAATTCCCTTTTCTTGTCAGAGTCTAATTCTGCGGGTGAATCTACACCGAATTTATCTAAAGCCGTTCTAAAGAATTTTTGGTATTCTTCTTTGCCTTCACTTGCAAGGTGTGTTACAATGTGTTTAACGATTGCTTCGCTATAGTATCCCATGTTTACATCCCATTTTATTTTGTATAAATATTAAGTGCCAATGCTTTATTCGGACCAATATTCTATTTGGTTACCTTCTTAACTTTTTCAATTGATCTACCAGCGAAATAAGCCGCATATACTGTCATCAATAGTGTTTGATAAACGGGTACATATGCTGCACCGATCGTAAAGTCCTCGCCGGCTATTTGTAAATTGCCATCAAAAATACTCAATACAGTAAATACTGCAGTTAAAAAAATTAAGGTAAGTGGACGAATGTTTTTACTCAACCAACTACCATGTTTCATATCAGCTTCCCAACGAGCGGATACTTGAGCTTGAGCCGCTTGCTCAGCCTTAATTAATACTTCTTCTAATGCTTGCTTAGCTGCTAATTTTTCTTCGCCTGAAGTGTGTAGGTTGTCTATAATTTTGCCAACTGCAGGTAATGTATCACCTCCAAGTAAACCACCTATTGCTTTTCCTGCGACTGCTAATATACTCATAACTATTCTCCTAAAGCCTCTTAGCCCAACTTAATACTGCGTATAGTGAGCCAACCATGCCTTTATTTCTTAATAAAACATCTGTTTCTTCAGAGCCATTGTATTTACTATCAATAGCATCTTTTAAAGTTTTTATCATTATCTTTTTCATCTTAGAAGTAACCTTAATCTTTTTAGCCCTTCCCCAGTTATCAACACTTTCAGCAGGGCCTGTACCAACTGACATAAATCCTGGGTCTCCATACTGTGGCTTAAATTGATATTCAATCATGATTGCTCCACCTCTTCGTTCCTTTTCATATACGAATTGAACCATAAGCCCAACATGGGATGTTACATGATAAGCATCACCAACTTTAATATCATTGTCAGTTAGCTGTTCAAATAATAAAGCTTTCAGTTTAATCATTTACTTTAGCTCTCTACGGGCATACATGATACCGCTCGGTTGCCAGTGATACTCTTGTCCTTCTTTCCAAGAAATCATTTCACCGGAGTGGCCATTGATGATATCAAATGATGGAACTTTTCCTGTCATGATTATTTTCATAGCTTTTTTAATTCCTCTGTCAAGTTCCTTTTGTGTCATTGCATGAATGTTTCCACCTTCAACCCGTTCAGTTATTAACTTTTTCAATTTAATCATTACTTCCACGCCTTTTCATAATCTTTTAACAATCGAATCAAAGTTGCATTTACTTTAGTTTCCCAATGAGATAATTGTTTATGTCGCTTTGCATAGAGTTTATTATCTCCACCCTCAAAACCATGATATTCGCCTGCATCGCCATCGAATGAACCGCCGGCTTTTTGATCTAATGCTTTAGAAAATTTTTCCAAGTGATCTCTTACCTCATTTACTGGATCAGATAAATCAATATATTCATTGATTTTTTCTTTCCGGATAGGAAAAGGGTTGTTTAATGCGCCGATAGAAACTATACCGCCAATACTTTCTTTTAGTAAATCTTTTAATTTAATCATTTTAATTATCCGCCTTATAGTTTGTGTATTAACTTTTTAATTTGTTTTAAAATCTTGTGAGTACCTTGAGCACTTTGAAATACACCAAAATCTGGACCAATCTTTTCTAATTCATAAAATTGTTTTTGTAATTCATATTTTAAAGTTTTCCAAATTCTAGGGTCAGCTTTAATATCTTCAGCTTTTTGTATACGATACTCTTTTATTTGTTTCCGGATAGGAAAAGGGTTGTTTAATGCGCCGATAGAAACTATACCGCCAATACTTTCTTTTAATAAATCTTTTAATTTAATCATTTCCAATCCTTGTACCATTTATCAACTAATTTAAAAGCTTTTTGTAATTTTTTATATTCAGCTATGTTACCATATGATGCTAATATATAAGTCGT